ATTGGAGACCAGAGCCTTTAGACTTAGAAGAACTAGAAAAGGTTGTAAGAAACTTAAGAAACGGTAAATGGGAACCAGAAGCGCATGATCCTCCTGGAACCCCTCACCCAGAAAACCCCAATCATGTATCTGGGAGATCTGTTAAGCCGGGTAAAAAGCCGGTATGGGTATACCGTAAAGACATAGCAGATGACTTTGACAAAACCGCACTAGGTTTGCATTCAAACCTTAAACAACAAATGCCGCAACATGCTAGAACCATTGATCAAATGTATTCTAGAATGTCAAAAGATGGTGACAGGCATGTTGTTGATTCAGGTTTTGGAGAACCAGAAGCCAGAATGCGGCATTTCGTTTGGGCGATGCAAAACAAACCGGGGTACTCGCTAACCCCTACACAAACAGGATTCCAGTTAAAAGCTGAGAGACATGCTAAAGGTAAATCAACGGTTATGCATACTTGGAAATGGGATGAAAATAAATTCAAGTTTTCTGGTGAATCGCCGATAAGCTCTTTGTCACAAGGAGACAACAATGGAAAACCAAAAAACAATTTTATGGTTAAGCCTAACGCCAGACCAAAAGCTTGAAGCTGGTGAAATGCTAGCTAAGTTCCATGATAATGATGTTGAAAAAGCTGTTGCTTATATGGACGAACTAGCTCTAAAATATAAAAAGATGGGAGCTGAGATTAACATTCTGATACCTTGTGAATAAAGTCCATCTTACTGCTTTCATTAGCAAAACTACATAAAGCATAATCTTATGGCGGGGTACACCTGCCTTTTAGCATTGGAGTTTCAATGTCATACAACAGTCAGATCCCGGACCAGCAAGGTGCGGTTAAATCTAGTGAAATATTCACAGACCAACAGCTTGAAATCATTAAGAATAATGTTGGGGACACAGTCTTAGCAAGTTTACAAGGCATGATGAAACCCATCAGTGATGCTGTTCGGTACAATAACTTTGTGCTTCATAGTACCGGCCAGATGTTCTGGCAAAATACCCTTGGTACAACCAGTATCAAATTTGACTCTGACTCCAGGGCCAACAATATTGTCCTTACTTTGTACGTAATGGATGAATCGGCTGTTAGCCGAACAGTTGATGTGATTGTCCCAGGTACCACCGGGAGCAACAGCCTTACCGCTTTTAACTCGATTACTCTAGCTGCAAATGAACTGGTTTACCTTGAAATAAGTCGAGCCAACCTTTTGGCTGCGACTAGCGGTACACCTTCGTCTACCCCAGGCCAACTTATACTAGAAAACGGTATCACTGGCGGATCAACTGCCAGCGGCAAAAGAGTACTTAAAACCACTCTGACCGGTATAGCTGGTATGCCAGCTATGATCGCGGACATGAACAGTCTTACCCAATCCAACAGTCAAACGGTAAACATCCCTTTGGCAGTCCGATACGACTGGACTGATGGCTTGACAACTTTTCCTGATCTATGGTGGATACCTCACGGAATTCGTTGGCCAAGTAATGTCAGGTCTGTTGTTGGTGCTGTGGTGGTTAGCGGCTTTGAAGCTTTGCCTAACTATTTTGTTCGGTCAGAACTTGAATTAACTCAAGCACTTACGGCACTTAGTTCTGATGGTGGGATTATTGTCCCTACCCAAAGTTTCAGTATTACTGGCGCAATAACTGTGCCACCAAACGTAACTATTATGGGTAGATCCAGTAAATATAACGGTATTAATAATGCCAAGATAACTGTGACTAATGGATCTGGGTTTGTTCTTCAGTCTAACGCTAGTTTAACTAACTTGCCAATCATAGTTCAGGCGGCTTTTGGGTCCAGTGGCGTGGCTAACGTGGTTAGCTTGTCAGCTAGTGGAAGTTCGGTATCAAATTGTGAATTCAGTCTTTTGTCTACCACTCCACTAAACCTTGGTAATACCAGATGCGTAACAATTAATGCAAGTTACTGTAAGGTCCAGGAAAACTTCTTTACTTCTAGTGTCGCTGGCGCTACGGCAATCTACTTTACTACCGGCTTTACCAATAACTTGGTAACTTTTACTCGGGTCAGCAATATAACCGAAAACGCCTACCAAGATAGAGGCAGATCGGTTGGAACCAGATCTGACTATGGAATGGTTCCAGTTGGGTCCATTATTCCTTGGCTTGGAGCCAGCTATATTAACGGTTCCAACGGCAGCCCATCTTATTTGGTCGGTGGATCTGGTGTGGCCAATTTAACCACCTATTTGGGTGATGGCTGGGTTATTTGTGATGGTAGATCCTTACCTACTGATTCAGTTTTAAATATAGGTGGAAATACCTTTACACCTAATTTGACCGACCTTTATTTGCTTGGATCAAGCACTTTTGGCGGTAGTGGTGGGAATAATACCTATACCAGCACAGGAACTACGGCCTCATTTAATGGTGTTGCGGTTGGAGTTAATGCGGTTAATGCTGCAGTAACGGTTGATGCACACAGCCATGATATGAAACATGTTCACGCTTGGAGCACAGGATCTTATGCAAACTCTGGCAATGCAGCCGGTGATTCAGCTAGAAAAGTAACAACTCATTTTAATATTTCAAGCGGCATGTCATCAGATGTAGCTGGCAATTACATTATTGGCAGTAGCCCTAAAGTGTCCACCAATATTGCAAACTGGTGGTTTCCTCAGAATTTTGAAACAGCTCAACCGGGTATTCCTTTTGGTAGAACCAATCAAAATTCAGTTTTTTTACATGCGGGCAATACAGCTGGTGGAACTGTATCTCCAAATGGGAATTTATATACAGGATCTCCTGTGTCTAACGCTGGACAAAAAAATAATACAGGTAATACCAGTACAACCGGAAACGCTTTTGTATCTGGACAAAACATAAATACATCTTCTTTAAATTCTGCTCAAGGAAACCACACTCACACTATTAACAGTGTATTCCCTTCTTATTTATCAGTTATATACATAATGAGAATAAAATAATTAAGGCTGGAACGGGAAAGCCTTTTTAGGAGTTAAAAAATGTCTATTAATTTTCGTGCGTTCGACACAGGACTAAGGATAGCTCCCGGCTTATCCTCTGATCCTATTACTGGCAAATTGGGTGAAATTTACTACAACACCATAAAAAATAATTTACGTATTTGCATAGATGAATCTCCTGTAACATGGTACGACCTTTTTATTCAGCCAGGTACAGTGCAAGATGCCTCTTTGGCATGGGATCAAGTTTCATATAGCTGGAAAGAAAACGTTCTTTTGTTGTTAAGTGGCTCTACTGTCTATACTCCCATATCAGTTATTCCAACAAATCTTAATTTGTTTCCTGGAAATTCAACAGGTATAGGTGAATTTGGTGGATCAGTCAAAATAAAGGGAGGTTCTGGACTTGCAGGTACAGGATCTCTTTATGTTGATGTTTTAGCTGTAACCCCAGAACCAGTGTCTGTTGGACCTGGGTCTATTTTAAATATTAATGCAGGTACCACGACCGCCGCAGGTCAATCAGGTGGAGATTTAAACCTTGGTGCTGGTTCGGGTCCATTGAGTTCTGGTGATATTTTATTGACCGGCTATGATATTACTGGAACAGCTGCCAATAATATAGATTTTACTGCTATTGCCAATGCTTATATCTCCGGCAACTATATTAAACTGATGTCTGGTTCTATTGGACTGAATGCTATAGATACAACAGACCCAACAGGCCTGTTTGTTGGAGATATTTATTATAACACCATAGACAATCGATTCCGTAAATGGGATGGATCTGGGTGGTATTGGTGGGATGTAAACGGCCATAATATCCCAACTGTAGCTATAGATCTTTATGATAGCATAATTGGATCTTTACCTGTAACTACAGCTACACCTGTTGATGGAATAACCATAACAGATGGAATGATAGTTTTGATACCTCAAGTATCAAACCAACTTCAAAAAGCTTCTGTTGTTGGAATAAACATTACATGGACCGTAATTGCACTAGGAGCTAACGCCAGCGGTTTACCTTACGGTGGAGACCAAGTATATATTTTATCTGGTATAACTAATGCAGGTAATTCGTATTTTTACAACAATAGCCTAACCATATGGCAATCAATGGGTTTGCCACAAGGGGTAAATGCTGACAACATTTTAAGATATAATGGTACCAGCTGGGTTGTTGATAATCTTACCAGTGTTAATGGAACTGGGTCTATCTATTTAAGAGATGATTCAGTAAATGATTCTAATTCTGCATCTAACTTAACCCTTATTGCTTCTAATAAAACTGCCGGAACTGGTAACGGTGGAGATGTATATGTTGCCGCTGGATCAAGTGTAGGTGGTACAGGTGGAGCTATATTTTTAAACGGACTTTTTGTAGAAGCTCCAAGCAATCCAGTTTTTCCAGCTGCTGGCCAGGGTCGAATTTTGTGGCATGATGACCCACTGTCTAGTGGCCTATATGGTTCAAATGGGATTGAATACCATAGACTAGATTCAGCTGATGTGAATGGCGAAATTACCGGCTTTTCAGATTTAAGTCAGTCAAGTGTCACTTTTACCACAGGAACTCGTGAGCTTACTCTGGTAGTGCCATCTTTGGCAACATACTACATCAAAGGTCAACAAATAGATCTTATTGCCAATGCCGTATTGGTTTTACCTTCTGGGTCTGGTTTATATTATGTTTATATGGATGTGTCTGGAGCACTTCAACAAACTTCAGTTTACAATCCTAAAACATTAATTAGCGACAATGCTCTTGTGGCTGTTGTGTATTATGATAGCGCCACTCCAGCGCAATCTACATCTATTGATGCTAGAAACTTAGTAACGATTGACTGGGCAAATAGGGAATACGTTCGTCAAGTTAACACGTTAGCTCCATTTGGATTTAGCTTAACTTTGTCTAACTTGACTCCAAACGGTACAAGTAACACTGACTATCAGTTTACCATTGCCTCAGGATCTCTTAGAACTCCAGATAGAACATATAGTGTATCTAGCGCTAGTGTTGCCTCTAGTCAGGTTTATACAGCAAACAATCTAGCCACATCTGACTATATTCTTAATCCTGCGACAACTTCTCCGGTTATTTTATCTTCCAGTATTCCTCAATGGAACCAGTTAAGTGGGACATGGTCGCTTCAACCAGTAACTAGCGGTTATTATTATAATTACTGGGTTGTAGCTTTAAGGTCACAAGCAAATCAAGTTGTATCTATTGCAGGTCAAGCTCAATATGCTGATCCATATGGAGCATTTGCCGAAAATTGGACAAACGTTTTGGTGCCAGGTTTTGACAAAACAGAACTAGAGCCACTTTATCGCATAACTTATCGACATGACTCAACTTATACGAACGGTGCAAAATCTATAATAGTTTTGGCTGAATGCCTTTTTGATACGTTAGCTCTTGGTAATAGCGTTTTATCTCAGATAGGCGTCATAAACCAAAACCAAAACATGTTGATGTCTGGTGGCGGCACACTAACTTATACCGGTACAACTCTTGACTGGTCGGCTCCAGCTTATGTAAATGTCCCAGGGGTTGCTCAAAACCATAACACAGTTGCAGCCGGATCAGTTACCTTGGCATCTGAAGGCGACGTAGCTTATGTTGTTATTAATCGAACAGGTACAGGTCCAGTAAGCTTAAGTGTACTTACAGGCAATCTATCCAGTCTTTTGTATACTGGAGCTGGCAGCGATCTGATCTACGTTATAGCTCAAAAACTTGACAACAAGGTGTTCTTTGGTAACCGTAAAGCTATGACCAAAGTTACACTAATCGACAACACCACAAACGGAACTTTCCTTACAGTGCCAAGTACAGTTCAGTCAGTTAAGATTGATTATTCAGTTGTCAGAAACTCACTTTTGGAAACAGGTACATTGTGGGTTACAGGTGGAGCTACACCAGGAATAGCTGGTACTAGCGCCACATCTGGGGATGTTGGAACGGATTTTAGTGCTGTTGTGTCTGGGCCAAATCTTTTGTTACAATATACTACCACTAATACCGGGTTTAATGGTACTATGAAATTCGTGTTTGAAAATTGGGATTACTAATAAAATCCCTGGTGAGCCCTGCTGTTACCCCGGTTAGGACTGCCTTTCCGGGGTTTATTTTAGGACAAAAATATGGAATACGCGCAAAAACAAACTAAATTTTACGATCCAGACGGAATGGTTACTGTTCCTAATCATATAGTTTTTAATTCACCTGTTAATTTGGGTGATAATATTTGGATATTGGATAATGTATTATCTGTAGATTTTTGTGAAAAAGTGTTAGGAGTTTTTGAAAAAAGCAAATCTCATCAAATGGATGGGTCAACCGGCTCAGGCATTAATAAAGAAATAAAAGATAGCAAAGATATACACTTATATCAGCTTCAAAGTAATGAGTCTAAAGAAATAGATCTTGAGTTTTATCGATGTCTACATGATAGCACCCTTAGGGTGGTATCGGAACTTACAAATCATCCATGTTCAATAGGTTGGGCTCCAGATTACCTGTTTAATCATGACACAGGATATCAGCTTCAAAAGACTCAACCTGGTGGCAGGTATGTTTGGCATATTGAAAACGCTCAATCTATAGACTGTTTTAAAACTGGGTCAGCTGCCAGGACGTTGACGTATATTATATACCTTAATGACGTACCTGAAGACCATGGCGGATCTACCGGTTTTCTTTATCAAAAACTAAAAGTTCAACCTAAAGCGGGTAGACTTGTCTTGTTCCCACCGTATTGGACACATGTACACTCTGGATATCCCCTAGAAAAGGGGATTAAATATATAATGACGGGATGGTTTTTCAGTGAAGCCCACAACGGATAGTAAAGTTTACGGTATAGTAGTCCATCAAACAAAAATATGGTCATATGTTGTTTATGTGGCATATAACCCTAAAAGCAAGATATATCACGCTTTTGTAGCTGGAAACTGGCTTCCAGCTGTAAAGGGTAACAGTGTAGAGGACGCTGTAATGAGATACACAGCTACTTACGTTTACTGAACTCTCGATACAAAACCACGTCACGATTTACCCATACTCCATCCGGCCTTAAGCCTTGACGTACAATTTTGGCCGCTTTTAGATGCCAAGATTCGTCATTATAGTTGTTCATTTCTGAACACCTAAGTAAAAGCTCGGTAGCCACCTCACTTTCTTTACTTTTGTGGGTATACTCTTTCCATTCCATGGCATCTTTCATTAGATATAATCCAACAAACCTTTCTTTCATTTCTTTTTCCTTTTAGGTTTAGATTCTTTTTCAATCTTTAACTCAATAGAATTAAAAGCTTTTTCCGCTTTTTCTATGTAAACTTCCAATAAACCTCTAATTTGATCTAATTGTTGCTCGGTATCTCTTATTTGAGCACCAAGTTGGTTTAACTTTCTTTCTTGCTCTATAATGCGGTTTTGCATAAGATTATGCCGATAGTCTATATCAGACATTCTTTCCATCATAGCATCTTCGCTTTTGCCACATCCAAGCAAAAATACTAAAACAAAAACCTTTTTCATATTGTAGCTCTTTTTGTGACCTTGTCACCACACTTAGCGCATTCAAAGTCTTGCACAGGCTTCATATCAAGCCAGTATGGCTTACCTTCAAGCTGTAGTGTACGTTTTTGGCATGTGTGGCAATAGTGTTTAACTGGGATTGGCCAGTTATAACTAGCTGAGATAAAGGTAACGTTTCCCCAAACTGATTTAATCATCATTTTCGCTCTCTTCTAAATTAGAATATATTGTGGCAACATCGTTAGAAAAAGGATTAACCCATTTGTCTTCTTGCTGCTCAAACTGGTTTAACAATAACCAGGTAACAGCTGCCGTTTTGTAAGGAAATCTTTCGATTTTCTTAAGTATTCTTTTGTTGTCAATAATGTAAACTGCCGTATACATAATTAACCACCTTTTTGTTCTTTTTTGGCTTCCAGCCATGCCGTTCCAAAGCCAACCGCAATCATTAAAAGCCCAAGCACTGTTTGATTTAAAACTAAAAAAATAATCCCTACACCAAAATCCCAACCTACCCAAAATTTATTATATTGCATTATGTTCTCCTTGTTACCAAAAGCTTATCGGTTGTTTTGTAGAAAACTTTAGTTCTCACAGATCTTTTCTCTTTGCAATAAAATGGTCCGAATAGTGTCCTGGTGGCGAACGGTTACACTTAATGATGATCCATTTGCTCCTCTACCGGGACAAATTTCACCTGGAACCCCTTCTATTATGTCTCCAGGTATTACTCCAGCTCTATATAAGGGTGCATTGATGGTCAATTTGTCTACGTTGCACTTTCCTTCGTCATCCGCATACACACTACCAGTATAACCTATACCATAATAAAAACTGTCACAAGAAAGCTCCTCAACAACTTCTTTATATTTAACAATTTTCTTAGATTTTTGTGGTTTAGGTGGTTCTACTGAAATTTTTATTTTAATAGGTTCAAATGATTTAGGCTGTTCAACACTATTAGATGTTAACCTAGGAACTTGCTTGATAGTTTCCGCCTTACGATACATCAATAAAAAGGCTATTGCTAGATGTATCAACAGGCTAATACCTAAGAATTTCATTGTGTTATCCTTTTTTTAAGTTCATTTTTTACATTTTCAACATTAAGCTGTAGCCAGTTTCTGTAATAAGCATTTTTGTCAATGTTTTCAAGCATATTCAAATTTTGAATATATTTATCTGGAGCAAAAACGTCTATAACGTAATTTTTAACTATAAAAAGGAAAGAGTCTATTTCAGGTAATCCAGTAATGGTCTGCCTTTCAAATTTTAGATATAATTCCGGTTTGTTGGGATTAAATATGTTGTATTCATCTGGTGGTCTAAGAGCTGGGTGCCTATTAAGGATTGGATTTGTATAAAAACCAATAGCTCCAATTCTTTCCAGTTTACAAAAAGACTTAGTAAGCTTAACGGCCAACTTGTTGCCACTAGGAAATACAAGTTTACCATCAGAAAACACCACTTCGCTATGCAACTCTTCAAAAGACTTGTTTATGACAGTATTGGCTCCCCATCCATTAGGGGCAAAAGAGTGACATAAACTTACGCGAGGTGTGCCGTCAATATTACTTACAAGTAATACGTCTTCTTGTATTTGCATGCACACAAAATCAAAAAAATCAACAAACTTGTCACTAATACGCTCATCGCTTAGAATTGCTCCTCCATCTTCCTTTTGAGAAGCGAACAGTCCAATCTTTTTGTTTTCAAAGGTGTTATTAAATCTGTCAAAAAAAGATGGAGCACTTTTTACTGCCATATCCATAAGAACAGAAGTAACAAATCTTTTTTTTGATAGATCTAAATGGTCGCTAACTTGATAAAACAGCTCTATAGGAGACTGTAGTCTAGTAACTATCTTATTACGAGTATAGCGATAATAGTTTTCATCTGTTTCTATCTCATTCATACTGCTACTTGTACCCATTTTAGGTATAACTTGACTTGAAGGTACAACTTTTTTTTTGGCTGGGTTATAGTCAAAAGGGTCATTGTCTTTTAAAGTTACGTACCGATATCCGTTTATTTCCAGATCTGGCATAAAATACCTCCGAAAACACTTTTACACCAAACTTAGCAAATATCAACTAAAGTTTTCCACAAAACAACCGATAAGATTTTAGTAACCAGCAAGGAGATTAAAAAATGGATAGCACAACCTGGAAAAACTTTAGAATTTTGTCTGTCGGTGTTTGGGCTTTATTTATTCTTGGTATGATACTTACCGGAAGCAATGGATGGACTATTATTGGAATAGTTGCTTTGGTTATGGACCAAATTATTGGCCATATGTATGCAAAACATCTGGAAAATATTGAAGAAGTTGCTGCTCTGGAAGAAATGAACAACTGGGAAGATAAATACGACGAAGATGAACATGACGATTTTGAAGAAGAAAGGATCTAGGCAAATCTTAATCTTATCCACGGATCTTTATGCTTATCGGACGTGGGAAGATAACGCAACATGTCAAAATCATTCCTGAAAATAAGAAAAGGTACTCTTTTTACTCCATTGGCTTCCCCTCCTGCAGACCCGCAGGCAGGGGACGTATATTTTAATTCGGCAAATGGACTTAATCAGTATCTGTCTGGATCTTGGGCACCTATTGGCCGATTTGCTTATACTACAATAGAAGTAACAAATCAAGCTACTTATAACGCTACCTCTTGGCAACAGCTAATAGTTAACACCGGCACAACTGCCACAAACGTAACTCTCCCTTCTGGCCCTGTTTTAGGGGACAGTATCGTTATTATAGATGGCGGATCTGGCTTGGGATCTTTTGGTACCAATGCTTTAACTGTTACTCCAGGTGGTGGAGCTACTATCCAAGGGCAATCTAGCGTAGCCCTTAGTCGTAATGGGTTATTTGTGCAGTTGGTTTTTGCATCTACCCTAAATGACTGGCGAATTTTATCATAAGGTGGCTTAAATGGCTAATTTAGAAGACATATTGTCGGGCCGTTCAGGCGAGTACCAGCTTAATAACGCTGAGGTAATTGCTGGCGGCAATTGGAGTTGGAATTCTGGCACCAATACCCTGACTTGGTCGTCTGGGGCCTATATCAGTGTCCCTGGCATGGTTTTGTCATCTAACGCAATTACTGCTGCCAGCCTGATAATGAATTCTGGCACTGTAGCTTATGTTATTGCAAATATTCGTACCAATACACCAACCACCTTAAGTGTGGTTGTTGTTGCTAGTGCCGACCTTTTACCTCAAAGAAATGATCTATATGTAATTGCCCGTAGAGACGGTGCTGATGTTATTCTTGATGACGAATATCGTCTGAAAAATGGTCAAAGTTTTACTATTGGCGAAACGCCAGACGAAGTCTCTAACCCTTATTGGGAACAGTTAGAGTTAGTTAGTACTAGCACTTCAACAGTAGCTGTTCAAAGCAGTGACTACGTATTTCAAGGCGAAACTCTTACCTTTACCTTGATGGGTAAAGTTGTAACATTTGCTGGCGCTACTATTGACTTTACTGCCGGTACAATTACTGGTGCCACCAGTGCCGGTATGCTTGGTATTACTACTGCTATTCCCACAACCCTAGAATATGCTTGGTATATTTTCTCTTTAGCTACAGACACCACTCAGGCAGATGGATCTACCACAGTTGCAATTAATGTTAGTATCGGTTCCAGTAATGCTGTAAATACCAGCGCTATATATCCAACCATGCTCCCATCTATTCCAATTGGAGCTGTTCGGGTTAAGCGTCAGGGTGCGGTTGCTGTAATTGACTTGATACGTAAATTTGGTGGTCCAGGCAGTTCTACCGGTAGTGTTATTCTTAGTCTTTTTAACAACACCGGATCAACCGTAGTTGCCGGTACAGTTGTTGGTGGCAACATTTCCACAGCCGGATACCTTAGTCTGCCAAAAGCTGACGCAATAGCAAACTGCGGGTCCGTTTTGGGTGTTGTAGTGGCCGATATTGCCAATGGAGCCACTGGTCTAGTGCAAGTTGCTGGTGAAGCTACCGTGTCTAGCGGTAGCCTTACCCTTGGAGCTAGAGTTTATTTGTCTCCTACAGTTTTTGGCGGTGTGACTAGCACTGCCCCAACAACAACTGGCCAGGTTGTGTTTGTTGTTGGTTTTGCCACTGCCACAAATAAAGTTGTTCTTTTTCCTCACCTGGACACAATCAATCAGAATATCTATTATGAAGCTAAACTTGTTGTTTCTGGTGCTCCAGCCAATAGCAATCAAGTTACGGGTCCAATATCAAGCGGCTCATTAATTACTCTACCAAATGATTCAAGAAATGCTGGATCTGGCCGTACCTATATTGTTGGCAGTGGCGAACTTTTAGTTTTTCTTAACGGAGTTCAACAAGTTTTAGGTGTTGACTATTATGAAGTTGGCGCTCCATCTGCCCAAAGCAATCAAATACAAATCCAGCAAGATCTACTTATAACAGATGAAGTTGTTTTTAGAATTGATCTATCTGGAGAGGCTTATTTTAGTGGAGGTGGAGGTGGAAGCACCCTGCAGTCAGCTTATTTGGCTGGCAATACTATCAATATATCTACCGGTGTGCCAGTAACAATTACTGGTGCCAGTGGCAAACTGATGAGTATTCAGGGCGATCTTGAGGTTACTGGGGTAATTGATCCTACGGGTCTTCAATTAACACCCGTTTCAACTAATCCACTACCATCCAATAAAGCCGGTATTTACACAGACTTAACAACAAAAGACCTAATCTATACTAAAGGAGATGGGTCTGATCCGATTAACGTCATAACATCTTTAGCTTATTCGCCAGCTTCTGCAATGGTAAAGTCTGCTTTTACCAATCAATCTGGTTCTACTATTTCCGCTTTGTCTTGCGTATGTATCGATTCTTCTGGGTATATCAAAAAAACCAATCCAACAATCCAAGCTGATTCGGAAAAAGTGATTGGAATTACCCTGACAGCCATTAACAACAGTTCTAGTGGATATGTCCTTTTGGGTGGCCGACTAGAAAACGTTACTACCAGCGCTGCCCTAGGTGATCGATTGTGGGTAGCTATTGACGGATCTTTGACAAACACCGTACCTGAAATTGGGTCTGGTGGTTTTGTTGCTGGTAACTATGTAATAAGACTTGGATCTGTAGCGGCAAATAATACCAATCCCGTAAACAAAGATATTGTCCTGACTATTCAATTGGTTGGACAGCTATAAGGAGTATTTATGGAGCGCGTTAGAAAAGTTGACGTTAATTCTTTGAGGTCTGAAGACATTGATAGTTTGTCAACACAAATCAGCGACAAAGTCAATGAAATTTTAAGTGCGGTTAATAAAGCTACACTAGAAGCCAATAAGTTACTCAATATCTATGGTATGCACATCAACATTGAGGCAACCGTAGGTCAAATAGATCAAATCAATCTAACAGGTAAAGACTAAAACTTTACTTAACATAAAAGAATAAGAAGGTATCATGGTAGATGTGTCGTTAATTGGTCGCTTGGTTTTAGGGGTTCAGCGAAACGTAGACATTTCGCAAAACACCTTGATTGTAGGTAGTTTGAAAGTTGGTACTTCAACTCCAGTTGAATTAACCAAAACTATTGTTACAAATCTGATTGCTTTGCAAAACGGTTCAGATTTTGCAACTGGCACTAATTCTCACACACACGATGGCCGCTATTTTACCGAAACAGAACTCAGTTCAGTTACTGGTGTTACCGGTTCCGATCTGATTGGCGATGACAACACATATACAAACTTTACTCCTACTACCACTACCATTAAGGGAGCTTTGGCTGGTATCGATTCAGCTTTAAGTACAGGTAACGGTAAAGTTAAGGTAACGGCGGCTGATACAAATGCAGACTACCTTAACAACACAATTACTGCTGGTGCAGGATTGTCTAAGTCGGTTACTAATCCAGGTGGGGACGAAACTCTTGATCTTGCTGTTAATGTTGACAACTCTTCCATTGAAATCAATGCCGACACCCTAAGAGTCAAGGCTAGCGGGATTACCAGCGCAATGCTCGCTGGATCTATCGATGCAACTAAAATTGCTGATGGATCGGTTACGAGCACGGAATTCCAATTTATCAACTCTTTGACATCCAACGCTCAAGACCAGATTGATAGCAAGGTCGCTAAAGCTGGCGACACTATGTCTGGCAACCTTGCCATGGGTGGTAACAAGGTCACTGGCCTCGGCGCTCCTTCCGCTAACGGTGATGCTCTTCGTTTTGACCAACTAGGCGCTAACAACGGTATCGCTACCTTGGACGGCGGCGGAAAAATCCCTGTTAGCCAGTTGCCTAACTCGGTTATGGAATACCTGGGTACCTGGGCAGCATCCACCAACACACCTACACTAGCCAACGGAACAGGTAATGCCGGTGACGTTTATGTTGCAAGTGACGCAGGCACTGTTAACTTTGGTGCCGGTAACATCACCTTCGCTGCTGGTGACTGGGTTGTTTATAGTGGATCTGTGTGGCAAAAATCGGTTAACTCGAATGCTGTTGCTTCAGTTAACGGCCAAACTGGCATAGTAACAGTTAATGCTATCAACCAGTTGACCGGTGACGTAACTGCCTCTGCGGCTACCCAGTCCGAATCTAAAGCTACTACTGTTGCAGCTATCCAAGGAACAACGGTTTCAGGTACTACTGGTACCGGTAATGTGGTCTTTAGTGCTAGCCCAACCATTACAGGCACACTTAGCGCCGCTACTATTAGTGCCTCTGGCACTGTTACTGGTTCTAACCTGTCCGGCACCAACACTGGCGATCAAACCATTACATTGACCGGTAATGTTACAGGTTCTGGTACTGGCTCTTTTGCTACCACTATTGCAAGCGGTGTTGTTACTAATTCAATGTTGGCAAACGTTGCCACAGCTACCTTTAAGGGTCGCGCCACAGCCGGAACCGGATCTCCTGAAGACTTAACCGGAACTCAAGCAACTGCACTACTTAACCAGTTTACAACATCTCTTAAAGGTTTAGCTCCTGCTTCTGGCGGTGGAACTACTAACTTCCTTCGTGCTGATGGTACTTGGACTAACGTTTCTTCTTATACTACACTCCAAAATGCCTACGACAACGATGTGAACGGCGGCGGTGCAACGATCACCACTAACGCCACAGACGGCGCTGTCGTCATTGCTGGTACGGAATTCTTATCGGTTACAGCGCAAAAAGGTCTTCAGGTAAGCCCCTCTGCGAACACTGGTGATGCTGCTATCTATGTCGACAACACCAGGGACTCGGGAATTGGGCTCGACATTTACGGTTCAAGTGTTAGTAATTCAGACATTGGTCTCAAAGTCCTCCTGGAATCTACAACAGCGTCGCCGCTGAGCGTTAGTAACTATATTTCTTCATTTGTTGTAGGTTCTTCGATAAGTACACTCAATGGCGCTTCAGCAACCCATGGTGCATTACTTTTATACAACTCCAACTCTTCCGGGCCTGCCTTATCACTGTATGAAAGTACCTTCACTTTCCGTGTTAACCTCAAAGTTCCATCCGCACTTGCAGCCAACTACACCCTGACTCTTCCTTTGGATGACGGCAACCCAGGTCAGACACTTACTACAGACGGTTCTGGTGTCCTTTCTTGGGCATCTGGCTCTAATGTTAGCCAGTCAACTGTTGCAGGAGAAGCTTTAGCTGCTAATACCTCTTTCTTTGTGCGTTACGCCATAAGCGGTGAAACTGCTGGTAGAGCTTATAAAGCAGATCAAGACACAACTAGCTCAGACAAATTTTACGCTTATGGAGTAACAATGAACGCCTCAGCAGTGTCTGCTGCTGGAGCAATTCAAGTTTTAACTACTGGTACTCATACTCTTGGATCTTCTGACACAGCCTTTTCTGCCGGTGACATTGGTAAGCCAGTTTATTTGACATCGGCAGGTGCATTTAGTACTACAGCTCCTACGGCTGCCTTGGCTGCTGTGTACCGAGTTGGCGTGGTTGCTACTACCACCACAATGTGGGTCGGCAACATGCAAATTAACGGCGTCAACGCTTAATTTAATAGGGGTAACATATGGCTTCTGCTCTTAAATTAGTAAACGGTGTACCTAGAATGGTAGACCTTGCCTCTACTATTTATGATGCAACATATGTTACCCCTAGCACCATTACTGCAGGTACCCCTATTACTTTACCGAATGGTGGTACCTACACTGGGATTGACCTAGAAGTGTACTTTAACGGCGCAAAAATGACCGTTATTTATGACTATAACTATGTTGGGTCTGGAACTAGAACGCAGATTTCTATGACTTTTGACTTAGTCGCTGGTGCGGAACCAGATTTAATTAGATTCCGTAAAGAGGTTTAATTTATGGCTGTTCGCGTATCTGCTCGTCAAGTAAAAAATAACGCCATACTCACTAGAATTACGGCAGCTGCCAACAGTGGGTTGGATACAATACTAAGCTCCTTAAACAGCTTGGCTACACCTCCTTTTGTTATGACTCCCAGTAGCCCTGCTGACCAGGTGGTCAACATAGGTGCAACTACGGTAGTTAATGCAACCATAGGTGCTAGCTCTACTGTATCCCCTTTAAGTGGGGTTATCCCAACTTTTGCTGGCGGAACTGTCACTTTCCCAACCGCTTCAGGCGGTAACGCAGTTCCAAGCGTTGGATCTAACTTAGTAATTACAGTATCTTCCGGTAATTTTATTAAAGTTGGTATTGCTATCAATAGTGCCAGTAGTATTGTTTTAACGGCAGGCACACAAGGCGCATCTATTGCCGCAGCAGGTACACCAACCGTTCCAACTAGCACCATTCCTGTCGGTTTTGTGGTTTTACAAAATATCAGCGGAACCATTCAAACGGTTACCGGATCGTCCATTTACCAATACGTTGGTAGCGGCGGCGGATCTGGCGGTAGTGGATATATTACTTCACTGATTACCGGCAGCACCACAGCTGTGTCTGGTACCCAATACCTAACAAACATTACTTCTGCTAGTCAAACAATAACACTACCAGCTGGTGCCACCAATGCTCGTGTTATGGTTAGTGATGCTACCGGTAATTGGGGTAACTTTCCTGTTACGGTTACTTCAACTGGCGGAGAACTTATAAATGTCAATGGAGTAACCAATACAAGTTTAATACTTGACGTAAAGGGTACTTGGGTTGAGTTTATATGGTCTGGGTCTTACTGGGCAACAGATGATGCCTATTTTCCAACTGTTACCGTTTTGTCTGTAACTCAGTATATTGACTTAACTAATCAGGCATCTACTCCATCAGCTCCATCTAGTGGAGTTACTCGGGTATATACCAAAACTGATGGCAATGTTTACAAACAAACGTCTGGTGGAGTTGAATCGGCTATTGGCGGAGGAATGGCGCTGGCAGTAAGGACAGCCAGTTTTAGCGCTTTGTCCAATACTTCTTACTTGGTGTCAACATCAGGCGGAGCCGTAACAGTTACCTTACCGGTAGCATCACTTCCTGGAACCATTATTCGTTTCACCGATATGGCCCAAACCTGGGGCAATCCAAACAGTGTAACGTTAAATGGAGGGGCAAATAACATCTATTATGCCGGGTCACTTGACACCAGCTTGATCCTTAATTTGCCTGGCACATGGGTAGAAGTTTTGTGGGACTCTACCAACAGCCGATGGGCTACCAGAGACGCTTATTGGCCACTCAATAACCAATTGACCGGCAGTTTGACTATTCAAGGAGATCTTACTGTAACTGGATCTTTTAGTCAAGTGTATCCAATAAAAACAAGTGCATATACAGCTATTGCTGGCGACTTTTTAATGGCCAACACTACTAGTGCAGCTTTTTCAATTACCTTACCTGCCAGCCCTAGTGCAGGACAAAATGTCCGGGTTTTTGATGCTAAAGGTACTTGGGCAACCAACAACTTAACCGTTTTACGCAACGGGTCCAACATAAATGGACTTGCCACAGATTTAACTGGTAACGTAAACAATTCTCAACTTATATTAGTATATATTGATTCCACTACTGGCTGGAAAGTCTACACCTAAGGACAAATTATGCCAATTTCTTTAGCAGATTTAACAAGTTCTGCCGGTTTTATGCCAAGTGGAGCGGTTCTACCTTTTGCTGGAGCTACAGCTCCAGCTGGATGGCTTTTGTGTGATGGATCACCAGTAAGCCAAACTACATATTCTTCATTGTTTGCAGTAATCTCAACCACTTACGATACTCAAATGAATCCAACTACTAATGGAGCATATTCCGCTCCATTAGCTGGTAATTTTAGGGTGCCTGACTATAGAGCTTCCGTTCTTAGAGGTGTAGGTACTCCTTACGTAGGTTCGGCAGTTACTTTAGGTGGATGGCAAACGCACACTACTGCTAAAAATGGTATGACCGTTACTAATGCAGCAAGTGTTGTTACCGGCACCACAGATATAGGTCATACTCATGCTAGTTCTACTGTAACTGGTACAGCTGTTGCACAAGCATGAGCTCAAGGTACTTTTAGTAATCCTACTTACAACGTAGGTGCTAGGTTAGGGATAAATAATGCTGGTTATGTCGTAACAGGTTCAGCAGGACCGGGACAAGTAGGGATTGTAGATGGTACAGCTAGTGTACTAACTGCCGGAGGGTCTGTTTCAGGATCAAATACTGCATCTTCCGTTTCGGGTACAGCTACCGGTCAAACTTTAGGAGTTACCAACGTTGCATTAGCTAGCGGTACAACTACAGCCAACGTTACCCTTAACACTGGTGACTCTGAAACCAGGCCGCACAACAAGGGCGTCAACTTTATTATAAAGACTTAATATGAACAGTAAATACTTCAAAGACAGCGAACTCCAATGTCACGGTACAGCTTGCGGCAATTGCCAAAAGCTACCTACCCAACAACTGGTTGATAAACTTAACCAAATCCGTGAAGCTTACGGCAAACCTATTGGTCTTACAAATGCCTTTAGGTGCCCTATTCACAACGCAGCAGTAGGTGGAGCTAAGGCAAGTAAACATATGTTTGGATTTGCAGCTGACGTAGCTGATGGTAAAGGCGATTTTGCTAAGTGGATAGCATCAAGGTTGGACCATTTTGATGTCTGGATCGAAGAGCCGACTCAAACTATTGGCTGGTGTCATGTTCAGTGCGTACCTTATCCAGGATGGACTAAAGGTATGAGCAGAATTTTCAGAGCTAGGTGATTAGCGGCCAATATCTTTGTCTTGAGTGGTATGCTTATTGGCCACAGCCAAACGCTGGATCTGGTGTAAGAAGTTTTTACAAGTTTTATCATAGTCTTTTTGAGTGACCTCGAAACGTTGGTAATAAAATTCCACCATTTCGGGGTTTTTATTTACTACCGCACCGCTTAAGCCAACAAGATTTCGCCTAGCCTCTTCCAGCTTTTGAAAAGTATCTCCAATTTCAGCGGCCAAAGCCATTACATGTTTAACTTCCATTAGAACACCTCTAAAACCAAAGAGCTAACCTTGGCTTCAAACTCAGCTAAGGTTCCTTTGTTGTCGATCACGTAGTCAAAAACATAATCATCCATATCTCTTTCAGATGCGTCAGTTGATGGACAATCATCATATCGATTAATCCGAACAGATACAAAATCGCTGCCGTATTCTTTTTTCATAGATTCAGCTTCAGACTTATAGCGCACATCACTAATGTAAAAGTTCTTAAAGCTTTCCGACATTTGGTCAATCTTATTAATAGCTTGCATAACCCAGTAGTCTTTATGCACCGCTCTTTTGGAAGTTCCTTCCATGATCATTAAAGCTCTTGGAGTCCAATAAAGCTTTTCGCCATCAACAGAGTGATAAGCACAGCCATCGGTATAAAGCATAATGTCGTATTGACCAAGCTTATTGCCTGATGCAGTACACAGCTCTTTCATAAAAGCAGACACAATACCAAGCGAACCTTTGTCACCCACATAAGCAGGGTATTCCAGAAGAGGCTCTTCTTTAAGTTTCTGGTCGGTCAGGTGAGCATCCGACAAACCGTAAAACTTGGCTACATTGGCTTTTAATGCATCGGCGTAAGCCACCCGCATAAACCCATGTTGGCGTAAAAAGTCGCCAGCAGTATCCTTGCCTGATCTTCGCCACCCACTGAGCCCAAGAACCTTCATAGATCAATCCCCACGCTAACGCCAAAATCTTTTTTACTATTACCCCAGCCGCCTATATAAATAGCGCTAAACAAATTGTATTCCAGTTGAGCGCCATATATCGCTTTTTTGGTCAAATTATCAAAACCAAGACCATCTGACTCAAGACCAGCCTGAACACTAATATGCACTCTTTTAGGTGTGGTGACAACAACAGTTTTATTTTTGTTTTGTTCTTTTTCAATTTGAGCAAGCTTTTCTTTAACTCTCAGGTCAATTTCTTTAGAAATATCTAAAGTCTCTTTACTATCCGTTTCGCGTGTAATAACCGTACCGTCTTTTTGTTTAATTGTCTCTTTGGTTTTTGTAGACTTTTCAGCTTTGCTAGTTTCCTTAGCCTTAACTGATGTATCCATTTCGACCGTGACAACCTTTTCGACAATTTTTTCCTGCACAGTCGTAACAGTTTTACGATTACTATATCCAGCAAGATAACCACACCCCAAAGCAACAACGCAAGCACCCAATACATATTTATAATTTAACTCCATTTTTTGTCTCCAAATTTTAATTTAATAAGTTTTTGTTGAAAAGGTGTTAATGTAGAAAAAACCAAAGATACCCGATACTTAAGGTCAGCTTCAATAAGTCTTTCTTCAGGGTTACCAAATTCGCTATCATCATTCCATTTACCTTTTCCATCATCCCCTACCCCACCAAATGGGTAAAAGATCTCAGTAGAAGCCTCGATAGCTAAAAGTCTGTCCATAGATACGTTAGGAAAACTTTCTTTAACAAACTCCAATACCTCTTCATTTGAACTAAGACCTTCTCTATACTTGGCATTATTGATTCGATATAAAACCCTTTGGTCAGTAGGTGGTAGTCGAACCATTGGGGCATTGTTGTCGGTAAGCATCTTAAGGAGCATCCGGCCAATAGCCACAGCCCTAAAGGTAGTCGTATAGGGAGGGGTAAACTTGTCCACTGCATTAAGGTAGCCTTCGCAGGCATCCTGGACGATGTCCATGTAGTCCAGTTTGCAATTAGTGGACTTGTTCCAAAAGAGTCTGGCGCGGTTTAGAGCCAGAAAAACATCTTTCATCGACAAAATCTGCCTGATCTTAACTACTTCATCTTTAATTTCGTGTAATTTCTTGTACTTAGGCTTGTCTTTTGAATAAGGGAAGTTTTTACATACCCAGTTAATAAACTCATAATTGATTTTGTAGTTGCCAAGTACAGTATAAAGCTGGTTATTTTTAAAAAGTTTACTCATTTCAGCACTAAAAGTGCTTTGTCTTTCCCGAAAATACACTCTAGCGGCTAGAACGTTTCCTTTTGTATTAACTATATAGTCAACAAAAGCTGGGTATATGATGTTTTCCCATTTCTTGGTAGCAATTATTCTGCGAAACTCATCTTCTAGTACGAACAGATCAGTTAATAGCTTTTCCTGGTCCCTCGGATCAGCCTTAGCTATTCGTTTAGCTTCTTTATTACAAAAAGCTACGAAATCTTTGAAATGTTCACTCATTAATAAACCTTTACGGGAATCTCCGTGATGGACTCATAGATTTCTTTTCGATAGGCTGCATGACGTTCTAAGGTGGGGCTACCAGATACAATAAAATCAAACACTTTCAACACTTTAGGACCAACTGGACGTGTACCTCTACCAATACTTTGCTTAACTTTAATCTCACTCTTGCCGCCTTGAATGTAGAATATCACACCGGTAGGTTGAATGTCAACACCTGTTGACACAGCTGATGTGCCAATAAGTACTCTTGTTTGAAGTCGATTAAATTTTTCCACTATTGCTGCCAAGTCACACTTCCAGTATTCCTGTGGCACCGTATTTTTGGCATCACTGCTGATTGTGCCATGAGCAAACTCGAAAGGATTTGTCAAGTAATTTTTTAATAGGACGAATTGACTATACTCCTCTATGAGGATCAAGACCTGTAAGTCAGTTTGGGCATAGATCTTGCTTACCATGTCCGAAACCATTTTGTAGACGTGTGGGTTCTCGTACAAGTTGCGTCTAGTTTCTTCCTTAGGTTCGCTACTAGCACTAGATACCCCTGGAACGCGCAAAAAGGCCGCTTGAATCGATTTTAAGTAGCCTTGGCTGACTAAGTCTTGCATAAATGTCCGATAGACTGTAGGGCCTATTATGCCACCCAGGAGCAAGTCCTTACCATCAGACCTCATTTGAGTAGCTGATACAAAATATCGGTACGTAGCTTTGGCACCCACACCCTCAAGGCAGATAGATTGGAAAGTGGCGGCGGGACAAGAATGACTTTCGTCAAATATAATTTGTTCAGCATCAGACAACAAATCCCAAGCAGGATGGTCTTGGTCGATACGGGTAAGAGCCTGAGTGGTGGCTACGGTAAAGAGCTTAGTCTTGCTTTTTGATGTAGACGAGTACTTACCGACATACTGGGGACCAAAAGTTTGCAAAAGTTGTTTGTAGAGCTGGTCAGCTACTTCAGACAAAGGAGCCATGATCAAAGTTTTTACAGGTTGATTAATCAATAAATTTAATATAATCAGGCTCTTACCGCCGCCTGTCGGAATTTCAATACTGGCATGTTCATACTTAAGTAACGCATTTAATGCATCTTTTTGGTATGGACGCATATCAAATGGTTTGTGCTTAAGTGGGATGCGTTTGAAATCAGATTTTGTAAAAGAAGGTTTTGCCCAATTAAATTGCTTTTCTAGATCACAGACCAATCCCTTAAGTGTGTAGTAACCTTTGTCGTCCATATACAAAAGAGATTTAGTAAGTTGTTCCTTTAATTCCGTGATCTTAAGTGCGGTTTTTTGTGGATCTTGTCTCCATTTGTAACCATTTTTTTGGGTTTGCTTTATCAGGTAAGCTATTGATTCGTCTTTGTAAGACAAAAAAGTTTTAACCTTAGTAAGGTTGGAATCATCTACAGGGAGATAAATGGTGGTTTGGTCTCGATATGTCATTTCAGTCATACATACCTCCTAAGGGTGACTACCACCTTATCCATTAACTGGGTTCTGGTCAAGTTCCAACTACGTGATAAACAGAATCTCAATTACTACGTAATCATAATTTATTAAGAAGAATTATCATTACGAAGTAAGGTAGTTGTTGTTTATCACCTATCTCGTATTGACATTTCAGATTTTTTGGTTCAATGTCGTTACAGGAATGTTTGTAAGGGCATTATACATGACGACCACTGAAGTGGAAATAGGGATTTCTGATTTATCTGAGCAAAATCTTGCTCCAGAATTTATTGAATGGAAAGAACGTATTGCATCTATTCCTGGTCCAACCCCTGAAAGGGTTTTAAGGAAACTTAAGGCTGAACAAAAGTTCTATTTAAAACAACTGGAATTTGATGAAATCATTACTAAATTTCCTAATACCAAATGTCTTTCGGATAAAGAAAGACGACTCCTTCATCTACTTGAATCAAGGTCAGAAGCTTTTTACGGAGATCTTCGCTGGTATAACAAAACAATTTGCGAAGTTACGGGTTATTCTACCGCCGCACTTAGTAGATACCTGGTTAAACTTACCAAACTGAAATATATCTCTGTGTTGTCAAAAAGTTACCATAACAAAGGTAAGGTTTATGACAACAGGGTAATCCGATGTAAACGTATTTGGGCTAAATACTTCTTTCGGATTACCAAGAATGTTTGGAAACATGACCACAAAGACATTCGTTTAGCTAAAAACCGAAAAGAACTCAAAGCAAACATAAAAGCTAATGGTCTTAAGCCTATACCCGACTTATACAAAAAAGAATATAGCATTTGGCACCATGAAGACTACTTGATGTCAAAAGGTTATCTAGACCGTGAACAGCGGAATTGGTGGATGAACTATTACGAAGAGGGTTTGGGTTATAGCGAGGACCCTGAAGTTACCTTGTATGTAACAAGAGTTGTTGGGAAAACATTCAATATGGGTTATGCTTTCTATATGAATGACAAGCGTTTTGGGGCTCCATCTACCTGGAAAGAAATACAACAAAGAAAACAAAGATCTAAGAAAAACACCGAGATAGGTAAGAAAATAGATGAACGACGAAGAAAACGAGATTCCAGTTCCGCCGCCACCTGAACCAGAAATGACGGTTGAGGAAACTTTGGACCAGCACAAAGAATTTCTTGACTTTATGAAACAGATAAGAGACGATCAAATAAAACCTTGGGAAAAGCCAAGTCAAGATGGCGGAGAAACAAATTGAGCATTTTCCATACAGCAAAACCCAAGTCAGCTTCCAAGCAGATCATTTCTAATCGGAAGGATTTGGCCAAAGTGGTGGTTGAGACTCTAAACAACATTGCTGAGATAGTTGGAGCTACTCTTGGACCGGGTGGTCGCCAGGTTTTGATTGAGAACCCTCAAATCAACTATGATCCAATTATTACCAAAGATGGCGTTACCGTTATTAAGCATCTTGGATACCACGATCCAGTTAAACAGCTTATCTTGGAGTCTTCTCGAGCTGGCGCTTTAAGGACTGCTATTGAGGCAGGTGATGGCACCACTAGTTGCACTATTTTGTCTGCTGCTATCTGCAAACTTACCCATGACGTGGTCCAGTCCAACCCTAAATTGTCTCCCCAACTGTTAGTTCGGTCCATGCAAAAGCTAGTGCCGGTCATCAAGCAGCTGGTAAAAGACAAATATACCATCCAGGTGGACTTAGAAGATTACGAAACCTTTCTTTTTCAGGTAGCCAAGTTGTCCGCTAATGCTGACGAAGATCTGGCCACTAAGATTGTCGAGTCTTTTGATTTGGTAGGTGAAGAGGGCAACTTGACTATTGTAGAGACTACTGGCCCCACTGAGATCAAAATTGAGCGCATCAATGGCTACACCATTGACCGTGGCTACGAAGAAACCTTAAAAAAGTTCTCCAGTGGGTTTATTAATGACAAAACCGGCACTATAATTGGACTAGAAAACCCGGTTGTTGTGTTGTATGATGGTGTAATTAATGATGTTATGTTGGTTTGGGACGCTTTGTCTAAATTGGCGGAACATTTTGAAACCGCCAAGACTCCCCATAAGAATGTGCTTTTAATTGCCCATGGGTTTTCGGATGTGTTCCTGGCCGACATGCACGCGAATTGGAACCACCCTAATACTCCCAAAATTTTACCCTTAATGACCCCTGAAAGTCCCATTCCGGGTTGGAAGACCCAATTCCTTCTTGATCTCCAGGCTTATACTGGAGCCCCGGTTTTTAATGTAATGGACAAGCCATTGTCTGGTATGGACATAAATGCTATAGTAAGGGATAACCTGGTAACCGCTGTGGAAATGAATCGATACCGCACAAGTATCATTTCCAAAGAAGATCCATTGCTTTTGGAGTACCGGGTAGATCAGCTTAAGGAACTTCTAAAGTCTCCTGAATCTCAATATGAGCAAAACGACCTAAATGTAAGGATTGGCAAACTTACTTCTGGTATTGCCAGGATGTATATCTGCGGTCCTAGTGTTGGTGAAACTAGGGAGCGCCGTGACCGGGCTGACGATGCCTGGATGGCTATCAGGGGCGCTATTAAGGATGGGGCTTGCCCTGGAGGGGGTTACGTCCTAGTTAAATTGGCTGACGATCTTACAAACATAGCTCTTGAGTCTACTAATTTTGCTGATTGCCATGCTGCTAGTGTGCTTGCAGCGGCTTTTATGCGACCTGTTCGTAAATTATTTGATAACTTTGGCCATACAACAGAGGAAGAGAATGAAATCATTGCTAAAATCAAAAGTGGTAATCAGCCTTACGACATTTATAAAGAAGCCTTTGTTAGTCCCTTATTACTTCTCGACTCATCTAGTGCGGTCACCCAAGCTATTGAAAATAGCATTAGCATTTCAAGCCTTCTTGGTACGCTTGGTGGGATAGTTTCCTTTAACCGTGACCATGAAGCTGATGAACAGGAAAGATCTTTTGCGCGTGGATTTAACAATGCAATAGGAGATGACAAATGAAAGTAACTTTAGAATTCGATGGTTTTGAAGACAAAGAGCAAATTGAAAGAACAATGGCGGTTAATGAAATCATATCCGCTGTCTGGGATGCTCTGCAAGAAATGAGATCTGTTGTTAAGTACGATGAAAAGAAATCTGAAGAATATATGGAAGGATATGAGGCAGCTAGAGATGTGATATATAAACATCTCAGCGCCAATGAAGTAAGCAAGTTCTTTTAAGATAACCCGGCACTAGCCGGGTTTTTAATTTTATGTTAAAGTTTTTTTAAGTTTTATCCGATAAGACGGCAAGAGGTAGATATGGCCTGGTTTACATATAATTGCGATATACATGGTATTCATCGACAGTCCCAACAAAAAAGGGAACGGTTTATCATTTGCCCGGTATGTGGCGGTAAATGTTTCCCTGTTTTAAAGGCCGGTACCACTCAAAATGTTGAAATAAAAGACAATGGAGCTATGGTTAGGGCCGTAGAACGCCTTGAAAACATTGATCAAATTATGGAAGAGCGTAGTGAAAGTCACAAAAGAAGGATGAACAATGATAAAGCTGATTGAAATTGAGATAGAGGGATTTCGGTCTTTCCAGGATCGTCAGCTTATCTCTTTTGAACAAAGCGGTATCACTCTTATAGCAGGTGAACACACAAACGAAGACACCACTAGCGGTATCGGCAAAAGCTCCATCCCTGAGGCTATAGCCTTTGCTTTTGGTTTTTGTGATTTGCCAGCAACAGAACTTAAGGGATGGAATTCTAGCAGTATTTATGTGAGACTTAAGATACAAAAAGACAGTGATTTCATAGACATAGTTCGCTCTCCTAAACTGCATCTAATTCAAAATGGGGTAGCCATAGAAACTATGGCCAAAGATGCAGAACAGCGCTTGCAGGCTATCTTGGGAGTTAGCCCTGAGGTTATGCAGCTGCTTACCTATCGTCCCCAAAGAACCTCTAACAAGTTTATAGACCTCACCGATTCAGAACAAAAAGTTCTGCTTACGGGTCTTTTAGGTCTGGATCAATTTGAAAAGGCTGCCGACACTTTGTCTGGTCAGCTGTCTAGCGTTCAAATTGAATTGGCATCAAACTCAATGTTACTAAAACAGCTTAATTCTATTCCATCAATAGACATCACAGAAACCAAACATAAATTGACTCAGACTCAATCCCAGATTTTGGAATACAGGTCAAAAATTGGCGACAGTACGACCGGCATTGAAATCTCAAAGCTTAATCAGGAAATCAACCAATATGAAACTGAAATAGACAAGCTCAACACAATAACCAGAAAAGCTTCTCAGGCCTCTTATGAAAATAGTCAAATAAAACCAAAGGTTGAGATAATCTTTAAGGAATTGACTGAACTTAAAGGCCATAAATGTCCAACATGTAGCCAACACTGGGACCAGAACCAAGAAGCTATCAAACAAAGAGAGCTTCATTTGGCTCATATAAAGAACCTTTACCAGGCAAACCAGTCAGTGATCACCGCAGCGGAACCGTACAAAGATCCTGTCCATATAAACCAATTGAGACAAAATCAAAACTTATTGCGACAAAAAATTGCCGATTTGCAGTCTCCAGGACAACAAACTCAAGCAATGATCGGCAGCCTGAGTCAGCTGTCCACTCAACTGAAAAATCAAATAGACCAAGCTGAAATGTCTATACACAGAAAACAGCAAATAGAACAAGAAGACCAGGAACTTGCCTTGAAAGAGCATTTACTGTCTCATGGACTCCAGATACTTGGTCGCCAAGGGTTCTTGGGTGTAATTTTTGATGAAGTTTTGAGAGAGATCCAACTTAGAGCTAATCGCTTTATGGAAAATATTCCCAATATCAACACGTTAAGCTTAGAGTTTTCCAGTGAATCGGTTACTAAGAGCGGCAAAGTAAACAAAAAGATTAACACGGTTATCTGGAAGCAAAACCAGGCAATCAAAAAGAAGAGTTTATCTGGCGGACAACAGGCTGCGGTTGAACTGGCGGTTGATTTGGCACTAGCTGAAACTATTAGATCAAGGTCTGGAATCAATCTTGGGTGGCTAGTTCTAGATGAATCTATGGATGGACTTGACGCTTCCACAAAAGCTGCTATCATTGAAACCATGCGCAAGGAAAATAAAGGACTAGTGATCCTTATTGACCACGCTACAGAAATCAAGGAAATGTGCGACAATGTTATAAAGGTGCAATATGACGGACAAAAAAGCTGGATTGGATGAATTTACTCCTTGGGCTGAACGTCCTTTCATTTTTAATATTCCAGTACCTCATGATGCAAGATCTATAGTTGAAGCTATTATTAGTGATCCAGATCAAAAATTACAAGTTTATGTTATCGTTAATAATGTAAAACCGCCAAAGCTTTTTTTTAATCCATTGGATGTAATAGACAAAGATATGTCTAGAGTTTTTTTTGTTAAATCAGAGGCTGAGTCCTGGCGCAAAACTATGGCAGTTCTTAATAATTTATCTAGTCTTATAGTTTTAGCGGCTCCCTTTAATGAGGTTTATTCGGTACTTAAGAATGATTTAGTTTTAACTAGTAATAAAAATCATAGAATAGTGTTGTCGATAGAATATAAAAAAGATATACTTGACGTTGAAACATGGACAAAAAACACTTTTGTTCAATTAAATTAGGAGGTTGGTATGGGTAGAGGTAAAGGTAAGAAAACTAAGTCGCTTGAGGATAAAATCAGAGACCTAGATGAACATTTTTTAGATGAAGTTGTTGGTTTAAATCCAGAACAACTCAAAGACAAGTTAGCTAGCCTTATGGGTCACCAGGAAGAAATCGAAGAGGCTCGGGCCGATGACGAAGACCTGAAATCTTTGGAAGAGCAAGTTAAGACGGCCAAGCTTACTTACACAGAGCCACTTAAAGCTATTAAGCTGAAAAAGACTATGCTGGTTCGTATCCTCAAGGACCAAGGAAAACTGTGAAACTCCTTGGCTTGGATTTGTCATATAAAACTGGATGGGCCTTATTTGAAGGCTCATCCTTGGTAGATTATGGTCTTTTAGTGGCCCCAGAACCACCTGGCACCCATCCACTATACGATTATAATCAGATGGATAGGGCCAACGCTGTTGGTGACTATATGTACACCTTGGTTATGACTCTCCAGCCTGACTTTATTATCATAGAGCAGACTAACAAGGGTAAACAGCGTACCACCCAAAGAGGACTTGAGTGGATACATTATTCAGTTTTGTCTAAACTTCGCATGCACTATCAAAACAAGATAGTTTACGTTGACACCAGCGAATGGCGAAACAAACTCCACATTCGTTTAGATAAAGATCAACGTAAGCACAATAAATCAGTTAAACAAAAGGTTGCTAGAGGTAAAATAACCCCAAAGCATCTTGCTGTAGCTATGATAAATGAAGAGTTTGACTTATCTCTTAAATTGAAAGACAATGACATTGCAGATGCGATCTGTCTAGCTTGGTATGCTTCAAAGATATGGTTACCAGGCAGATTTAAAATTTCTCAGTTAGATGACATTATGAAGGATCTTTTATGACTATCAGATCTGAAGCTTTTTTAAGAGTGGAACAAGCAAAGCTATATCAGGTTTTGCTTAGCCAAGATCTTTTTGAGCAAGGGGCTTCAGATGATGAAGTTGTTGAACTTGTTACTGAGGAAATCAGAGCTTTTGCTGAAGCTAGATTGGAAAGCTTATTAGGCATGAGAAGCCCAAGCGAAGCTTTGGTTATTAGACGTGAGTCAGCTGAGCTTCCTTGGACCGAAGAACAAATAGAAGCTTTAACAGCTTTAGCAGACAAGGTTTTATTAACTGGAGCAGGTCAACAACAAATGATGAAGCCTAAGTCCCCCTCTAAACCTCTTATAAAGAAAAATGTCAAACAAACAGAAAAGCCTATACAAGATGAACAACATGAAGTAGAAATAGAAGTTAAACCTGTTGGTCAAGGTTTTGTTAGTAACCCAGAAAGAAAAAAATTTCCAAGTCAATCGATGATGAATGAGATGAATGCACAAGAAGCTGGCAATAATCTTAGCAAATCTCAAGGGTTAGGTGGAGCTGGAAGTCTTTTATTGCAGCAGTTAACTAAATAATCAATTAAATTAGGAGGTTGAATATGTCTAGTTTAGATCGCCTTAATGAAATGGAAAAGAAAATCAATGAGATTGGTCAACTTTTCTATATGATAAAAGACCGTATAGTTGCACTAGATTACGCTGTTGTTTCTCAGGCTGAAGCTATGGCTGCAATGTCTGAAACTTTAAGGGAATCTATCCCTAATTTTAATAGTAGCGTTATGGCGAAAGTCAGGGCCGCTGGCGATGCCAAAGATGCCGACCGAGTAGCCTCTATGCTTGAAGCTAAAATGATTGGTCCTGCTGATACCATTACCGATACTAGTCTAGTGGTTCTAAAATATACTAAATCTGGTGAAACTCTTATGAGCAATTTTTTGTTATATATGAGTAATCCAGATTCTGACGCAGAAATCGTCTCTTTGATTAAAGGTCAAGCAGTTGGCCAAAACATCGATATATCAGCAGACACAGAAATTGAAATTCTAGCTGTATATGAACCTCTGAAGCCAGTATAAGGGAGCGGGGCATGAAACTCAAAATAGATTGGCGCAAGCTACGTATTTTATTTATTTCAGATGTCCATTTACCTTATGGACATCCAGATTTCATGTCCTTTATGAAAGCCCTAAAGAAAAAGTACCAGTTTGATCTCATTATATCTATGGGAGATCTAGGAGATTTTCATAACGTTTCTTTCCATGATTCCGATCCAGATCTATATGGTGCTGGACATGAACTCCAGCAATTGCAGATCCAAGCCGCTGAACTGGAAAAACTATTCCCTAAGATGATCATTATTGGCTCTAACCATGGTGATTTACCACTTAGAAAGATTTTGGCTGGTGGACTACCTAGAGCTTTTTTGCGTCCCTACAATGACCTTTACGGCGTTGGCAAGGGATGGTCTTTTGTAGACGACTTAATGCTTGTAGGCCCAAAAGGCGAAAAGATCTACGTGTGTCATGGTATCTGCAAAAATGGCATCACTCTGGTAAAACAACGTGGAGTATCTTGCGTACAAGGCCACTTTCACACAGAGTTTAAGATTGATTATATTAGTAACCCAGACGATCTTTTGTGGTCAATGCAGGTTGGTTGCCTGATTAACCCTAAAGCTTTGGCTTTTGCTTACGACAAGCTTAACCTCCAAAGACCTATTATAGGTACCGGAGGTATTGTTAACGGTGCTCCAAAACTGTTCCCAATGATGTTAAATGAAAAAGGTTCTTGGACGGGGTTAGTACCCTGATTAGGGGTTTTCATGGCCAAAACTCATCGAGCTGCGGAAAAAAGTGACAAAAACGACCTAGAATATTATAGGGGACTGGTTAGACAGCTTCAAAAGAAAGTATCAAGTTTAGAAAAAGAAAACTCCAGGCTCAGTAAGCTTATCAGACAAGACGAAGAAAGATTGCTGTATGCCATATATGATGAACCGGACAAACCTAAGAAAATTAAAAAAGAAAAGAAATGGTATTGTCCAAAATGTGAAGAGTCGGAACACACTGAAATGGTCTTGCCACAGGGAAACATTCTTAAAGTGTATAAAATTTGCAAAAACTGTGGCCACAAGGATAAACCTAAGTGCCGTGAATATTTGGACGCCTCAGGGCAACAAACATCAGATTAAAATAGAAATACAAATTGCCGAAAAACAGTACGAACTCAATCGTACTGAAAACGACAAGGCACACTCTTTACTCCGTTTTTATACCTACCAAACAAAAATTAGAGAGATAGAAGAGGCTTTTGAAACTATTCGTAAGCCTGGCATAACTGTTAGCATGAATGAATACCAAGAAATGAAGGCTGATTTGTTCTTTTATAAAGAAAAGAAGGCTGACATGCAAATGTATGTTGACATGCTGACTACTGTTATCTTAGACTTGTATAAGAATATCGAAGAGCTAGAAAAATCCAGAGAAAAAGCAAAAACCGTCATTATAGAGTTTTCAAATGAGTTACGAAAAGCTTCAAAACGACCATGATTTCATTTATGCCGAAGAGTATGGTAACAGCATTCGTAGGGCTCTAAAGGCTAACGAAAATGGCGTAAGTGATACAAAAATCATGCACTATCTGAAATTGAACAAAGAAGACATGGAAAAGGCACTAGAAAACATCAAAGATATGTTTGGTGACCTACTTTAAGTCTATTTCGGTTATAGTTAACGGGCAAGCTTCGGCTTGCCTTTTTTCGTTTTGGTGGTATATTGTCCGTGGAGGTAACTATGACTCAATTTAGGCAACTCGTCAACAATCACCAGCATTCAGACTCATCGCTGGACGGTGCGGCTAGTGTAGACAGCCTCATTAAAAGAACTAAAGAACTCGATTGCCCTTACCTTGCCCTTACTGATCATGGCAACATGAACAGCCTTATGCACCTTTATTCAGCTTCTAAGAAGGCAGGTATCAAGCCTATCCTTGGGATAGAGCTGTATATGCAGCCACCGTTTATAGATGAAATCACCCAAGAATACATACAGGCATCAGGAGATACCCCTAAAATACGCAAAAAGTTGCGTGAAATGTATGTGCATTTGACCGTTCATTTCAAAGATGAATGGGCTTTTGAATACTTTTCCAACTTAACTCCCAAAATGGAACAAAGGGCTGTGGTGTTGTGGGGAGAAACCAAGCCTATTGCCACCCTAGAAGAGGTAGCTGGAGCTGCTGGTCACATTACGGTGTGCTCTAGCTGTCTTGTGGGGGTAGTCCAGAAGTACCTACTGGTAGACAGGGTAACTGGCAAAGTTTACCCAGAAAGAGCTACCAAGTCATATTATTTATTAAGAGACTTAGTAGGTAAAGACGACTTTTTTGTTGAAGTATTCCCCCATGAAATCGTTAAAGATTGGGTGAAACCTACTTACGACAAAGCCACTAAGCAAAAGCTTACTGAAGGCTATTTCAAGCCAAACGAATGTACACCTTGGTTCCCGGACGGTGACTTACAAAAAAAGGCCAATCAGTTTGTGCTTGACCTAGCTAAGCAAAACGGCGACAAAGTTTTGATTAGCCTGGATAGCCATTTTGCTTACCCAGAACAGCAACTGGTCCAAGAGTCTAAACTTGGTAATGGCCTAGAGCAATGGAAGTTTTCTAACTCATATCATATACTTACAACACAAGAAGCAGCTAAATGCCTAAAGCACACCTTAGATGTATCTGACAGAGATATCGAAGAGTGGGTAGACAACAGCTATTATTGGGCTAGCAAGTTTGACAGCTTCAAGCTTAAGACCAACAAAGACCGGTGGGTTTTACCTCCATTGGACCCAGACTGGATGAAAAAGCTCAAGCTGGCTATCGACCGTCACGGCAGAATGAAATGGGACAATCCTATATATGTAGCTAGACTAAAGGAAGAAATCGATCTATTTACCAATAACGGTAAACTGAACCTAATGCCTTATTTCTTTACGGTAGAGGATATAGCCAACTTTTGCCGAGAAGCTGGCATTTTGATGACCACTAGGGGCTCTGCTGGCGGCAGCTTGATGCTTTACGTCCTTGGTGTGTCTGCTACTGACCCGATACTTTATGGGCTGTCCCTGCCACGTTTCCTTACTCTGGGCCGTATCAATGAAAATGTCTTGCCGGATGTTGACATGGACTTTGGCAGGAAAGATGAAGTTTTGGACTATCTTAGGAAAAAATATGGGGACAATTTTGCTCCAATCAGTATCGATGTGATGCTTAAGATCAAGTCTTCTATAAAGGATGCCGAAAGGTCTCTTTTAGGTGAAGTCAGAAAATCTACCGAAGATATGTGTAAAAAGCTGCCCACTTCCCCTCAAGGATCAAATGAATATGAATTTGTCTTTGGCGGCAAAAAGGGTGTAGGTATTATCAATGAATATGAAGAATTAAAATCTTACTCTGAAAACCTAGCCAACAAGAACATTTGGGATACAGTGGTCCAGATGCTTGGAGTCCAAAGGCAAAAGTCCCAGCATCCTTGTGGTGTGGTGATAGCTGACAAGCCAATACAGGAATACGTTCCTTTGATCCGGGTCGGTAAAGGTGAAAGTCTTGTCACTGGATTTAACCCAAAATGGGTTGAAGAAAGAGGTTTGCTTAAGTTTGACTTTCTTGGTGTAAAAACCTTGTACGATATCGAAGAATGTCTTAACCTTATCAAAAAAAGGCACAACAAAACCTATAATCCTTGGGACTTACCTTATAACCCAAAGGTGTTTGAGGAGTTTGGCAGAGGAAATACGGTAAGCGTGTTCCAGTTTGACTCTGCTACGGTCGTGCCTTTGCTCAAAAAGACCAAGCCGATGTCGATACCAGAGTTAAGTAACATCACGGCTCTTGGTCGTCCAGGTACCTTGGACGCCTTGGATGATGACGGCAGAACTCTAGCTGAGGTTTATTGTGCTCGAGCCCAAGGGGAAAGAGTCCGGTATATCCACCCAGACATGGAACAGATTACAGGTAACTCTTTTGGTATTGCTCTGTATCAGGAGCAAACTCTTTCAGCTTTTAAGCTTTTGGTTGGATACAGTGACGGAGAAACCGAAAAAGCCCGAAGAGCTATTGGTAAAAAAGACCCTGTTTTGATGGTTGAATGTCTTAAAGATTTGCACAACGGCTGTAAGAAAAGGGGCTGGTCTGACCACCAGGTAGATCTACTAGTCCAGCAGATCAAAGCTAGCTCAAACTATAGCTTTAACAAGTCCCATTCTACCTCTTATGCCCAGGTAGCCTATGCTTGCATGTGGCTCAAGTGCCATTTCCCTATTGAATGGTGGGCTAGTGTACTGTCCCATAGTACCAAGGACGATATTATCAGTAAATTCTGGAAAGATGTCAAAAAATACGTGACATTACCAGACATTAACCTGAGCGAAGAGGATTTTGTAATCAAGGACAACAAGCTTATAGCTCCACTGGGAATGATCATTGGAGTTGGACCTGCGGCCTACCATCAACTGGTAGCCAATAAGCCATATAAAGACTTTAGACATTTTATTGAATGCCATTTTAAGGAAAAAATTAAAGGCCAAAAAGCTGAAAAGTCAGCAGTACATTCCGGTATTGCTCATAAGTTGATTGTATCTGGCGTTTTGGACAGTTTGATGCCAGAGTCAGACATGGAAATTGAACACAAAATCAAGCTTTTTGAAAAAACAAAAGCTGAAGTAAAGAAAGAAAAACGAAAGCCAGAAGACAGCTCTTATTCAGAATATAGACCACTTGGCAAATATTTGGCCAAAAAGGCAGTTATCCATACTTACTTTGAAGACCTTAGAACTTTAATATTGCCGCCTAGAGGTGGTAAACATCTATCCAATGACCTATGGGTGTGGACCAAAGAGTATGAAAGTGATGGTCATAAATATAAAAAAACCATGACTTTTGTTGACGGACCTCAAATAGAAAAGCTTATGTCTAATGCCCACAAATACAAAGACGCCGAAGAAAAGATATGGGCCCTGGCCTATATCACAGAAGAAACTTATAAAAAGTACCAAAATAACACCAAGCAGTTCACAAGGCTGGTAGCCGACATCAATGGATCTCTTATGGAGTTGATCTACTGGCCGCCATGGGGAGAAAACGTGGCTCCAACCGGCTTTAAGAAAATGGTAGTTGTAGTTGAATTTACTTTACGCAAAGGGAAGCTTAATGTATCTTCGGTAGAGCATACTTACCGACCGGAAGATGCGGAAAAACCAGATGTACAGTGAGGTGTAATATGTCTAGCACTAGAGAATTATTGAAGAAAATCAAAGAAACCAGGGAATTGTCACAGCAAGAACTGCTGTCTTTCCCTTTGTCTATTAGAGCTGGCATGGAGGGTCAAATCAGAAGTGCCCAGAACCTTTTGCCAGTCCTTGAAAAAGAATACACAGATGAAATCGCCAAAAACGTGTTTGCTATTCCACTGATTGGCGAAAACGCGCAAGAGTTTGCTGAATTGGCGTCTAATGAATTTGGGGTATTTAGTATCAATTACTATTCCCTACCTGATGCAACAACCAAAAACGTGATTGATCGTCGTATTGGTGATGTGTATTCACCTTCAGCATACAACGCTTCTATTGACGATATTTATGCTATTAGGCGGTTATATGGCATTCAGCGCCTGCCTTATATGCTTCAACTTAGTGCTGATTGGTATGGCCATCCTCTAAAAGAGGCTATGAGGGAACAATTTACTAAGGCTTATGGTAATGAACTTTATACCATTGCTATTAGAAACGAAGCTAGCCGCTATGCTCTTAGCGTTGAATTTGATGGCAACCGTCTGCCTGTTATTATCTATAATTTTGACAGTGATCTAGGTCTAAATGAAAATCTTTTTCCTAACCCAAGACCAATTAATATTGGTAAAAAGAAGATCACAAAAGAGTTTGTATCAGAAACGTTGACAAAGATCAAAAACAAGGCTACAACAGAAAGCAACATTGAGGAGTGATTTATGGAACAGATGAAAGTTGGTGTATCTAGTTTTGATAGCGGTAGTTTTGTTAAGTCTGAATACTTTAAGATTGAAGCAGGCAAAGATAACGTTTATCGTATTTTGCCCCCTTTGTTTAGCTATGCTAGTACCGGCAAATGGAACCAATACTACGCCACTCATACCATCTGGATCGACAAAAGACCATACCATTTCCAATGTATGCTCAAAAAAGATCGTGACAAAAATATTTTGCAAGAATGTCCATTTTGCACAGCAGAAACGGTAGCAAAAGCTAAGCTTGAATCTGTTAAAGGTTCTTTATCTAAAGAGCAGTTGATGGCCTTTGAAGAGGCTCAAATTAAGCCTTTCCAGGCCAACAAAAAGGTTTACATGAACGCAGTAAACCAAGGTAACGTTCCTGGATTGTTACCTGTCGGCTTTAAGCTTTTTGAATCTATTAGAAGCCTTTTGACTGAATTTTATAACAAAAACGGCGTAGACGCCACCGGAACAAATGGTCTGTTCCTTAACTTCAAGAAAACGCAGGCGTTTAAGGGTGACCGCAATACCTCTTATTCTGTGGAGTTCTACCAGGCTGTAACCCAGAACCCAGATGGAACGTTTACTGCACGTTACGTTAACCATACCCTTACACCAGAACTTTTGAGCAAGGTTGCGGCTGGCGGCGGTAAGGACTTAGCTACCTTGTACAGCGACATTACCTTTAATGAAGCTCAGGCTTTGGTTTCTGGTATCAAGGCCAACAATCCTTCTGATTTGAAGCTTTTATGTGACAAGATCTTTTCCCGGTCAACTAAGGTTACATCTACCGTTGAAACAACAGTTGGTGGAACAAACGTTATTGCTGTTAGTCCTATCGTCGTAACATCTAACGATGTAGTAGTTAAGCCAGCCTATACGGCACCAGCTCCAGCCGAAACTCCTCCTTGGGTATCAAGTCCTTCTATTGCTCCAGTGGCAGCACAGCCAACGGCAAGCTCTATGTCTGACGATTTCTTTACTAAGTTGATGGAAGGATAAGTAATGGATATTACACAGGAAGTCATTGAAGCCCCAAGAGGTACGCCAAATCAACCAAGGTTGCGTCTAGATATGACAAAGGTTGACCAGGCAGAGTCAAGACTTCAGGAAGTTAAGATGCTGAACATCGGTGTCGTAGCTGACCTTAAATCTGTGTTTGCTGCTGGAATGGCCGATCTTGGTCGGTACCTTTCTCTAGTACGATATGAGCACCTGCAAGCCAAGCAACAACTTGAGTTTGCTAAAGCTGAAGCTTTATTGGATAAATACCCGGTCTACTTTAGGGATATTCTTAAAGAAACTGGCATGAAAGACAATGCTGATATACGAGAGTCTTATATCGCTAGAGATCCAGACTATAGGCATTGGCAAACCATAGCTAATCACTTAGATGCTCTTACATCTTTCTTGGAAGCTAAGAACAAAACACTTGAACGGGCATACTGGGACTGCAGGTCTAACCTGGAAGACCTTATGAAGGTCAACAACAACCGCAGTCACAACAGCGGCAATGTTGAAGAAAATGTCTTTAAGGATGAGTTTTATGTAAAACCATCAGTCACGGTTATTGGAACAATAGCCGTAGGTACAAGCAAATTTTAAGGAGTTTTTATGGCAGAAGTTGATACTAGTAAGGTTTTCAACAAGTTACGTAAACTTATGGGAACAGTTGACAGAACTTACGATCCCTTTACAAATGTTCTTAGGACAAACTCCCCCAGCATTAACATTGCTTTGGCAAACAAAGGTTACGGACTTCCTTTGGGTTATTCAATGATCTTGTGGGGACCTCCAAAGTCCGGTAAATCAATTTTGTGCAATACATTTATTGGTGAATGCCACAAAGCTGACACGGAAGCTTATACAGTTACCTTTAATACGGAATTACGCGGCGAACTTCAGCAAAGCGATGATGCTAGTGTAATGTTTGGGATTGATCCAGAGCGTCATATCACTTTTGACGTAAATGAGCCTGAATTGATTTTTGACCGTATTGAAAAAGAACTGTGGCCAGCAGTTGACCAAGGTTTGAAACTGAAAATGATTATCATTGATTCAGTTACCAATATTGTTGGTCGTAAATTGGCAAACGCAGACACTGTTAACCAGCACCTTATTGGTGACCTTGCAGCCACTTTGCAAGACGGTCTTAAGCGTATCCAGGCAGGTTGTCGCCGCCGCCGTATCTCTTTGTTCCTTACTACTCATGCCAGAGCCGAGCTGGACATGGGAGAACAGAAACGCGGTAAAACAGAAAAAATGGCAGGTGCGTTTGCTCTTAAACACTTTGCTGAATACTTTTGTAAGGTTCAGCGGGTTGTAGGTAAAGCAGGTTCAAACACCCTGCTTGAAGAGTCCCTTAGTAACCCAGAACTACAGGACTTTTTGGATCATGGCACTAAAACAGGCCACCGTATCCGATTCACTGTTGATGGTAACTCTATGGGTCCAGATGGTCGGGTAGCTGAGTTTACCTTAGATTACCAAAAAGGTATCATTAACCAGTATGAAGAGATCTTTATCCTTGGAACTAACTTTGGAGTTATTGAAAAGCCAAACCAGAGTTGGTACCAGTTTGGTGACCAAAAATGGCATGGATCTAAGAATTGCCTTATAGCAATCAGAGACAACCAGCAACTACAAAATCAGATTTTGGACAAGATCTATGAAAAAGACGCAAAAAGCCTCGGATTTATCTGAGGAGTTCATACGATCCCTCCTTTCTACTTACGGGGAGCTTGCTGGTGAAAACCGGCGCTCCCTCCTTACCAGATGCCCTTTGTGCGGCAGATCAGACAAATTCTTTGTCCTTAAAGCTAATGGATCTTCTGTGTGTTTCCACGGAAGCTGTACCTATGGTCGCAGATGGATGCCAGATTGGATAGCCTTGACAGCAAACATTCCACTGGCTGAAGCTCGGTCTGTGGTATATGGCAATAAAGAGGTATCACTAGATAACCCTCTGATTTTGCACTTTATAGATGAAGATGACACTACCGTTGTCCCAGAAAACTACATAGAATCAATAGAATGGCCTGAAGCTGGACTGTTCAGCCTGGATCATCCAATAGCTGAAGATGCAGTTTTATATTTAGCGTCCAGAAACGTTTCTTTGGATTTGGCCATAAATCACGGTTTTATGTTCAATATGATTACTCGCAGGCTTATTATGCCAATCTTTATAGATGAAGTTTGTTATGGCTGGCAAGGAAGAGCTATTGACAAAGTAGACCAAAAAGACCGAATGAGAAATAATATAGGGTTTCGTAGAGACTCATTGGTGATGTTTTACGACACTATCAAAGATTCCCCCTTTTTTGTTGTTGCTGAGGGGCCATTTGATGCTTTAAAGTTTAATAAATGTCATCATTACGTGGCAACAATGGGCAAAACCTTATCAGAAAAGCAAATAAAGCTTTTAATAGACACCAGTGCATCGTCAGTTTTCTTGGGACTAGATGATGATGCCTATCAAGAAACAGATTCTTTAGCTCGAAGCTTGTATTCTGCTGGGAAAAAAGTGTATCTTATGGAGGTACCGGAGTCGGCAAAGAACAGATGTCACGGTATGTCAAAAAAGGCCGATTTTGGAGAGTGCACCGAAGATGAATGTGTTGTTGCTATGAAAGAAGCTAAGCTGTATAGCGGTATGGAACTAATTTTTCATCTCAAAGGATAGTATGACTAGCGAACTTTCAGTACCGATAACTATGGACAAATTTGATAATAGCTTTCAAGAAGCTATGATTGGTCATATGCTTCAAGCTGGATGGTTTGCTTCAAAGTCGATATCTTTGTTAAAGCCCGGTTACTTTACTGATGCCAATTTGTCTGTTTTATTTGCCTGTGTTCAAAAATATCACACTGAGTTTAAGATTTCTCCTACACCTGAAGAGTTAAAGGGTTATGTATATAGCACTCATTTTACTACCTATACAACACTTCATACAAAAATAGATCACTGTATTGCCAGTTCTAATAATCAAAGTAGAGACTATGTTAGTAAAAGCGCAACTGGCTGGCTTAAGATGGTTATGTTTAGGAATTATCTGGCCGAAGCTGCTCACATGTACAACACAAAGAAAAGCTTGGATACCATAGACTGGGTAGATAGGGCCATAGCTAAAGTTAAAGAGTGTTCATTTTTACACAATGAAAGTTTCGACTTTTCTAATCCAGAAAAGTTTTACGAAGGTTTCAATACGGAAATGAGTGACTGTTTAACTCTTGGTCATCCAGATTTAGATGAACTTTTACTTCCTGGATCTAAAATCAATGCCGTATTGCCTACCAATAAGTTTGTAGCTAGACATCAAAAACACTATAGCAAAGGGTCTCTTGCTAGAGGTGACACCACAATGATAATTGCCCCATCCAACGGTGGTAAAACTACGGCTGTTATTAGTATATTGGTTGCCAATATGATTTCTGGTAAAAAGTGTTTATTGGTTACTCATGAACAAAACGCTAGAGATATTGCAGACAAGATCTATCAGTGTTATTTTCAAATGACAAGACAACAACTGATGGACCCAGAAATGCTAAAAGCAGAAAGAGCTAATGCTTACGCTAAGTTCATTAATGATCACTTAACTTATGTTCCATGGGTTAAGGCTGGATCTATGTTTGTTGAAGATGTTATCGATATGATTAAAGAAAAGAATGCCTTTATGAGGGGCAATAGTTCAAATAATAAAGGGTATGATCTAGTTATAGATGACTATCCCGGTAAATTGTCTAGCCGTAATACTGGAAAAGATCTGGCAGATCATGCGGTTAAGACCTTCATTTATGACCAGTTTGTTACTATGGCTATTGAGGAACAGTTCCACGTCATAACCCCTCTGCAGGCCAACCGTGGAGGTTTCCAAAAGGCCAAGAATCTTAAAGAGGGTTCTTCCATGATCGACCAGGCTGACGTAGCTGATGCCTATAATATCGTACAAAGAGCCTCTAATATCATAACCTTAAATGCCAGCGGTAAAGATAAAAACGCTCAAATAGTTCGTTTTTTAATAGCAAAATCAAGATCTTCCGCTACAGCTAAGGTTTTTGTATCTAAAACCAATTATGCAATGTCAACAACGCATTCAGTCTTAAACAACTCTACTACTTACGATGAAGGGTCACCTAAAGAAGATACCCTTATTTATAGCGCACTTAAGATTGGTGCAATACATGATGCAATGATCCCAGACGAAATAGAAACAATAGAAAATGGAGCCGAACATGTCTTTAATGTACCTTCATGATACCAAGTTTTTGCCAATTAAGCCAATAGTTGCCACTCAAGTTGATACAATGCTTAAGGGTGGCCTAGCTATTACCAAACAAAAGAGAGAACTATCTAAGTCCGTTGTTCTGATTGACGGTGTTGGCGGTATGAAAAAGGGTACCACGGTCTACCTTAGACCCGATGCAGGCTTTAGTCCTTGGAACAAAGAAATCTGGCATATCGGTGACCTAGAGTTTGTGTTAGCTCCAATGGACTACATTGTAGGGGTAGAAGTCGATGGCTAAGGTTATTGTAGGTGACATGCACGTCAAAAAGACCAATATAGAAGAGTCTCAGCGGCTCTGGGAGTGGATACTAGATGTTGCAGAACTTAATGAAAGATTTGTTTTGGTGCTTGGTGATATTTTTAACGATTTTGGTGTGTGTAATATTGAAGTGCTCAACTTCTGGCATAAATCAATCGAGTCAGCCAAAAACAGAGGTGTGCAAATAGAAATATTGGTTGGCAATCATGACATGTCACCAGACGGTACTCACGATTTCCCCTCCTTCTTGGGTACCGTAGTTTTCAACAAGCCAAGTCTATATGGCGACACCCTTTATGTGCCTTTTGTGCGTAACTCTGATGATTTTGTAAGGATCGTAAATGACATCGTTTTGCCAGACACCAAGTACCTGTTTTGTCACCAAGAGTTTAATGGATGCCAGTTTGAAAACGGTTTTTATGCTCCTCATGGAGTAGACCCAGCTTTATTGCCGTCACACCTTAAAGTGATCTCCGGTCATATTCATATGAAACAAGAGTTTGGCAATATCTTCTACCCAGGTACACCTCGCGCACTAACCAGGTCTGATGCCAATGAAATCAAAGGTATACATATCTTTGATAACGGTTCTTTTGAGTTTATACCAACTCCTGCAAGTGTGTCGGAGCTTATGGTTTTGATCAAGGTTTCAAATGATCAAGAGCTAGCAGAAGCCCAAAAAGCTTTGAAGTCTTTGTCACCAGACCGGGTATATATCGACATCACTGGAAACAAAAAGTTCGTATCGGACTGCCTTAAAAAGAGCTGGACATCTGCTAAGGTTAGAACTACAATCCAAAATGACGTAATCCAGACCGAAGTTACCGAATCAAACGGTATACCTGTTGCATTTAATTCTTATTTCATAGACTATGTTACCTCCAAGGACCTTGGGAAAAAAGAGGTGGTTGCTTTGAATTCCATGTTTAAAGACCTGTTGCCAGGGGTAGTAGGGTGAAGTCACCAAAAGACCAGTTGTATTGGCTAAAGGGTATGACCGAGCGCTTCGGCTCTGTCCATGAGTTCCAAGTGTATCAGCTCCAGTGTTATGGGGTTTTATTGCCAAATGTAAATGCAGTTGAGATCAAAATAGAGCCCAATACTCACGTAGTTACCTTTAATGCCAAATCTACTGGCAAGTACCGTAAATCCAAGAAAACCCAGGAATTACTTAATCTTATATCTGATTGGACACAATACATACTTTGGAATGACTCTGAATGTGTGTATATACTAAACGACAAGAAGATTTATGACAGTAGAATTGACAAACCAGATCCAGTTAGAAACCCAGATCAAACAGAAACTGAGTGATGGTCAGCTAATTATTGATCGAGCTAAGATCTATCTGACTTCTGAAGAGTTCCAGGAACTTAGCGACTATATTTTAAAGGGTGGTGCGCCATTAGCTTTGGTCACTGCCCAAAAGTTTTTTGACCTTTACTTAAATGGGTATGATGTCAATGAGATCCACAGGTTAAATCCTTCTTTTCCAAAAGGTTGCATTTACCTGGCTAGACTACGTTATAGCTGGGACCAAATGTACCATGATGCTATGGTTACTATGAACCAAAGGGTCATTAACAAAATCACTAAAGCCGCCATAGAGGCCACCAGTATTTATACCGACATGATAGCTGCCGCCAACAAAAAACATGGCGACAGGCTGAAAAAGTATATCCAAACCGGAGACGAATCTTACCTTAAAGATGCTTTGTCGATCAACAGTATCAGCGATCTGGCAAAGGTTATAGAGTCTCTGCAAAAGCTTAGCGGCCAGGACCGCACCTTTACCATCAAAGACGAAAGAGAAGCTCTACAGGGCAAATCTGCCAACCCAATAACCCTTGAAGCAGGTAAGGTAGAGGTTCAAACTGACGCTACCCAGCAAATTCTGAACATCATGGCAGAAGAAAAACGTAAAAAAGCTAGAGGGGAAAATGGCTAAAAAACCTGACACTGCCAAACCCATGACAGCTATTCAGTTAGCTTTAGCCGAAACATTTCTAAAGCCTTTTGAAACGCCACAACAAATGCGCGATTGGATGTGTAATTTTTTTGACATAGATTTCCCTATGGGTACGGTAGACCCAGATAGCAATACATCTCCAGTTGAATGGATGTTTGAAGTTTATACTGCAATGAGAAATAACGAAGGAAATGAAAAGCCTGTATATGTTGTATACAGCGCCAGAGACGCATACAAAACCTTGGGATGTTCGGCACTTGAAGTTATTTTAATGGTCCATTTGAATGCTACCGTGGCTCACATGGCAGCAATTACTTCTCAGTCCGCTAAAGCTATTCAATATATCAACTCTTTTGTACGTAAAATAGAACCATACCTAGAGCATCACGGTGGAGCAGTTACATCCAAAAACGTGCGCAACATTTCTATTAAAAATGCCAACGGAGATGAAGTTTACGTTCAAGTTATTGTCGCCACGCTTCAGGGAAGTAACAGTAACCATACACTTTTTTTTGCATGCGATGAGGTAGATGTTGTCCAGTATCCTCAGGCTTTTGAAGAGGCTAAGATGATTCCTGGGGTACAAAATGGTAAATTCCCAATTACTCTTTACACCTCTACTCGTAAATTTGCTTTCGGTTTGATGCAAAAAGAAATAGAAAGAGCCCAGGAAAATGGTCACCCAATAAGACACTGGAACATATTAGATGTAACTGAGCACTGCTCACCAAAGCGCAACAAAAAAGATCAAGGTACCGTTAAAAGGTATATAGCAAAAAACCTGCCTCTTTTGCAAATATCCCCAGAAGAACACTTGTCTCTACCAGAAGAAAAAAGAGACGGATATGAAGCAATAGAGGCTTATGTCGGGTGCGTTGACTGTAAACTTTTACCTGTGTGTAAAACTCGCCTAGCCAATAGACCAGAAAACGATAGAGGTGGACTGTGGAAGCCAATAGATTTTACTATTAACCAGTTTTCTAAAATTGAACCCGATATGGCTGAGGCTCAGTTACTTTGCTGGAAACCGAGCAGTACAGGTCTTGTATATCCTCGCTTTGATCAAACTGAAGGAGAAAATACTATAACGGTTAGTAACGCTTATTATCAGCTTATGGGCGATGAAAAACCAGACGTAACTCTACCAGAACTTATCCTTAAAATGTCTGAACTTGGTATACAATTTTATGTAGGCGGTGACTGGGGCTTTAGGCATAACTTTGCCCTAATAGTTGGGGCTATACTTCCTAGTGGGGACTTTTGGATTGTAGAGTGTTTTGTTATGGCTGGTTTAGAGTTCCCGGAAATGATGAAATATTCCGAATATATACGTGACAAATATATGCCAAGAAAATGGTTTATGGACACTGCCCAGCCTATGTTCATTAAATCATTTAAAAAAGCTGGAATGCCATGCAAAGAGTTTAAAAAAGATGTATCTGGTGGCATATCTTCAATTAGGGGACAAATAATTGATGCTTCCGGTCGTCGTAGGTTAAAGGTTCTTCTTACTGAAGAAAACAGGCACATTATTAAAGGTTTCCATAGCCATCACTTTAGAACCGATGCAGCAGGCAATATAACTGCCGAACCGGATGATGAAAATCATGCCGATGCCCTCGATAGTTTGCGTTATATGGGTCAGAACCTTTTTGCCACTAAAGGTGGCTTAGTTGCCCCAGATCTACGCGAAAGAGAACAAGACATCCTGAAAACCAGATCATCTTTACCTCAGTTTCAGCCCGGTCCTGGCCAAAGGAACTATTTTAATGAGATCTTCGAGATAGCATCTAATGAAGTAGACTCAAAAGGTAAAGGAAAGTCCGCAACTGGTTCAGTTTTTTGGGACTTTTCAAACGACTAAGTCCGTCCCCTAATCTTTTATGAGCCTAATGGAGAAAAAAGTCAATGACTTCAATACTTAACATTACAAATCAGCTTTTAGCCTATTCAGATCCTTCTGGAAATACAGACAATCCTCAATACAAGGACTATGACTGGACCAGGCGTTTATCGGCTTTAGCTATTGAAAATCCAGCCCACAACACCATAACCATAGCTCCAGGACAACAATACTCCATAGTTAACTCTTTGATTTCCACAGGGTTAACCGGATCTTCGGTGTTGTCTAATAGTCAAGTAAAAACATCTACTTATGCTTTGTCTATTACTTCTGGACCAGGTAGCTTTAAAACTGCCCATGTAGCCACTGGAATATCCTCGGCTACTGTTCAAATGAACAACAATGCCATAGCCGTTTTTACATTCCCTGGTGCCGACCTTAGCGCTGTTCAGGTTGGCGATGTGATGAGAATTGCCGGTACTGGTACCTTTGAAACTGGTCCGTTTTCATTTAATGCAATCAATTCAGGTATTTGGATCGTTTTAGCGGTAAATAACACAGCAAAAACGGTTCAAGTTAATCGCGGACAAGGTAATCCTTGTAATGGCGTGTCAGAAACGATAGTTGGACCTATCCCTAGTGGCCAGGTTCAGTTTTACGTACAAGACGGCGTCCAGGCTGGCAATACTATAGCTATTTATGGCACACTAAGTGCCGCCTCTATTGGTTCGTATAACATAGTAGATAGTACACCGTATACTGTATACTATATATCTACTGCTCCTATCCCTACTGAAACTGGGTTGACTTATGTTTTAGATACCATTATGATCTATAGTGGTGCTAAGAATTTCATTTACCTGGAGTCAAATCAGATGGTTGCTGTTAAGTTAAACGGCGAAACCAGCAACAGAAACACGGTTGACCCAATTGCATCAGGAAAACCAGATTTAATTGGTTTTATGTCAAAAGTTGGCTTGGTTTATTCACTAGTTATAGTAAATTTGTCAGTTAGCGTAGCGACAATCAAATATTTTGTAGCAGAGTAAAATATGGATAGCTCGGACTTCCTGAATAAATCTAAAAAAGCTAAGGAAGATCAAACCCAGGTGTTTGCCTTGGATGCTAATAGCTACAAAATAGCTAAAGCTATGGAAGCTGACGAAAAAGAACCTCAAGACGACAAAGGTGGAAGCCTTAAGTTGATTCTAGATTCTTTGCGTAAGAGTGAAAAAGCCAGGGAACATGACATTCGCCTAGCTTTTACTCTTGACCCAAGGGATGCCAACCTTGGAACTGTATCTACTTACCGCCAAAAAACCAACCTAACCCCAGATCCTATCCTTAAGCGTATTGCTGGTCCTCAAGGTGATGACCTGGTTAACCAAATTTTGCAAGCTAGATCTAATACTCTGGCGTCTTTTGGTCGTCCTAGAACTAGCCGCTTTAGCGTTGGCTTTGAATTCCAGCAAATGCATCCAGAACCACATGAAACTCCAGACCAGCAAAAAGAAATTCAAAAACGCATCGAAAAAATCAAAGAAGTGATGTGGAACTGTGGGTCAAACAGAGTCATAGAAGACTGGCATCCAAACTTGTCTCAGTTCCTTAAGATGACCACCAGGGATGCCCTCCTTTTTGGTCGGTCAGCTACCGAATTTATTTACGCTAATGACACCGACCGTGGTGAAAACGTTTGCGTGGCATTTAGGGCAGTAGATGCTGGTACTATCTACCGTATTATCCCAAGCGCTAGCCATGACCAAGAACAGCGTATTGCTGCTATGCGTATGTTGGAAAAACTTGATGACAAAAAGTTCGATATTTCCAAATATGAAAAAGATGAATACAAATGGGTCCAGGTTATCAATGGTACCCCAGTTCAAGTGTTCACCGAAAAAGAATTGGTTGTGTACAACATATTTCCAACAACCAATATTGAATACAACGGCTACCCTTTAACCCCTATCGACCAGGCCCTTAACGCCGTTATTACCCATATCAGCATTTCCCTCCAGAATAAACTGTTCTTTGAAAACGGTCGAGCTGCTAGGGGTATGTTGGTCTTTAAGTCTGATGACATAGACGAAGGCACGATCCAAAAGATCCGTAACCAGTTCCATGCCAGTATTAACTCGGTCAAAAACAGTTACCGTATGCCAGTTTTTGGTATCGGCAGCGAAGACGACATTATTTTCCAGACCACAGATTCTGCTGGTAGAGACAAAGAGTTCCAGTTTTTGTCTGACGACACGGCTCGAATAGTTCTTGGTGCATTCCAAATGTCACCAGAAGAATTGCCAGGTTATGCCCACCTTAGCCGTGGCTCTAACTCTCAGACTTTGTCAGAAACCAGCAATGAATACAAACTTATCGCCGCTCGTGACGTAGGTTTACGTCCTTTGATGTATGATATCCAGGACTTACTAAACACACACATTTTGCCTAAGTTTGATGAAGAGTTCAGTAAAGAGTTCCAGCTTATTTTAGCTGGTTTGGAACAAGACGATCCAGAAAAAGAATCTACTCGTCTTAGCCAGGATATGAACGTCCATATGACCATGGATGATATCCTTAAGACTGTAGAAAAGCCAGTTCTCGGTAAAGAGCTTGGCGGTCAATTTATCATGAACCAGCAATGGCAAACCAGTGTTGCTCCATACCTTACAGTCGGTTTTATGATGGAAGCATTTTTTGGCATTGAAGGGGCAGCCCAAGATCCAAGATACGACTACATCAGAGATCCTTTCTATTTCCAACAGATGCAATTAGCTATCCAGAAATCCCAAATGGCCATGCAAAACCAACAAATGGCTATGCAGATGCAACAGCCTCAGCAACAGCCGCAACCTGGCCAAGATGGACAGGATAGTGGTCAGGAAGCCTCTGGTGACCAGGATACTGGTCAACCAGCTCAAAAAAGCGAACTGGCCGCTACCTTTTTTGAACTTAACAAGTCTGTGGAAACCAACCATACAGCTATCAGCAAAATGCTTCTAGCTAGACACAATCAAATTGTGGACAAAAATCTTCTAGCGTGGCGTAAAGATTCGGAAAAAGCTGTACGAAAGATTGTAGCAGATATCCAAAACGGCACCTTAGCTAAAAACGAAGACCACGAAGATTGTGACCACGACCATGATGTTGACGGATAATCAAAAAAAGGCAATCGAAGCCCACGTAAACGACCTTTTTAACAGACTCAAGGCGAGACTGTTAGGAAGGTTTTTCCGTGGCCCAGCGATCTATTTTGAAATAATCCGTGATCAAGACCCGATTGATTCTATGGAAGGAATTTATCGCTATACTATCGGCATGATGTACGGTCCAGATGCCAAAGTAGACGTAAAGCGCATCAAAAGCATGGCAAAAATCACCGCCAACTACCTGGACGCAGAGCGCCTGAAGACCATCAACAATCTGACTATGGCTGCAGAACAAGGCATAGAATTAGACCAGGTTGAAGGCTTAGTCAGAGACGGTATGGACAAAGCTTCTAAGTATGTCAGCACCGTCCTTAACACAGAAATAAAGAACGTCCAAGCTTACGCCGAAAGAGCCGGTATTGAACAGCTTGGAGCTTCTATTGGGGAAGATGACCCAACCGTAATGAAACTTGGTGTAGTAGACGCTAAGTTGTGCGTAAATTGCAAAAAGCTGTGGCACACCGATGACCTTTATGTGCCAAAAGTATATAAACTGTCGGAACTTAAAGATGGCTACAACAAAGACTGGCGTAATCCGGTAGCCACTGTTGGCTGCACTCACCCTCACTGTAGACACGTTTTGTCAATGTTGCCGCCAGGCTATGGATTTAATGCTCGCGGTACTATAACTTTCAAGGGTTTTGGGTATGATGAATACTCCGAACAAAGAGGTTAATTTTGGGATTAAAAATCGATGGAATTGCTGCATCGCAACATATTGATTCTTCAGGAGAAATGCTCCATATTGAAGGGCATGACATCTCTGACTTAGTTGAAGGTCGTGGTTTGGTGAACTGGGAGCACCAAAATGACTCACCAGAAGATATAGTTGGCAAGATTATTTTTGCAAAAAAGATAATGAAAAAGTCTGACTGTGATAACAAGCGCCAGGAAATGTTTTGGGACAAGGTCAAAACTCCTTTTGTGTATGTAATATCGGAACTATTTGATGATGAAAAACATCCAGGTGCGGTTGCCTGTGCGGCAATGTTTAGATATTGCCAAAAAAGAAAAACTCCAATGGTTGTTGGGTTTTCTATTGAAGGTTCCACATTAGAAAGACAAGGATATGAGTTAAAGAGATCTGTTGGTAGAAGACTTGCACTAACCGCTCGTCCGTGCAATAAGTCAGCAATATCAGATATTTACGAAGGCGACGACATAGAAAAAACTATGGGATGGGACACCGAACCTTCCTATAGAACTATTGAAGTCGAAGATGCTATCTTTGAAGACATAGCTAAAACCGTTACCCCACTAGAAACAATCAAAGAAGCGGTGTTGGCCCTTAAGAAAACTCTTACGGCTGGCAGCTACAATGCAGCTCCATCTACCTTGACTCAAGGCTCAGCCTTGCAAAGAGAAAGTCTTGCCGGGTTGTCACCCGAAAGACGCAAAAAACTTGCTAAGATAGTAGCCAGTTGGGATGGAAAATCACCTCTTCGACCAATCCTCAAAGCAGCTTTACCTGAAGTAAGTGATGACTACTTGGATCACTTTGAAGGCGTCACCCAAGAACTCCACCTAAAGAAAACTGAACCTAGTTTGTCGGCTTTGTCTAATGGCAATGCATCATTTAGCCAGGACAGTCTGGCTCATGCAGCCCTGCAGGCTGTACCTATGATAGACATGAAAAAGGACGTACCTGGAAAACTGAAAAGACTGCAAAGCAAAAATAGCAAGTTTTTGTATAATAGCCCTACTCATGGCACAATGTTGATCAAACTGTCGGTCAACCCAAAGGCGGCAGACAAATTCAAAGACGCCACTAAGTACCATGAAATTGCTAAGAATTTCTTTAAGTTACCAGATATTACTCCAAATACGGCATGGTGTGACCACCCAAGTCTATACAACACGGTTTTGGGCATCAATTCTTGTAACGACTATGAGCCAATGGGCACCGAAGGCTACCAAAATGCCTTGCAACAAGCTAGGCAAACTGGCCGACTTCAACAAATGGCTATAGTTGATTTGTGTCTAGGTCATCCATCTAGGACCTGGGGAGACACGGCTGCAAATGGTGGCCAAATTACCCACGTCAATAACGGGCCTTTGTACAAGTTTTCTAACGGAAATCCTTCAGACTATTATGACGACCAGGAAAATTCCGGTTTAGGGGAAGATATGCTAGTACCCCAGACCCAAGAATGGCTAGACCAGCTTGACCCTTCCCAGCTTTACGTGTATCTTATTAATAATACTGGCGCATCGCCAGCTAACGCCGCTAAAGCTCAGAGAAATTTGGACCATATCAAACAAAAGTCTCACGGCAGGACTTTCAACCAGCTTTTTGAAGAGTTAAACAATGCAGGCTCTGATAATCAAATCTCCTCATACGAATGAAGCTTTGGCCGAAATTCGCACTGATGGTAAAACTTTACTTTTTACTTACGACAAAACTGGCGGTAAGATCCAAAAGATGTTTGCCAAAGGTGTAATGGCAGGCATCAACGCTATTGACGAAAGTGACAGCTTAGAGATCATTAGCAACCCTAATGTAAAATCTCATACCTATAGTTTAACTAATGGCGACACAATTGAAATTACCTCCGATGGACTAACCGCTGCCCTTAATAATCGAATGCTTAGTCAAGATGAGTTCAAGCGCGTCCATGAGTTGTTGGCTACCGGCAAGCTTAAGGTGGCATCCAAAGCTAACCTTGACATGCCAAATGAGCTTCAGGGTATACCAAGACCAGTTGAAGACCATGTAGGAAACGCCAGACAGCAGCAGTTTAATGACTATTCTTTGGCTAGTCAAAAAATGTCTAAGACCGAACTTGGCAGCTATTCCCATGGACATGACCCACATATCGAAAAAGCTTACTTTAGCGAACTGGACCAGAACAATCAAAAGCTAATGCGCAAACTCCTTAACGACATGGTTTACGGGGCAAAAAATGACTGATACACCAGAAAAAAGCGAAAAGATTCACGACATTATTGACAAATATATTCAAACAAAAAATAGCTCACATTTAATAGCCGTTTCTGGTTCCGACAATTGGGACAAAAGCCACACCCAAAAACTATATACTGCCGCCTGGAAGCCTGAAAATAAAGAAATTCAACCTTCTTTACTTTTTCACGCTTTTAATAGTGGCTTGCATGATGCTGACCATTCTAACCATTTTATGGATCAGTATAATAGCGGTGCAATAGAACCTAAAGATGTTGTAACAAGAACCGTTAAAAGAGTTGCGGATACCCCTGGCTTGGATCATGACAAGCTTATAGCTTTTATGAAAAAAAACCAAGAATCTGAAGACAATAACACACAAATTGATACCCTACATATGCCACTACCAGAGCTACGCACCTTTACCCAAAGGTTAGCTGCTGGCGAAGCTGGACCTGCATATTCTTACCCTGAACACATCTCAACCATAATAGATGAAAGCCTTGGACCAAAAATTCAACACACGGCCCAAGAGCTAGCAGATCACAAAGATTTCGTAGAACAGCACCACTATAGCCCCATGAGATTTTTCGGTGAACAGCAAAACTCGCCGCCAGAGATTTTAACTAGCGTAGCCGACAAAGCTATTGACAAAGGTGAAACAAGGGGATTCAATTCGTTAATTGCGCACCCAAACTTGCCAGCAAACTATGTAGCCAAATCACTTAAAAGTGACAGACAAGACATTTCTTCAGCAGCCCAGGCTCACGCCAGAATACCTGACGAAATGTTTAAGGGTTTTTTACGCAACGGCGACGAAAAAGCCATTAGAAACTTCCAGGAAAACGAAAATCTAACAAAAGACCAAGAGGCGGAGCTTTATCGGCACGGTTATAATAGCGTCACCGAACACCCTAAGCTATCTGACCAAGACAAAGAGCAGCTTTTCCAGACGTTACCTAGAGAAATCCAGGACAAGCATGCATTCAAAAAATATTATAAAGAATCACCTTCTTATATTGTTGACCACGCCTTTAACCGTGGCGACAAAGAAACTAGATCTAGGATAATTAGAACTACAGACAACCAAGATCATCTTAGAAAAGCTTTAGATGGAGATGACCAAGAAATAGCCCTACAAGCTTTTCACAGCAAACATTTGCCAGATAGTGTAGCAGCCGATCATATTAAAACCGGCAAACCTGATCTATATGATATAAGTGAAAGAATAGCAGAAAATCCTGACCACAAAGAAACTGTTATAGCTGGAGTAGACAAAGCTCTGTCTATGCCTCATGGCACCTCAAATGACAAATATAACATTTTGAATCACGCCATTAAAAGCGGCCTTTTATCTGGTGACAAGCTACACAAAAGCTTGGAAACTATTAAAAAAGACGGAAACTTATCAGATTTAGAAATGATCAACTCTTATCCAGGAGTCCAAGAAGTAGTTGACAAGGGCATCAAGGACAATATGTCTGATATTGTTACTAAATTTGGTGAACATGACTATGATTTAAGCCATAAAGTAATAAGATTTGGTAATTATTCACCAAAAGTAGCCAACGACCTAACAGACGCGGCGTTGCAAAAAGACGACTATTCTGTATTGCCTAGACTGTTACACACAATGATGGAAAACAATAATCTTCCTCCAAGCGTTAGGGCTGAAATAGCTAAAAAAGTTGACGCACAAAAGGGTGAAGGTTTTATGAGACAAACCTTAGCTAGTCCTACCGTTCATAGATCATTTGTTAGTCATATGGACAACATGGACCGTGGCCAAAAAAGAGACGATCTCATACATGACGCCATAGACACAACAATTAAGCATGGCCCAAGATATGGGTTGCCCATGTCTGCTATTGCCAATATTGACTACCTAAACGAAGATCATCACCAAAAAATTCGCCAAAATTCTGACGCATGGATAGACCAATACCATGAAAATGAATACCCACACAAACTTAACGACCAAGAGATTACCAAGGTTTTGAGCAACACCGAAGGTCACAACCTTAACGAATACTACCTTATTAAAAACCTTGAACAGTCTGGCATGATCCAGGACAACAAGCCAACTCCTCAACTGATGCACCATATTAACTCAGTTATGGCCCAAGAAATCCAAAACGGTGACACCCAAAGTGCATCTCGTCTTGCTAGTAAGATGACTGAAATTCCAGGCGTATTGGAAGACCCGCAATACCGGGAACATTTAAAGTCGCTTAGCCAAAAGGCTGGTGCCGACAAAGACGAATTTATGCCAGGAACTCAACAGCTTAGCGCATATACTAGAAATTTGATTCCAAATTTGCATGAAAGTAACTTGCCTGATCAAGAAAAAAAGCAGTTTTTACATGACTTTTTGGACAGTTCTGGTCAAAATCGGCATGATGCTTATTCAGCTGTTTTTAATAGATATGATCCGAAACCAGAACATCAAAACTTGTTGTCAGATCTTATAGACACAGCACCAGAAGGTCATCCGATTATACAGCAAATGCACAAGTATGGCATTTTAAATGACCAACAAACAGCCAAGCATGTTCATCAAAACGAAGACATGCTTGCAACAGAACTCCGTAGATCTTTTAAATCCGATAAACCTTTTGGTCACATAAAGCCGTATTTAGACTCTTTGATGAAGTTCCACAAACAAGACACCGGAACAGAATATCTTGACGATATTTTACGCAATAACGATGTCTTTAAGGGAGCCAGTGACCAAGAAATTTCCCAAACAATAGGTCAACTTATTGGTGCCGGTAAAACTGAACTAGATGCCTCTAAACTGGTAGCCAAATCCTTAAGCAACAAAGAGGCTTTTACTGATGTAGAAGGAAACTATTCAGAACAAAAGCACCATGCTGTTGCTATGGATGCTATTAACCAATTTATAGCAAAACACCCTAAGAAAATCAGCTTAGTGGCTAATATAGTAGACAAATTGCCAGAAGCATCCAAAGGACCGGTTTTTAGTCATATGACCGACAAAGCACTAGAACTAGGAGACTATGGCACAGCAGCCAAAATGGCTAGCCACACTCCAGATGGAACTGCCTCGCCAGAAGCTCAAGCAAAATTTGTCAAAGATATCCCTAAGATACTTGAAACAAAGAAAAAATCAAACTCGGTTCAGCTTAAGTCATTTCTTAATGTAATGTCTGATGATGACCAGTGGTCTAAAGCTTTGTCTATGCTTCATACTAGCGGCAAAATGAACCCAGAAGACACCGCCGAAGCTATTATGAACAAGCCTGGGGAAATTACCGGTAAGTCTTATTCTACTTCCCTGGATGTAACCAGTCGCCTTTTAGGTTCTTCGGAAGGTACAGGTTTGCCCAATAAGAGTGAATTGGAGTCTTTTGCTGCATCTAAGTTGCTAGGTTCAAGCCAAGCTGCCAATGCTAACGAAAAACAATTTGGCCAACTTAATGATATTTTTCAGGAAATTAATAACAACAGCCCTATAGCTAAAAACATTAACCCTTCTTTGGCCATTAAGTTGATACCTCATATAAACAACGCTAATCAGGCTCTTAGTGTAATCCACTCTGGCTATTCTAAACTAAGTAAAGACGGTTTTGCCCAATTAGTAGACAAAACCATAGACATTTTGCCTGCAGACCTAATGCAGTGGGACGATATTCATCCATTGCTTAAACAAAATGCTGACAAAATGGGTCCAGAGTATTCTACCAAACTAGCTAGTCATCTTAACTCCAAACTTGACGCAGGAAGTTTAACCAGACTTATCAATAGCGCCTCAGATGAAAAAGCTAATCAGGGAACAGTTATGGACCATGTTGTTTCCCAAATGGTAAACGACAAAGATAAAAGACAAAGACTTTTGTATGACCAAAGCATGGACTACCTTTTCCAGTATCTGCAAAAGTCTGGTAATGGTAAACAAAGCCAAACAAACGCTCAGACATCTAACGATCTTCTGGGTCATATTGCCGATCATATCCGAAATGACGGCATATCGGATGAAATTTACGAAAACATTTTTGACAGAGAACTAGAACTCAATGATGTGAAATTGACAGGTCCTAATACCGATAAACTTCTAGAAGCTACAAAAAATCACTATGATCCCGATTTTAATATAAAATTTGCATCAAATGCAGAGTTTAGTCCGTCTATCCATCGTAAGATGGCTAGTGAACCAAACGGTATGTTTTTGCTAAGACACCAAAAGATTCATCCAGACAACATGCCCATACCTGATGTTATTAGTGGCATAGACATGAGTGCATCAGAAGCTAATGAAATGATGTCACATGTTTCCGATGTAGTCAGAAAAATGGACCCAAGTCATATCTCGGAAGCTATAGACAAATGGGTTCAATGGGCTAAAACTCTAAGAAGTAAAACGGTAGGACATCTTTATACTGGATCTTTGAAGGGAATAGCCCCTCACTTAACAGATAAACAAATCGATCAGCTTCCGGAAGCTATTGATGATATAGTTCAGGCTGGTGGCGGTAGCCCACAGTTTCAAGCAGAGCATCTAAGCGATCTTGACCCGTCAACTTATAAATTTGTAAAAGATTCACCAGAATCGGAAGCTTTTTTCCATAAGAACCTTTACGATATCCCTGATGTAAATTTAAAAGATTTAGTAATATCCGATAAGCTGTCCAAACAATCTATAGCTGACCTTTTTGACCGTAGCTATGACACCCATACACTTATCCAAAACCCTAAATTGACAAAAACAGAATTTGACTATTTAAGGACCAGACTGAGAAACAATCCAACCTATGACCATGTTTTTGAAGTTGGAAAAGAGTGGAGCCCAGTTTTTAATGTTGTTCCTCATGGCCTCAACATGTTTAACGACCTTACTCCAAGGATACCTGACACAAAAAATCTAAACATCAAAGGGCAACCAACTGTTTCGTCGGTAAATGCATCTAAGACGGGGCACCTGTTCCAGGAGCTTAGTTCCATCATTCCACCTGAAGGTATGGATTGGGGCACTTTTAAACGGACTGCTCCTAAGTTAGCCAACAACAAAAAGATACAAGACGCTTTTTTGGCATCACCAAAGCACACAATGACTCCAGAGCTAGTCAACAAAGCTATAGTTAATAACCAGGACAATTACAAAGTTACTTACACTAAATGGGATGGAGCCCAAAGACACTCTGACCAAAACAATTTAGTAGTTCAGGTTAATGCTAACGAAAAACTCCAAAAAGCTATTATTGAAGACAAAGACCTAAAGAACATTTACGACTACATAAATGAATCTGGCAGATACAGCGATCACCCTACTGGTCCTTATACAGTAGGTTGGGCTAGGGTGGATACATCAGATCCAGAAAACTGGCTAATTGAAGAGACTCAATCAGACTTTTCGGCTGGTCTAAGAAAAGAGCTGGATGATATAGCCAAAAAAGGCCATAAATCTATTGTAATAAACGGTAAAAGTTACTCAATAGAAGAGTTTGGCAAATATGCTAAAAAAATCCAAGACTTAACTTCTGGGTGGTTAGATGCCGCGCACCAAGCCGTTAATGACACAGCCAAAAAGGCCGGTGTCAAAGGTTTGTATATGCATGGACACGATGTTAGAGCTTATATGTCTGGTATGAATGACCCTAAGCCTTACCCGCAATGGCTGCAGCATATGTACATCCACTATCCACCAGAAAATGGCTGGACTAAGACCGACTACCATAAGCTAAAGAATTTTGACAGCGGTACGGCCAAAAAAGTTAGTAAAAGACCGTTTGGTAAGAACAGTCTTATGATGTGGAAAAAGCCAGTTACTTAATCTTACCCTTAAGAGGTGCTTAATGGATATAGATAGCTTGAGTATGGAACTAGTTAAAGCTTGGACAGGTAAAGCAGGATCAAAAGGTCACGCTGGAGTAACCAACCTCCCCCCAAAGCTTAAATCAAAGTTTCATGCCTGGATGAAACATTTAATGTCAACTAAAATCAATACTTTAGAACCAGCAAAAAAACATGAAATATATCAAGAATTTAGAGATCTTTTAGTAAAAAGACTTACAGAAAACGCACCTTTAGCTAAAAATGAGATGGGAGTAACTACCCATAAAAATGGCGTAGTTAAAATGGAATTTGGAGCAGATGTACCTGAAGACGTAAAAAAGGCGGCTTTGTCATGGGCCAAGAGACGTGGCCTCAGTCCTGTAGATATGAAAATAGCTAAAAGCCAAAATAACCCAGCTAGTCATGTGTTTGCAGCCGGATTAAGTACATCACCTGACTTAGTAATTGATCAATATAGATGGTCTTTTTAACAGTAAAATCATAGTCTTATATAGCTTTTTCATCAAAATAAAAAAAATAACCTAAGCTTTCTATTGGCGTTATGCCGTATGGAAAGCTTTTATTCGTTTTTCTATATAACCATTTTACGGAGTAAAAAAATGGCACTTGAAACTTACGTAGTAGACAAAGCCAAAGCGATGTCTCGTGACTTGGCTGTTCGTCTTAAATTGACCGGCGTTCCTGTTGCTAGCGCTACCTTGGATGCTAAAGGCTTCCCGGTTCTTCAGCTTGGCACGACTGGCGCTTTTGAGTGGCTGTTGATCGAAACAGACTTTGCTCAAAGTGAAGCTCAAGGCACTGTCAATTCTTTAGGCATGCCACAAACTGTGTACACCCCACACGTTTGCAAATTCTACCAAGAAGCCTTTGCTACTTCTAGCGCTGCTCAAGCTGCTTTGGCTGGCCAAGTTTTGGCTGCTATCGGCCAACTTGGAACAAAAATTCAAATGTATTCGGCTACAGGCGTTGAGTCTGCTGCTGATTTTGCTGCTGTGTTGGCCTTGACACCTACACTTGATGCTACTATCCCAAGCGATTATATCAACCCACTTACACAACAAATGTAAGTTTAAGGAGCGCGTAGCATGAAAAACGTACAGGTGAGCCTGGACGATCTTCTTGCAGACCTTGACTCAGCTTTTGCTGAAGCCATGAAAAAGTCTGAAGATCTGTCTAAGGGTTTTGGCGACGACCAGGAAGCTCCAGCCGACCAAGCTGCTGCTGCCCCGGCCCCAGCTGCACCTGCCGCCCCCGCCGCTGATGCTGGAGCCCAAGCTCCAGCCGCTGCTGGTGCTGAAGATCAAGCTTCAGTACAAGAAGCGCCAGAAGCTGGTGAAGGAATGGCAGAAGGAGCTGAAGGTCAAGAAGGACAAGAACAGCCAGGTCAAGAACAACAGGAACCAGGTCAAGAAGGCCAAGATCCTGCTCAAGACCAGAATTTGTCTGATGAAGAACTTCAGCAAGTGTATAGCTCTATGGCTCCAGAAGAGCTAGAGCGCCACTATATGGTTATCCGTGGATTGCTCCAGCAGCAATACTCCAAAGCCGAAAAAGCTCCTGAAGCAAACGGCGGCCAAATTAAGGCTGGGATAGCTAAAGAAGAAATGGACAAATGCGGTGAAATGAGTTCACCAGCTATGAAAAAATCAGAAACCAATGGTTTGGCCAAGGAAGTTGCAGACTTAAAGAAAAGCAATGACGAACTCAAAGCTGGCCTTGATAAAGCTCTGCAAGCGGTTAAAATTCTTGCCCAACCAGTAAGAAAAGCAATCACTTCTGAAATCCAGTACATCTCAAAAAGCGAAGCTCCTGCCGCGCAAGCTGCAGCTCAGCCAAACTTTGCTGAAATGTCGGATGAAGCTTTGAAAGCTAGTCTGAATGACGTGTGCCGATCGGGTACACTGAACAAATCAGAACGTGATCTCGTTAATAACTACATTTTGAATTATGCAGGCAAAGACAAAGTAATCGAAATACTTAGGAGTAAAAAATAATGTTTGACAATCTCAATCAACAACTAGAATCACTCGTCAAGACCTTGACGGCTGGTCAGTACAATGCTGCTCCTAGTACGCTTGTACAAGGCTCGGCCCTTCAAATCGAAGATCTGTCTTCGGTTATGTACAACGTGACTTTCGATGACAGTCACATTAAATTGCAAAAAATGTTTGGCTCTAAAAAAGTCAAAACACTTTTGATGCAATTTAACCGTCAGCTAAGCTACGGTCATTTCGGTGGAACGGCTATGCGCGAAGGCGCTATTGGTGATGTTGACACGGGTGATTACATCCGAGCAACTGTGCCAATGTGCTTTTACTCGACCGTTCGTCGGGTAACTGTTGCAGCTAACATGGTTGACACGTTTGACGGCAAAGGCGGTTCCGACCGTGAAGCTGAAAACGCAGCTATGAAACTGGCTGGCGACATCGAATTCGATCTTTTCCGTGGAAAAGCCGACTTCAGCAATGCTGGTGTGTTTGACTGTAACCCACTTGCTATGCCAGAATTGCCAAACATCCTTGGCGTTGAGTGCCAAGTTACGCAATCTGACTACTTGCTCAACACTCAAGACTTAATGTTTGATTCCTACGGCTCGAACCAGTCGGTTGTCCTCAACCAAAACGGTTCCCTCAGCCAAGGCATCATTGAAGATTCCGCTGTTCGTAGCCGTATGAACATGGGTAAAGCAGAATTGCTGCTTGTTGACCCAATCGTTCTTGCTGGTTATAACAAAGCTGTTGCTTTGAACGGTGGCTCTAATGCCGGTGCTTCTATCCAGCGTATTCACTTGGCCGGTTCGGCTCAAGACGCTTCCGGTGCTGACCTTCGTCGTCAGTGGGTTTCTAATGGTACGATCGCTCTGGAAGACAGCCGATTCTTGTCGGGTAAAACTGCTCCACTGCGTCCATCCATCGGTTCCCCTAATGCTCCTGCTGTTCCAACGGCTGCTGCTGCTGCTGGCGGATCTTTGGCTGCTGCTACCTACGTTTACTTCGTTACCGCTTCTAACGAGCGCGGCGAATCCCCACGTAGCTCTACTGTAACCCAAGCTGCTACTGCTGGTCAAAAAATCACCCTTACTATCGCTTCCCCAGGCGCTGGCACTTTGTTCTTCAGCGTATACCGTGGTTTCAAAACCGATGGTTCTGACGCTAAGTATATCGGTCGCGTCAAAATCGACACACCAGCTTCGACTGCGTTTGTTGACTTGGGCAACCGCATCCCAGGCTTCGTTACTGGTCACCTTGTCCAGAAAGACACCTGGGGTATGGGTGAACTTGCACCATATAGCCGCTTGAAACTGGCTGTAGCTGACTTGAGCGTCCCAGAAGCTCACTTCCGCTTCTTGACACTTGCTGGCTATGAGCCACGTAAAAACGTCTTGATCCAAAACTTGAGCTAATCTGCCCAGCAGATAAGCTAAAGGCCGAGTTAAAACCCCGGCCTTTTTTATTGTCAAAAGTCTAATCTTTATTAGGGGTTTAACCCCTTGGTGTATCAACGCTCCTTTTATGGCGGCTACCTTCGTGGTAGCCGTTTCTTTTTACTTAAGGCGATAAGAGCGGATCACACCTTTGTTGGCTTTTTCACGATCTTTTTTCATTCTTTCAGCGTTTTCTTTGTTTCTTTTGACTACTTCCTCAAAAGACAGCTCTTCGGTAGGCTTAACTTCCACAGCTTTTTCTTCTTTTTTCTTTTTCAGTTCAATTACTTCACTCATTTGCGTCCCCCATTTTTATCACTTCTATTCCAACTTGCTTAAAGAGATCTAAGCTAGTTTTGTCTCTGTAGTCTTCCCAATAAAACACGGTTTTGATATTGCCCAGGTTAATCAACGTCTTAGCACACATCTTACATGGCAAAAGAGTTACGTAAACGTATTTTTCAGTCCCTCTTGGGGCATCACAGTTAATAACGCTGTTGTTTTCCGCATGTAGGCATCCGCAGCTACCGGACTTTTCGGGATCATCGCATCCATTGGCCAAACCTGTTGCATTTCCATTATAGCCAACAGCTAGCACCTTACGGTGATCGGTTGTTGTGATAACCGAACCTACTTGTTTACGGCAGCAAGTAGATCTTTTAGCTATAGACTTAGCCAGGTCCATATAAATACTGTGGAAATCAGGTCTCATATAGCTTCCCACCACAAATCAAGGGTAATAGCCCAGTCATATATAAGATTTGGCTTTGTGGCCAAATTTGCCGCTTCTTTGACCAGATCCTCAGGGCTAGCTCCCATATCTTCAAAAGCTTTTAAAATTCTAGCTAAAAGGTAAAGATCATTTTTGCTTAGGTGTTGCATGGTGTACCTCGCTGTGTTAAGATCCTTATCGGCACTTTGGCAAAAAACTTTAGGTGTAAAATGGACGTAGCTACCTTTTTCTTTGATGTAGATCTACCATCGGCTTATGCCGACTCGAATACACTATACCCACTAAAGGAATGTCAGTCAAACAAGATTATAGGTGTATGTTCGGTGTTTGACCAAAACCTTAAGTGTTGGATATCTAAGGATGTTTCTTTTAAGCTTGAAATAGACACAGACCAGCCGGTATACTTTACCTATTATAATCAATCGCTTAAGTCTATTACGAACAAAGATTCTTGCCTAACTGGAATGAATCGGATAGAATGTTTTAGTTACGGGTTGCTTAGTCCATACAAGCTAGATGAAACATCCGTTAAGGTAAAGGTTTATTCTAATGGCGACACAGAAAGAAAAGACAGCAATAGATGACTTTCTAGTCTATGGAATAGACACTAAAAATCGTATTATTCATTTTGGTATTTCCCCTGACAATATTGACGAAGACGACTTTACTTCATTTAATTCCAAAACTGTGGAAACAGCTATACGTGGCATGAACAGGATGATCCATGATAGCCCCAAAGCCCCAATTTCTTTGTACATGAACTCTAGCGGTGGAAGTACCGCCGATGCCTTTTATCTTATTGACTTTATCTTGGCCTCTAGTTGTCAAATCAAGTTCTATGGCGGCGGCTGGATATGTTCTGCTGCCAGTCTTTTGATGGTTGCGTGTGATGAAAGGTATTTGTATCCAAACACCAGAATAATGCTGCATGAACACAGCTCGTTTATGCAAGACAAATATACCAACAATAAGATTGATATGATTGAAGGCGACCTGTTACACGACAAGATGTGTAAGTTTTATGCTGACAATTCTATCATGGATGAAAAATTCTATAAACAACTCCTTAGTTCAGGTAGAGACGCCTGGATGTCAGCCCAAGATGCAGTGAATCTAGGTTTAGCTGATGACTTAGTTCCAGCCGTAAAGCGCGGCAATTTAAGGAAAAAACGTCAAGAGCACCTTAAGCAATCCCCTTCTGAGGCTAAGCTAAAGAAAACTGTAGAAGGTCTCTTAAAAAGAACTCTTAAAGAGCACCAACATACCGAAATTATTGTTAAAATCCCACAAAAAGACGAATCAGACCCTAATATTACCATAGGTGAACCAGTATCACTGGACTAGGAGTTTTTATGACATCCCCAGACGTTCTGCCTTATATTTGGGTAAATGAATTTGAAGATGAGGATGTAGAAAAGTTTTACCAGCATTTTTATGCTTTAGAGTTCTTTTCAGACTCTAATGAAATCACTATATTTATAAATAGTTACGGCGGACAATATCATAATTGCCAAGCAATGAGATCTCTTATTAAAAGAGCCTCTAAACCTGTAGCAACTGTTGTAGTAGGTAAAGCAATGTCTTGCGGTGCTCTTTTAGCCTCTTCCGGTTCTGCTGGATATCGTTTTGCTACCCATGAATCAGATTTTATGGTTCATGAAGTTTCCCTAAGTGAAATAGGGGGTAAAAACGCTGAATTTCAAAATTCAGCTAAAATGCTAGATAACCTTAATAAAAAGATGATTAAACAGCTAGGTGAAGATACCAAACTTAGTGCAGATGAATGGAAAGAATTAATAAAAGGTCAAGGCAACGTAGATCTTTTTATGACTCCTATGCAAGCTAAAAAATACGGTCTAGTAGACCATATTGGTATGCCAGAGTTTTGTTTTTTACCTTCCACAACTGTTTTAGGGTTTAATCGTCCTATGCAAAAAGGGCCAAAGTAATGATGTATTATTTCAAGTTCCTAAGCAACGTTTGTGGTCCTAATGAATATTGCGTAGAAGACGAACTTCATTTCCAAAAGACCAACACCCAGGATCTATATTTTCAACTCTACAAAACAAACTGTAGTGGTGAGCTTATTCGTTATATACCCCAGGGCGATATCAGCAACACAGTTACTGTTCTTTTTGCTAGTTTAGATGAAGCCGATGCTTTTGAGCGTGTTGGTGTACAAGCTTTTGCTGGTGACCAGTCTATCTATAAAGTAACTGTTGGCCCATCTGACTGCATTTCCTTTGGCGGATTTGAGGTGCAGCTAGATGAAATTAGCATGGTTACCCCACCTAACCTAACCCCTACTCAAACTAAAATGACTTTCTTTAAAACAGCTACAGACCTGGCTATACATCTTAGCGGTCAAAAATCTTATAGGGTGTAATTATGGCCAAGATCAAAGGGACTAATGACTATGGTGCTCCGAACTCTAAAAAGGGTATTAGTTCCGTATATCCAGAAAAAGTCTTGGAGGGTGCTAGTGGCTTAACCCGAGTTGAGCCATTCATTACCCCAGATGTACTTATGGATCGTTTTTTGTGGGGTATTCCACTTACTTCACCTGTAACTAAGCAAAAAATAACTAATGCCATGCTTAAGGACTTTATCCAGAGAGCTGCCAATGACTTTGAATTGATGTGTCAGGTAGAAATATTCCAGGTTGTGCGCCGGTACCGTTTGCCTTTTGACCCTAACTTATACTTCTCTTTTATGACACTGGAAGTACCAAATAAACCCATCCAGACCGTTATTGATTTGTCTATTAGGGCTGCTGCATATAATAGCAATCCAGACCAAGAAACATCCCAGTACCCTGCTACCAATTTGATCTATAAGATACCTAATCAATGGATTGATATGGCTAATGCTTCTAGAGGTACCCTTATTGTTAATCCCCTGAACCCTGCCTTTTCGGCTATTGGAGCTGACGTATCGGCTCCGGCTGGTGGGGCAACCATTATGCAGTTCATCGGCCAGTCCGGCTGGGTTCCATCTTATTGGAACACTGAAGTTGTGTGCGGTTTTGGTACTGCCGAAGGCCAAGTGCCGGTTATTATCAATGAAGCTGTTGGGTGCATGGCTACCATGCTTGTCTTGGATAATCTTATACCGCAGTTCCGGTACGCTACTCAGTCCTTAGGCATCGATGGTCTTAGCCAATCAGTTAACGACAACATGTTTTCTTTGCTCCAAGAAAAGCGCAAAAATGCAGACGAACAAGCTCAAAAATATATCAAAAGAATCAAGCAGATAACTTCCAGCAAATTCTTTAGCGGACATGTATGATAAAGGCGTGGTATACACTAAGGACTCAACCTGAGTACTTACCTACTGAACAGTTGCTGGCTAAAAAGCTAGACCAGCCCTCATTGACTGATTTTGCTAGTAAGGCCCACAATGAAGAATCTGCGTCATATCTGAAACCTACCCAATCTGCTGGCGGTCATGCGGACTTTGATCAAGCCGTGTCTTCTAGCGAACACCACAAGCCTAAAAATATGGCTGAAGGGTATGAAGACAAGCTGGTATACAAAACGCCAAACAGTACGTTTATGGTTAAGCCTTATAACTCTAAAGTAAACAACGGTTTAGGTGGATTTGCTACCTCAGCCACAAAAAGAATGTACGAAGCGGCTGGCCTACACCACAACATCGAAGATGTAAAACACCACACTCTAAGCACTTCTATTGGTGAAATGCCGGTAATGGTCCACAAGTTTGCTGATAATACTGAAGAATATAACCATCAAAAACATCAAATAGATCCACTTGTTGCTAATAAAATTAATGTAATGGACTACCTTACAGGTAATATTGACAGACATTCTGGCAATATAATGGCCAATAATCTTCCAGACCAAAAAGGGTATCACAGTCCACTAGCTATTGATCACTCTTTCGCTTTTGGTTATGATCGTGGTACTAACTCAATGGAAGACTTAACGCGTAACAGTGCTTTATATCGTTTTACTCCAGAGGCCGATAGAGACCACCAACATGCTAAAAATTTAGCATCTTGGTGGTTAAATAGTGCTCCAAAAGTTAAAGGCTCTTTGATTGATGAAGCTAACGGCATTAAACATGATGACTGGAAAAATCACATAGTATCTTCTTATAAATCCAGACACGATGCCATGACTAAATGGGCAAATGACACTTTAGCTGGGCATGAACCATTCTTTTCGGATATTTCCGCAGATCAACCAAAAAACAAAAGTAATGTTCTATATCTTGATGGTACCCCAGACAAAGCTTTAAATCACGTAGCTAAATCTTTGCATGGAAAAACTCATAATCCATGGGATATATCTGAAGCTGTTGGCTCAGCTACAGGCAAAGAGCAGTTTAATGATATACCTAAAGATAAATTGTTAGAAATATTAGGTAATTTTCCACATAACGACAATGGAATCCAAGCCAAACTTCATATAACTAAAGCTCTTATGCAAGACAACGGCAAAAAAACTGACTACCATAAACACCTAGACAAACTTAAACTCCGTGATATACTTGCCCATGACGACAAGATGCCAAATGGGGCCAAACATTTAACTCCATTTATGTCACACAAGGTAAGGAAATTCTTAGGTGATATTAATAGTTAAAAACACCATGAGCAATGAAGAAAAACAGTTTAAAGTTAACAACTGGTCTGACATGGAACCAATTGTTGAAAGTTACCCATCCATAAGCCTTATGCTAGACAAAGCAAAAGATCTTGATGAAGCAAAAGTTTTCTTATTGAGGTATTTTAACAGTACTTCTTATTTGGCGGCCCATTTTAATAAAGAAAAACCATTAATTAAAACTCAATTGCAGCTACCTAAAAGCATTGATTTTTCTTTTGATTTTTATAAGTGGTTAGAGTATCGGGCCAGAGAAGATCAAAAAGAGCATATTATTAGAGACAATGCCTTTGAAGACAAGGAAATCGAACCAGAACACAACAAGCCGACTTTCCTTGATAGAATCAAAAGGATGTTTACTTTATGAAAATTGATCTAGATCAAGTGTCAGAAAAAAAGATCGTAGGGGCTACTTTCGACAAAGACCCTATTATGTACATTTTGACTCATGGCGGTTTGCATTGCTTTTTTCAAAAGTCTAAGTCTGAGGTTAAAACCCTGTCGATGGCTCCCCACAAAGCCGTAGCTAAGTGGATGGCTGAAAAAGCTGAGCCAAAGATCAAGTGGAATGAAGACATGGTTAAAAGCGAAGATCTAATGAAATCTGACATAGATCTTTATTCTAAGCTATTGGCATATTTTGCTACCCCTATTCAAACAGATTTCCCAGACTCGCCCTTGTACGTCACTTTCAACACGGAAACAGATGACATTGGTTTGTCTAAAAAAGAAGACTTGCAAAAACTGTCATATACCGACAAAAGTAAAATGGTTGTACGTAATATTTCCCTTAACTCTCTACCTGACGTATTGCTTAGTCACAAGGACTTCAGATGAAGCCACCTAAGCCACCTAAAGGTCGTACCGACCATACAGACAATGGTCCAAGACCAAGAGTAGATAGGCCTCTTGAAGGTCCTCAAAGCATTATTGACCTAACTAAATCTCAGGTCAGTTTTGATGCAGACAAATTCGATTTTTTGATCAAAACTCACGGAGTAAGGCTTGTTCATCAAAGAGCTTTGCCAGACCCAAGAGGTATGGCCAGCCGTGGTGACAATAGAGATGTAATGAATCTTAGACCGCGCAACTCTGATGGATATATTTACAAAAATTCCGGACATGTGTATGCTTGGTTCCATAATAATACTAAAGACACAAAAGCTGAAGATATGGGAAACCTGTCTTTTGCTTCAGTTTATTTAACAGTTACAAGGTATTACGAAGATAGTTTAGAGCCAGTAATTTTGCAAGCTTGGGATAGATTCTATTTAGCTGACATAGAAATGTATGTATCTTGTATGCAATACATGGAAGCCAGTTCAACTGGAATAGATCGTTTGCAATTCCCTGCTCTAAAGGTTGTGGACCTTGTAGATGCTAATGGCGAAGAATATACCCAAGACAAAGATTTTGTCATTACTTCTGAGGGCTGGCTTAAATGGACCACCCAAAGAAGACCTGGGTATAATCCAACAATAGGAAGAGAAACTGTTTATGCGGTACGTTATTTGTATACTCCTTTTTTCATAGTTGATAAGATCTTACATGAAATCAGAGTTACAAATGTTACCGATCCCTTAACCTATGAAAGAAAGCTTGAAAGAATGCCTTTTGAGGTTTTGGCACTAAGGGAAAATATCTTTATGGATAAAAACCGCAATGATCCAGCTAGACCTCTTCAGGGGGATGACCCAAGAAGCGATTTGGCTCCTCGTCAATATAGCGGTATTTACCCGGAAGCTACTAATAATACTGTAGGAAATTTCGGCGCTCCACCCACTAAAGGCCCAAAAACGTAATCTTACCCTTATAGGGAGTTTATCTAAATGTCGTATACTACTGATTTAAAAAGAAAAAAACTAACAGACAAGATTTCTGGTGGTTATAGCAACACTGAAATGCGCTATAACGATGAAGCTGGTGCCTCAAAATCCATTAATTCTGAAGGGTTAATGATTCCTGTTGGGCTAGCTTCAACTAGTTTTACCACTTTAACTGCAGTTCCAGGTCAAATGGTTTGCTTTTTCAATTCATTGGCTACCGCTCTTTATGTGGCTTTTGATGATGGAACAAGTACGGCTGTGGCCGCTCTTGGAACAGGCTACCCTTTGCGTCCCTTAGACTATACTTATTTGATAGTTCCTCCTGGAATTTATGCTTACAAGGTATCTGGTTCTGGTGCCGCTATTTTTGACGTGGCAGACTCTTCTTACCTTGGGTAATAAATGCACACTAAGGCAGAAAAACTACTAAAAAGCTTGCTTGGCGATGACGGCTTTGAAACGCTAAGTAAGACTATGTATCGTAGGGACAGCAAATCTCTTTTGTCTCCTATTGATATGTATCTGCCTATTTTAGCTGTCCCTAGAACCATATTGTCCTGGCTAGTATCTTCCATTAAGCCTATGCACCCAGGTGACGAAAAGGTTTTATCTTATCCTGGCCTAGACGACCTAAAGATCCAAGTCAATAAAACTGGCCTAGATGCCTATACTGCCCAATTCATAAAAGGTGGACATATTGTCCATTCCTTTGAAAACCAAACTTTGCCAGCCTTTGGCGGACATTTGATGTCCATGACTGAAGACTATGACGGCAAAAAAGCTGGTTCTAGTGAATTGCCAGCGGCCTTGATGTCTGCCTCAGATATTCATATGCCAGTTATGCCACAGTCCGACACTGCCATTAATGCAATGGTGGAAGTTACTAAAATTCTTGGTAAAGTTATTGATCGAATAATGGACGAAAAGTTTACCGCTAAAGCGGTGGAAGACTCTAAAGAAAAGATTGAAAAAGCTGGAATGCACGAAACTGGTGCCCCAAGTGGCCACGCTGCCCCAAACGGACCGGTAGCTCCACTTAAAGCAACAGCTCCATCTAGAGACCCTAAAGCGGCAATGACCAAACAAGTTACCCAGCAAACCAAAGGGCAAACAAAAGCCGATACCGCACAAAATCCGGCCATGATCCAACACAAACTCAACATCGCAGCCACTAAACCTGCCAAACCTACATCTACACCAGCCACTTATTTCAGGAACTATCTTACTAAAGCTCAACTAGAGAAAAAAGAGCCGGAAATCACAATAAGCGAATCAGATTTATACGCTCCTTGCCCTCATTGCAAAACTCCTGAGTTTACTAAGTCCGAGTCTGGCCCAAAATATTCCCCTTGTGCTTGTTTTTATGTAACTTCCCAAGAAAACAAAAATAAAGCGTTTTTAAGGTTGAGTAAAACATCTGGTGGATATAAAATAAGTTTTAGTTCAAAAGCAGATCCAGAAATCATTGAAGCTTTTGTCGAAACCTTAAAAAACAAGCTGAATACAAAATACAGGTGAGCGTATGAGTAAGGTATGGGCAGTTATATTTGCGGATGCAGTAAGAGACAAACTAATTAATTCGGCCAAAGAGGGCCGATTTAGCGTAGCCAACCATTATCAGTTTGAATTACAGGGACTTATAGACAAAATGAAATCTACTGTGGAATCCCACGGTGGATCTATGCCATTTTGTAATCCAGACTTTATAGCTATGGAAATACCTATTGATGTAGCGGCAGAACTACCTAATTTAATTGAAAACTTTACCGAAACTGCTGGAGATGGACTGGCTATTGGTGTTGGATTAGATTTCCAAGAAGCGGCAATGGCTGCCAAGAAATCTTATAAAACTGGTAAAGTTGAACTTTTTAATCCGGCAGATACTTACCAAGAAAAAATTACAAAAACTTCCAATTCAAGAACAAACATAAATCAAAACGTCAGTTTGCCTACCAACCTATTTGACCCAGAACAGCCAGATGACAAGCCTTACCAAAAAGTTATAGACCAAAAATCTAATCCAGTGCCCAAGCGTATGTCTCTAAAAGAAAGTTTTAGCGCTGAAGCCCAGTTTATTCAAGCCATAAATGAAATGCTTGGTGCCGGGGAAATCGAACAAGCCGCTCAACAACAACAGCAAATGATGCAACAACAACAAGCCCAGCAACAACAACAGCCGCAAGGCCAGGAAGACCCAGATGCCCATGCTAATACCAATACTACTGATTTGCTTGGTCAACTTAGTGGTCAGCCTCAACAACAACAGGCACCTGGACAACAACAGGGCGAAGGTGACGGACAGGAACAAGAACAGGCAGCACAAGAAGTAGCTCAAGAAGTCGATGATGCTACCAAAGAAGCTACCGCCGACCACAACCAAGAATTAATGGACAAACTTAAAGACGTTAAGGCGCAAATACCTCAGATTATGGCTATGGCCAGCAAGGACCCTAAAGCTTTCCAGCAAACTATGTCTATGATCCAGAAATTGATCACCAGCGCCAAGCAAGTTCAAAAATCTGAACAAGACCTAGAAAAAAAGGGCGTCAGTTCTTCTGGTCCTCAGGCTATGTCTGGTATCCGTTTCCCTGTTGGAACCCGCAAGGGCAACTACAAAAAAGTTCTGGTAAACGGTAAAGAAGTATGGCGCTCAATGGCCTCAGGCCAAGTTCAGGCTACCGATGGTACTGATATATCGGTAAAAGCCAACAATCAACAACAAAAGGCTAAGCAGCAGTGACCGACTTTACCATAAGGGCTAACTACAAAGAAATAGCTGATAAGCTAGGTGTTGTAGAAAAAGAGGTAGCAAAGAAATTGAATGGGGCTGTAGAGGCCCTTTCTATTTCCACCCACGCTTTTATTATCAAGTATGCTCAGGACCACTTAAAAGGTTACCCACTAGAAGCATTTTTAGGTGAAGATGGTAGCAATATCAGATGGATACAAGTTTCTAAGAATATGTGGGTAGTAGAAATCGATGAATCAGCTAAGTGGGTCGAGAGCGGTAGGCCAGCCGTGAGTATGGCAACAGAAGACTGGCTGCTTAAACCAGGTCCGGGACTTAAGACTGCCAAAGATGGCAGTAAATTCAAGGTCATACCTTTTAGCCATGACAAAAACGCTCTGACCACTCCTTCTGGTATGAGAGAAGCTATAGATGCCTCCCTTAAGGCAAATGGCGTCAGTATGCGTAAAATCGAAAAAGGCCCCGATGGAATGCCAATGATTGGCATAGTTAACAGGCTAAAAGACATCCCTCAGTTAAATGACCCGGCTAGCGACAACATATACCAATACCGGTCTAAAGGGCGTACAGCTGATGAAGCTGAAGCTCTAGGGCTACCAAACTACGAAGGTGCTCACTATCTGTCAGGTGGAGTTGTGGTCCAAAGACCATCTAAAAGAGGTAAGGTCAAAAAAGAAGTAGTTACATTTAGGGTTGTAAGTAGCAAGCATGAGGCAGAGGGAAGGTGGATGTACCCCGAAGTTAAACCTCTTCACAGTATTCCTGCCGCATACGATTATGCTACTAAAGAATGGGACAAAATAGTAAAGTCTTTAGAAGACTATTTCAGGGGCGCATAATGGGTGTTTTATCTAGTGATATTTTGATAAAAACGATGCTTGAAGCGTCTATTGCGGATTTGCGTAAAAACAAGTGGATAGTTGAAGACATATTTAGCACCTTAGCTCAAGATTATCTTGCTTCTAAGGACTATGGATACAAAGAAGTAGAAGCTGCTTCTAACTGGTTTTTAAATAATGAAATCCCTGTTTTATTGGCTTACCGTATAGCCGACACGGTTCCGGTGCCATGTATTATTGTTTCGTATAATGACAACAGTGAAGCTATGGACCGCACCTCTTTGGGCGACCAAAGGCTTATAGATCCATTTGACCCAACTGGTATTGTCACAAATGCCAGAAACCTTACCCCTACATTTAGCGTAGAGTCTTATGACACTGTAACTGGTATAGTTATTGTGCCTAGCACGGTTAGCATGGCTAATATCAGAGAAGGCCAATTTCTGGTAGCCAACAAAACCAATAAAGCTTATGTAATATACGAAGTTACCGGAAACAATTCATTTAGAATAGCTCCTGATCTAAGGGAGAACTTTTCCAGGTCTCACATCAGAACCAAATTTGGTGTATGGAATCTAGACCAAGAAATCTCTTTTATTAATGAAAGCTACACCATAGCTTGTCATGCTAATGGCGATGCTGGATGTTGTATATGGATGTGGCAGGTTGTGATGTATTGCCTGATGCGATATAAAGAGTCTTACCTAGAAGGTCGCCTTTTTGAGCTGTCCAAAGTTTCATCTAGCGCACTTCAAAGAAATAATTCTTTCCAGGCCGACACTGTTTTTTCTAGGTATATAACCTTGACTGGTGTAGTACCAATCACCTGGATTAAACATGCTGCCCCTAAACTGGAAGTAATTACAGGACAAGTTCTTATAGAAGATGGGCCTAATGGACCCAATAACAAAGGTAGATGGGCTGGGTATAAGCCACGCACTAGTTTGACTGACCCTATCGAGCCAAACAATCCATCTTGGCAAGTTACTAGTGATTTCCCTACTTTAGGTGACGGCCCAATAGAAGACCCTTATCATGTTATTATAGGGGATGATAACGATGACTAAACACCCAAGTGCATTGTCTTCTAGTACCAGCCAAGACAAGCAAATTGGGCTACAGGTCCATTCTAGTTTGCCTATTAGCGCACCTACGCCGCACTTTAAGCCAAATGCTACACTAAATGAGATGTATTCTAGCTATAAGCATTCTCCCCATTCACCTTCATCTCTTTTGCTAAAGTACGCTATCCACAGATCTGAAAATGCTGACGCTTATTCGGCATCTAAGCCAGACCAACAAAAAATGATGGACCAGGCGTTTTTGAGTCATCACCAACAAGGCAATGCCGCGAAAAAGATTGGTCACATAACTACAGATAGCCTTAGCGCCGGTCTAGCCCAAAACCCTCATATTGTTCCGCAGCTACTAGCTCACCAGCGTAGCTTGCATGACACTATTACCCAAAATGCCCCTAAGGCCGTAGACCAACTTAATGGTACCCCCCATTTGCGTCTGGCTAGGAACATGAACATAACCCCAAGCCAAAGGGGAGATGACCATGCTTTGTATTCCATAGCCGACAAAACTCAAGGACAATTTGGTCAACATGAACATCACCAGCACGTTCCTTTAAAGAACGTTTGGTTCAGCTATGAGTTAGGTCACCCTGACACAGATCCAGCCGGTCACGGACACGAAGACGAATTTATTGTAAGCCCCCACAAAAATGTGCCTAGAGACAACACCAAGTTCCCAACTACCGACATAGTTAACAGTGACTTTGGTGCCCCTCATACTCATGGTGCTGCAGCAGCCCCTTATATGGCTAAACATAAAAACTATAAACCTGCTGAACTTAACTTTATGATGAACCATCCTAAGTGGGGAATAAAAAAGCTTTTATTGTCTCATCCTGGTGCAGATGAAACCACGGTTCAGATGGGCCTTAGAGATCCAGACAGAAACGTCAGCAAATGGGCTGGAGAAATGGCTAAGCGTAAAGGTATTGTTAACAAATCCGAAGACCTAGAAAAAGGTCAAAATGGTGATTGGCAAAAAGAAGGCTATAAACTTACCCCTAAAGTTAATAAATATGGCGTAATTATTCATGCCTATCATCCAAGCGGTAAGTTGGCAGGGCTTTATATTTTCGAACACGATCATACTGGAAAACATCTGGGTATTGTTAATAGTGATACCGAAGATACACATCAACGTAAAGGGTTAGCAACATCGGCATATGTAATGGCAGAAAAGTTAACTGGTAAGAAGATTAGAGGTACTGATGGTCAACAATCAGAGGATGCTTATGCTTTATGGGGTCAAAAAAATCGTCCTTTTGGTAAATCCGAACAAAGGCAAATAGCCATAGAAACTATGGTAAACCTTGGCTGGCCTAAGCCAAGCGAAGAGCTTTTTAAGTCCCTAGAAAAAAGTCACCCAAAAGACAAAAAATACAAACCGGTTACCGTGTGTTTGTCTTTCCAGGACATATATGATTTCATAGTTGACTCCCTGGAATCTAACAGCACAAAAGAGCTAACCGACAAAATCAAAAAGCTGCAACACATCAAAATAGACATAGAGTCTTTTATAGAAGAGCACGCAGGAGATTTCCTGGGGTTTGCTGGTAGCGATTTTATATTTACACTGCCGCCTACCGAAAAATCTGAACTTTACGACTTTATGACCAAATTGGAAACAAAGTATTCTATTAACCTTACGGCAGGTATGGGCCAAAACCTGACTGAAGCTGTTTTGGCTGTGATGTCAAACACAAAACACAATCGCAAGGTGTCTGAAGCTATATCTAAAGCTGAAGACTTAGAAAAAGGCCAAAATGGTGATTGGCGAAAAGAAGGTTATCATGTTTTTCATGAATGGAAGGCAAATCAAGATGAAGATTTGTCTGACAAGGAAGAGCACGATGAACTTCACGTTTATGCAAAAAGTCCACAAGGTCAGATAGTTGGCCATACCATAATTGTTCCTCACGAACTCCATGAAAATAAACTTATGCCTGGTATGACTAATGTTTTCCCTGAACATCAAAGAAAAGGGCTGGCAACTGCAATGTATCAACATGCCCAAAAAGTTTCCGGTAAAGAGGTTTTAGGTTCCTCGCTTCAAACCCCCGCAGCAATGGGTGTTTGGGACAAAATATCCAAAGCTGAAGATAATTTTAAGGTGCTAGATCTAGTCCATTTTAGTAGGCATCCAGACCTTCAGTCCCTAGACCCATCTTTCCAGTTTACCGGTCAGGCAGGCAAAGAAAAGGCCCGTATCCAGCAAAGCCGGGAATACCTTAACCATAATATGCCAGGTTTTAAACCTGCAAACTATTTGCATACTTACGGATCTAATGGAGAAGACGCTGAACAAATGTTCAACAACTTGTCCAGGTACCATATACAAGTCAAAGACAAAGACATCTACGATTTGTCCAAAGACCCAGACAAAGTGTTTGCCAAGGTAAAAGACAAGCACAAAGAGCACTACGGACCAAGCGAACACGCGCTTAGTCACCCAGACCTGGTCCACAATGAACTGAAGTCTATGGGGTATAAAGGCTGGAAAGCTAGCGGACATGAGTCCCCTACTTTCGCTAACTCAGTTATGCTATACGACAAAATACCCGTTAAAAATCAACATACTAGCGATTTATCGGCGGTCAAAATGCTTCCGTCTGGTAAGTCCACAAAGATCTAAGTTTTAACTTAATCTTATCCATGGTTTTCTATCTCTAGGAGTTTTACGTGAAACCCGCAGAACCAAGTATGCCTAAAGCGACAGCTCCAGCGGCACCGTCTGCCCCAGCTGCCCCTAAAATGTCGGCTCCAAAGCCTGCAGCAGCTCCAGCAATAAAAGCTCCGGCTGCCCCAAAAGCTCCGGCAGCTATGGCTACCCCTAAGCCTACTATGGCTAAAGCTAGTCTTAATCCAGCCGCTCAAAGTGCTATGGATGCACTTACCCATAAAGCTAAGCCTGCCGTAGCCAGTCCAGCCGGTCAAGCCGCAGTAGCAACCATGGCTACCAATAAACCACAGTCTGACTTGTCTTTACTTAATCCAGCTCCTAAAAAACCGGAACCTACTGGAAATACTCTGAATTATCAGCAAATGAACGCCAAACCTGCTTCAAATGAAGCCAATGCGCCTGTTTTGAACTATAAAGACATGAATCATCCTATCGCTCAAGCTGCCAACACTAAAGCCCTTAAGGCTAAACTGTATGGTAAAGGAGCTGCTCCAGCTCCAGCACCAACCGCCCCTAAAGGTCCAACTACTGCCCTAGATACTATTCAGTCTCGGCAGCAAGCCTCTAAAAAAGCTATTGTAAAAGCAGATGCTTCTATGATACCTTCTAATGAGTCTTCAGTTGAGGGAATGATGAACAAGGGTAGCGTTAATGAATCGGATGCAGATTTAACAGAGGAAAAAAATCAGTCAAAAGACCGTGCTAAAAGCCGTGGAGGTGAAGTAAAGGGGAGACCTTGGGATCTGCGAACTGCAAGAATAAAAGCACATTCTCAAGACATGCATGCAATAAAGATTGATAAAGATCTTACTGCGGCAAAAGATCGTCAAATTATTAAAAAAGAAATTTTTAGCCCGTTTATCCCTAAGTTTGCTAAATGGGACCAATTTGCTGTCAGTTTCCCAGAGTTCATGAAAAATGAACTGCTCCTTTTAAGCAAGGCAGCTGGTGAAATGGGTACCGGATATGCAGAAAGTCTGCAAAAGACTTTGCAAATCATGGCAATGCCATTAAAAGACAAAAAGAACAAAGACTTAAAGCTTATTTCTAATCCTTCTAAGCTTTTGTTAATCAAGTTAGCTAAAAACTTGACAAATTGCCCACCTAAAACTGTAGAAGCTCCAAAAGATTGCCAAAACGGTTCAGGTGGACAACAGGAAAACTCTAAGGGTACTTTCTGGTCTAAGGATATGGTTAAATCATTAGTTAAAGAAGAGTGGGAACCTAAATATTACAAAAAAAAGGGTTCGGATAATTCTTGGGCTAACCCTGTGAATCCAGATAAATCTGTTTCAAGCGAACAAGAAGATTCTAAAGAGTTTGCTGAAGACGACAAACATAACTTCGTAAGAGCTAAAGAAAAGAAAGCTGCTTTAGATGCTAAGGCATCTAAAGCAAAGAAGAAATAAGACTGAGCCTAATTTTTTTAAGGAGCTGGAAATGGCTAAAAAGAAAAAACCAGACATCGAATATATGCCAAGTCAACTGCCTAGCCCCATTATGGCTGCTATGAGTTTTGATACCTGGTGGGCAATGTCTCAGCGTAAGTATAAATTTGAACCGTACATGAAAGAAGTTCTATATAAGCACTTTACAGCCAGAGGATTTATCGAATCTGGCTCTTTTGATGACGGTTTGAGTGATTTTGGAATAAAAAGCTAAGCACGGGAGATTATTAATAAAATGGCGCAACAAACAATCACCGCAGACGGACTTGTACTAACAGTACCAGGAACGTATGTGACCCAAAAGGTCATTTCTGGCCAAACCGGTATTCCAACCTCTGGCGTTGTCGCTCTTGTCGGCGAAGCAGCCGAAGGTCCTGGCTTTAGTCAGGAAACTGACCTAAATGCCAATATCTTTGGACCAGACCAATTTGACGCAGTTTTGCAAAAGTACGGTTCAGGCCGTATTGTCGATGCTTACCGGTCTATTGTGGCTCCTTCGTCGGACCCACAAGTAGCCGGAGCACCAGCTTCTATCCGTATTATCAAAACCAATGCATCTACTAAAGCTTCCGCAATCCTGACTAGATCTGGTATTGCCGACTATGCTCTTTTGGCAGCAGTACGTGGTGGAGATTCCGGTAACCTTGTTCGTTATAAGTCCGAAGTCGCTCAATCTGAAATTGTTCCAACTATTCTACTTAAAGCTTATACACCTTTGTATACCGGTAGCACAACTGGATGCTCTATCAACATCAACGGTTCATCTAACCATGCATTTACCTTGTCTGCTGGCGATGACGTAGCAGCTTTTGCTGCTGCCGTTGGTAGCGTTTCTAATGGAATTATGGTTTCCGGTGGAGCAGCTATAGCTTCTTTGTCTGGTAAGGCAGGTATCGCTCTTACCGCTAGTGTCCAATCCACTAACCTGAAAATTACCTTGGCTACTGGCCAAACATTTGCCGCTGTACCTGCTCTTGGGTCTACAGTAATTATCCCTGCTGCCGGTTCTTTTGGCGCGGTTGTTTCTTCTTGCGTTAAAGGTGCAAGTAACGGTAATATTGGTAGCTATGTTGTTCTTAGCGTAACCAATACAGCCTCTAACGCCTCTATGACCCTTAAACCAATTAACGTTGCTGGACCAATCGAAGCCGGTAGCGGTGTAATTGACTCTGGCGAAAAAGACTTGGTTTTGTGGGAACAGGTCAGTATCTATAATATAACCGGCCAAGCTCGCACTGTGTCTACTGGAACTGCTAACTGGACTGTTATTAATGACGGTACTAATGTATCTATTACGTCTAGCGTTGCTTTTGTTGGCAAACCTAGTGTTGGCGACATCCTTAAAGTTACTGCAGCTTTTGCTGGTATTCAGCCTGGTTTCTATAGCGTAACTGGTTCTACCTCTACTTCTATCACCTGTTTCCGCATGAGCTACGGCAGTGCTGGTACCAGTGGTTCGGCTAGTGCCGTGGTTGCTGGCTTTACGGTCCTGAAATCGACTATCGATGGTACCGGTAAGTCCATGGAAACCTTTGGTGACTATGACGCCTTTTTGAGAACTTCGGCTGGTGCAGCTAGCGATGCTGGTGATACTTTCTACACTTCTAGTGCAGAATATATCAACCGCATGACCTTAACCCAAGGTTCCAATACAAACACCATTGAAGCTGGTGGAGATATTATTGTTCGTATTGGTAGTACAAGTGCTACAGCTACAGTTCAAGTTTCTTCATCTGCCATGACTCTTACTGACACAAACGGTGTTTTGACTTTCAGTTTTGACACAATCTTGACACTAGCTGATTTGGTTGCTTCAATTAATGCTCAAAATGGTTGGTCGGCTAGCATTGGTTCTAGCAAATTCAACTTTGTATCACCCAGGTCTTTGGACAAAGCTACCTTTGGTGCTTCTAGTATCACTGGATACGAAGCAGCTCGCATCAAGTATGATGCTTTTGACTGGGCAGCTGAAATGGCTTCGTCTACTTTGGTGTCTACTGTTATGGCAGCAACAGCTGGTTTGCCAGAAGTTTTGGTACCTTTTAACTTCCTTAGCGGCGGACTTCGGGGTGGCACAACTGGCGCTGACGTAATCTCAGCAGTTGAGGCAACCAAAGACCTTACTTTGAACTTCCTGGTTCCTTTGTTCTCGGCTGATGCTACGACCGATATCGCTACTGGCGAAACTTCGTCTAGCTCTACTTATACAATCGATGCCATTAATGCAGCCTGTAAGTCTAACGTAATTTCTAGCAGCGCTGTTAAGTCTAGAGCTAATCGCCAAGCATTTTTGTCACGAGTTGGCACCTTTACTGAACAACAAGAAGCTGCAGGTGATTTAACTTCTTTCCGTTGTTCTTTGTCTTTCCAAGACGTTAGAAACCTCAGCGCTAGCGGTCTGATCGTGTCTTACCAGCCTTGGATGGCTGCCGTAATCGCATCAGGTATGCAAGCAGCTGCTGGTTACCGTGGTATTGTCAAAAAATTCGCTAATATCGCTGGTTTGTTCCATGCTGATGGAAGTTACAATGCTCGCAGCTATAGCCAAAAGGAAACCGCCCTTAAGGCCGGTCTCCTTCCTTTGGAATCTGTGAACACTGGCGGGTTCCGGTTCGTTAGCGACCAAACTACCTACACGCTTGACTCTAACTTTGTGTTCAACAGCATTCAGGCCGTCTACTTGGCTGACTTGATGACCCTCAGCTTGATCGATGCTTTTGACAAAGTTGTGGTTGGTCAATCAGTTGCTGAAGTTTCGGCTGCAGCTGCCTTGTCCTTCCTTCAAGGTCAAATGTATAACTTTTACCGACTCAAGTGGATCGCTACTTCTAATGATGCACCTCTTGGATACAAGAATGCTTCTGTTAGATTGGTTGGCGGTGTAATGACTGTAACGGTTGAAGCTAAGTTAGCAGGATTGATCTACTTTGTGCCAATCACATTGTCGATCAGCGAAGTAACCCAAGAAGCAGTACAATAAGGGATAAAATATGGCTCAGTCTAAAATTTTTACAGGTGCCAGAGCTAAAGTTACCATTAACGGTAAGGTTGTGGGCCTTTTTTCTAACGCTAGCTGGTCTATCCGTCAAGAAAAAGTGCCACAGTTTATCCTTGGTCGCTATAACCCAGCAGAAATCACACCTACCACTCAAGAAGCTGTTCAGCTTACCTTGACTGGATACCGAGTTATCGATGCAGGTCCATACGCTGTTGCAGGTGCTAGCCACTTGTACCAGCTGTTGACCGAAGAGGATTTTTCGGTGTCTATCGAAGATCGTCAACTTAAGAAGTCCATCTTCCAAGCAAACGGTTGCCGAGTCACTGGTTGGTCGTCTGGAGCTGCTTCACGCGGCGTTAGCGACATCCGGGTTGACATCATCGGTACTATCGCTTGGGATGAATCTGTGAAGTCTGACGAAGACACCGGAGCAGTCAATCTGACTGACGGTTCTACCCCAGGCTAAATAATTTATCACATTGACCCCACAAACTTACTTGGCTACAATCAGTAAGCTTGTGGTTTTTTTATCCCAAAAAATCACTAAAGGAGTATATATGTCTAATTTTGCACCGTTTTCTTCTTCTTTTGCTAGCAATATCTACCTTCAAAAATACTCAATGAACGGCCAGGAGACATGGAAAGATACCTGTCAACGGGTTGTTGATTCAGTTACCAATCAACTTTTGCCACAAGAACTTAAACAAGAAATCCTTCAAGCTATGCTAGATCGCAAGTTTATCCCTGGTGGAAGGTACTTGTACGCATCAGGGAGAGAGTTTCATCAGGTCAATAACTGCTTTCTTTTTAGAGCTGAAGATAGCCGTGAAGGATGGGCAGATGCAATGTATAAAACCACCTCAGCTTTAATGTCAGGTGGAGGTATAGGTTTTGACTATTCTTTGCTGCGTCCAGAGGGGGCTATTATTAGAAAAACCGGTGGAACTTCTACCGGTCCCCTAGCTTTAATGCACATGGTAAATGAAGCTGGTAGATATATAATGCAGGGTGGGCAAAGAAGATCGGCTATTTGGGCAGGACTGCAGTGGGACCATGCCGATATTCATAAGTTTATTCATCTTAAGGATTGGCCACAAAACTTGAGAGAACTTAAAGATAAAGATTTCAATTTTGCTATGTCAATGGAAGGAACAAACATATCAGTAATTTATGATACCTCTTTCTTTGTTGCAATTGAAAATCCGCTACATCCAGATCACACTAAAGCTAAAAAAGTGTGGGACGATAATTGCAAGCAAGCTTTTTCCTCTGCCGAACCTGGCATGAGTTTTAATTTCTGTAAAGACTCGGAATCATTGAGAAACGCTTGCACTGAAGTAACCAGTTCAGATGATTCTGACAAGTGTAATCTAGGTACCGTTTGGATGAACAGGTGTTCATCAAAAGAAGAGTTTGCGCGTATTTGCCATATAGCCACAGCTTTTTTGTTGTGTGGGGGTATCTATTCTCAGGTTCCAACAGATAAAATTAAAGAAGTTGGCAATAAAAACAACAGGATAGGTTTAGGTTTAGGTGGAATGCACGAATGGTTAATGCAAAGGGGTTACAAATATGAAGTAACCCCAGAACTCCATAAATGGCTTAACCTTTATGAACAAGAATCAAATAGCTCGTCTTATATATGGTCTAAGTCTTTAGGTGTGGCTATGCCAAAAGGTATTAGAGCTATTGCCCCAACTGGTACTATTGGTATTATTGCTGAAACTACAACAGGCATAGAGCCTTTGTTTTGCAAAGCTTATAAGCGCCGGTATCTAAAAGACAAGGAGTGGCACTTTGAGTATGTGGTTGATGGAGCGGTTAAGCGTCTTTTGGCTTCTGGTGTCAAGCTAGATCAAATTCAAGATGCTTATGACATATCATTTAAAGATCGCGTTAAATTTCAAGCAGATGTGCAAAATTATGTAGATATGTCTATTAGCTCTACATGTAATTTACCTCAATGGGGAACGGAAGAAAATTCAGAAGAAACGCTGGAAGACTACAGCTCAACTCTTTTGAAGTATGCCAAAAGATTAAGAGGGTTTACTTGTTACCCAGACGCATCGAGAGGTGGACAGCCATTGACTAGAATTCCTCTTGATGTTGCTATGAGTTTTGAGGGTGTTGTTTATGAGGAAAAAGAAATGGAATGTGTAGGTGGTGTCTGCGGTGTTTAAGTTTAATAAGGATTTGGCTATTGGAAAAGAGCTTCAACCATCTGGACATCATGTTTATATTTTCAAGTGCGCCGACTGCGACAATGTCTTAAGAGTAAGACATTTTAAAAGGGTGACCGATAAATGTACTGTTTGTTCTCAAAGAATGGAACCATTTAATAAGTCGTATAAATCATTGGTAAATACCGCCAAAAAGAAAAATTTACCAATAGATATTACTTTTAATGATTTCTTGATGTTTGTTGAGATAAAAAGATGTCACTATTGTTATGATTTAATTGAATGGAAATCTTTTAATTCTGGTAAATACTTTTTAGACAGAAAAGAAAATGATGGAGGTTATACCAATAAGAGTTGCGTAGTTTGCTGCAGTAGATGTAACTACGGTAAATCTAATGCTTTTTTGTATAAAGAATGGTATAAAATGACAGGAACCTTTAGGGCAAAGGTTCTATCAGATTCAAATAATGACTAGATAATCATCCGCCAAACGTCCTAACTCTGACCTGTTCGGCAGCTATAAGCCATTCTTCATAAGCTATAGCTGCCCCTTTGTTTTTAGCGGCAGCCCTAGCCAAAGAATGGGGACTTTCCCATAGTTCAATAATATCTCTTAGATTCAAAAATCTAGGCACACACACAATCCCTCCATGAGGCCCAGACCTAGAAGCTATCCATTTCTTTTTGTTGAGTTTTTTGGTTATTTTGTGTACGTAGTGATACGTTGTACCAACCTCTTTGGCTATTTGCACCATAGGGATTGGCTTTTCTGACAAAATAGCCAAAATGTTAATCGTTAGAATCATGTCTTGGTTTAGAAGCATTTTTTAGCTCATCCATAAGGTCATTAATTCTTTTTAGACTGGCTTTAATTCTTTCCATTCTAGCGCCAAAATCTTGATCTTCATCTTTATGTAAATAAGGACTACCTTTAAGTTTGCCATCAATACGACTAACATGTAGAGGTGTACGTCCATGATCGTTTTTCTTTGGGAACGGTATAATATTAGACATTATTACTCCAATTAGTTAAGGTCGTCGTTTTTCTTTTTTACTACTGCAAGTTTAGCTCCAAACTCTTTTATTGGGGCATTTAATTGACCATCTTTCATTTCCTGTATCATATCTAGCGTGACATCATATAAATCAGCTGCAATTATCTCAGGCAATAAAGATGTAGCTTCAGCTATAACACCAGACGCAACAGCATTAGTATAGCATATTACCTCAAGTAAATCTGCTATTGATGATGAATTAGACATATTGATCAAAGTGTCTGTCTTTGTTTCAATTCCGCCAATTATGCAAATGACACCAAGTCTATCCATTTCATCCATAAACAAATCAACCAAACTGTCAATTTTTTCTCTGTCGCTCATGTTCCCTCCAAGGTTTCTAGTGTTAATTTGCCGTTTGAGTTGCAATCTACTATAATATAAACTTTGTTTAACCCGCATTCTATCAAAAACGAATTGACCCTAGATTGAGCTATTGCTACCATAGTTCCTGGGAATATACCAACTTTGTCTTGTAGTTCGTTTTGAGTCCTTTCTATAATAGTCTGTAAATCTTGAAGTATCGAGTTAGCTACCGTTTTTGTTGACAATTTTTACCTCCTAAGTAATTTAACCGAATCTTAATCTTATATCGGCACAATTGTATGAAAACTTTAGTGCCGGTGGTCAAAAAGGGGCGTAAGTGGACAAGCAAATAGGCTCAGGGTTGACGGCCCAAACTTGGCCCCGTATAACCATCGAGAATATAACAGTAAATGGTAACACCATAGAAGTGTATACTACTACCGGTTTGTTTGTTGGTCAAAAGTTAATTTTGCGTAAAAATGGTCTTTTTAGTACCGAGCTGGTCATAGCTAGGGTCTGGGACGCTAGATTTATAACGGTCAAGCTCGAAAACAATCAAGACCTAAGTTCATTGAATCTAGCTCAGTTTACTGGCGGTATGTTAGATGCTCCAGAACAAGCCAGGGTTTACCCGGTAGGCACAGAACCCGGCAAGATGACCTTAGCAGAAGAGCCTATATTGGCTGTCAGGTCCGCACTGGTTAGCCAACACGGTAATTACCTTACCACCCAAGAAGGCAGCCTAGACACCGACTACCCTGAGGCAAGATTTGTCTATGATTGCCAATATAACCTTAGGGAAATAAGGGAATTTGTTAGAGACCAATCTAAGGGTTATTTGGGTAGTATGCGCTTGTGTGATGTTCCAGCTGGTATAGCCATTTTTACTACCCCTTTGCCGTTTATGGCCTCTAACCCAAGCTCTTTGTATTATTATGAAACTGCGGGAGATGGTAGTCCAGTAAACGAAACTACCTATACGATAACTGGCTTTAATGATTACGAAAACACCTATTTAACTCAATCGGGTGACGTGATCTTTACTACAAATACCATCTACTTTAATGCTCTAGCTCCAGAATACCTTACGGCCAAAAAAGCTAAGTATTTCCAGGCAGCGGGAACCGGTGCAAATGACGGTATCATACACCAGATAGTATCTGGGGACTACGGCACCTTTAACCAGTCTTCGGACCAAGTGGTGATAAATAGCGGCCTTGGTACCATGGTTTTCAAGACGGTACCAGAGTGGCTAAAAGTGATAGGCAGGAAAATTAAAGTAATCAACGGCTTAAATGTTGGGCTTACTTTAACTGTCACTAGCTATAACATCAGCCAGAAAAAGGTTACCTTTACTGGACTAACGGCCAATGAAACTATAGACTTGAAGTTCAGTATTTATAACAGTATAGTAATTGGTGATACTTTTGTTGCTGGTAGCGGTGTTGGTTATTTAGACAGTAGGTTTGCTTTTATTTCTGTTGTGCCTGGACCTGTTGCTACTGTAGATGTAATTGCCAATTTAAACGGATCTCTTGGGGATAAAATTAAAAGCACTAATTTCAGTTACGGCTGTGCTCTAGAGGTAACCAGAGTCTCTACTGCATATAGTGATGTTGACGGGGCAGATATATATACCGGAGATACCAACCCATGCTAGAAACATGGCCACAGTTTATTAAAAAATTAATAGGTTTAAATGTTATTTGGGGTGGTAGATCTAAAAAGCTAACTGGCGTTGATGACTATTGTGAGATATCATCTGGCACTATGGCTTTTAGTGCTGCTAACCAGACTATCACTTTTTCTAGTCCTGCTATGATACCAAATTGGCTTAAAAATGGATGTTACTTTAGGGTGACCTCTGGTGGACCCAATACAGGTAAACTATTTAAGGTATCTAACTATGACAACTTGACCAATACTATAACGGTTGTTCCAGGGGACGTAGGATTTTTAATACAGGACTATGTAGGAACCGCGACCTTAGACGGCAGAATGTTTGTGGTCATAAACGATCCATCTGTTGCTCGCCAAAGCAGCACTGGTGGAAGTATGTTTAACGCCAATATCACTACCCCACCTAGACCAGAACTGGGGGGTATAATATATAACAGGGTGGACCATTTTCACACTCAAGATAACCTAGTAAATTATAATGATATAATTACCCATGAATATACTCCAGCTGGATCTATAAGAGTGCAATATGATCTATATTCCAGTACCTACATTAAAGAAGATCCAGCTATAGTTATTGATAATAATGGTAACGTAGTAGTTATATAAATAGGAGCAATTTCATTGAGTTACCATAGACAGTTAGATTATACAGACTTACATGCTCCAAGTAGTCAACAAGTTGAAAACTCGGAAGCTTTAACTATTACTAAAGGTCAAGTGGTACGTATTGACGGGTTTGGTATACAATTCCCAACAGTTAAATTGGGAAATTCTAATGTTTACGCTAGTTTTGGTATAGCTCAATCAGATATTTTAGCCGGAACCAAAGGTACTGTTACCTGTATTGGATTAATGAGATCGCTAAACACCTCTTCTTGGATTGTTGGAACCTCTTTGTATTGCAGTTCTTCTGGCAATTTAACTAGTGTTATTGGTGGTCCAATTATTGCTGTTGTTCTTCGGCAAAGCGCTACTGATGGTATTTTATATGTTGTAGCTAGTGTTGATTTGGCTATAGCTGGAGATCCAGCTAATTGGGACGTAAGCGGCAATTACGGAACAACAGCTGGACCTAATTTTTTAGGTACCAATGATTTTCAAGGGCTTGTATTAAAAACAAACTCAATTGAAGCCGCTAGATTTACTACAAATCAAAGATTTGGTTTAGGTACTTCTAGTCCTGGAATGCAATTTGAACAAAAAAGTCACGTTTCGGCTAATGCTACGGGATTACAACAGGATACATTTTATGTTGAAACCAATGCCAATACTTTTCAAACTTGCTATACTATAAATATTCCAGATCCATCTGTTAATAGTGTAGAGTTTGAGGTTATTGCTAGAAAAACTGACGGAACAGATAGGGCGTGTTTTAAAAGGTCTATGGTTGTTTATTGCCAGTCCTCTAGTGCTCAATTACAAGGTTCAGGTTGGCAGTCAGATTTTACGGTTAAATCTAGTAATGGTTTTAATGTGTCGTATACTCTAGGCACAAGCTCTATAACTTTTAATGTTAAGTCCCCAACTTCAGATAATTATCGATGGTCGGGATCTATCAGATTACAATCAATTTTTTAAGAGGTATTAAATGGCTGTTTTAGTTGATCTTTTAACTCTTGGAGAGGTAGCGATACTGTCTCTAGATTCTGATCCTCGTACAGGTGGTGGATTTGCTGCTGTTATAGGTTCTTTTGGTACCATTAATAATTCCGGTACACCAGTTGGACAAATCTACGTTAAGACTGGAGCAGGTAACACGGCTTGGGAACTTGTGTCCACTACGGCTTCATCTGGTACGGTTAGTTCTGGTGTTGCCGGATCTTTAGCTTTGTATCCAGCTTCAGGAAACAACGTTGATGATGTTTATGTTCAAAATACTCAAAACATTAACGTCAGTGTCGCCTCTCAACCAACTCGCTCTGCTGGTATAACTTATAATATTCCTAACCCAGGAGACGCTGTAACCTCTGCCGACTTTATTCTTAGCCAAGGCACTCAAACTATTGGAGGATCTAAAACCTTTAGTTCTGCTGTTAATATGGGTTCCCAAAAAATTACTAGCATGGCAGACCCAACGGCAGCTCAAGATGCAGCAACCAAAGCATATGTTGATGCAGTTGCTCAAGGTTTAGCTTGGAAATTAGCGGCTCGTGTTGCTACTACAGCCAACTTAGCTGTTTTGTCTGGTTTGTTAACCATTGATACGATTACCGTTATTTCTGGTGATCGAGTTTTGGTTAAAAACCAAACAACACAATCGAATAATGGTGTTTATGTTGCTGCGGCTGGTGCATGGACCAGAGCGGTTGACATGGATTTGGCGGCTGAGTTTATTGGGGCTGCAGTTTTTGTTGACGAAGGAGCTGTAAACGGTGACACAGCTTGGGTTCAAACCACACCAGCGCCAATTACTGTTGGTACTTCTAATATTGTTTTTGTTCAATTTGCTGGTGCAGGTACTTATACCGCTGGTAACGGCTTGTCTCTTACTGGTACTCAATTTGCTGTATCTTTGGCCACTAACTCTGGCCTTACTTTTACAGGTAATCAATTGGATCACCTTTTAGCCGGGACTACTCTGTCTAAAGGCGCTTCAGGTCTCCAAGTTGCTACTGGTGGTATTACTAACACTGAAGTTGCAGCTGCTGCCAACATCGCTCGATCAAAGCTTGCTTCTGGATCAGCCAACCACGTTTTAATTAATGATGGTACTGGTGTAATGTCTTCTGAAGCGCAACTAGCCATGACGCGCGGCGGTACAAACGCTTCCTTAACCGCAGCGGCTGGTGCTAATGTTTATTCTACTGCGACCGGTCTTGCTCTGTCAGCAGTTGGTACTGCTGGTCAAGCTTTGTTGTCTGGCGGTACAGGTGCCTCTACTTGGTTTACTGGCACAGGCGTAGTAAAGGCCACTTCTGGTGTTTTATCTACCAGTAACGTCTCGCTGACATCTGAAGTAACAGGTATACTCCCGATTGCAAATGGAGGTACCAATTCTTCTACTGCTCTTAATAACAACCGAGTAATGATTTCAAGTGCTGGTACTATCATAGAAAATGGTGCAATTACAGCAGGTTCCGTTTATTTTGGTGCAGCTACTACTGGCCTACCAGCTCAAGACAACACCAACTTTTTCTGGGACAATACCAATAAGCGCTTAGGTGTTGGCATCAATGCTCCAACAGAAACATTGCATGTTCAGGGTAATGTTTTGCTAGGTACCGGATCTATATACAAACAAGTTGCAGTAACTGGTATTAACTACTTTGAAGCACAAGGTACTGTTAATACAACCGATGCTACCGTAACTTCTGTATATACCTACACAGTTCCAACCGACACAACTCTTGTGGTTGAAGCTCGCGTAATTGGTCGCAGAACTGGCGGTACTGGCGGCACTACTGGTGACGCATCTAGTTATGTTAGAACCGCTCGTGTAAGTAATATTGGAGGTACAGTTAGTCTTTTTAATCTCCAGTCGGACTTTACTTCTGAGGCTAATAATGCAACTAATTGTATTATTGATGTTTCTGGAACAACTTTTAGAATACGAGCCACTGGAGCAGCCTCAAACAACTATTCCTGGTTTGCTCACGTTAAAGTTCTTAATGGTTAATAATTGATACACTAAAGGAAGCTCTACATGGCTTTAATAACTGGGCAAGTTACTCTTAACCAGATACTGCTACTAGAAGTAGATGCAGATCCTGGCGCTGCAGCAGGAACATCTGCCCCTATTGGCTCTAGAGCTTTCTTTAATAGTGGTAGTGTTGGTTTTTCTTATCTTAAGGTTGGAGCAGCCGACACTGCCTGGTCTTTAACTGCAAGTCAATCTAGCGCTTTTACTACTGGCTCTGTGCTTTTTAGTAATTCTACCGGAGCAATAAGCCAAAATAATACCAACCTATTTTGGGACCAAACTAACAGCCGACTTGGTATTGGCACAAACACACCATTAAGGCCATTAAGTGTGGTAGCTAATACTACTGCCGGGGATAATGGCGCTTTTGTAGACGGCTATGGAGCTAATGCTTCAGTTATTACCGTAAGAAAAGCCAACGGTACAGTTGGTTCCCCAACCGCCATTACTTCCGGTCAAGTATTTGCTGAGTTCGATGCAATTGGATATGGAACATCGCAATTTAATGCAAATCAAACTGGTTCAATCGCTTTTATTGCTGCAGAAACCTTTACTAATAGTGCAATGGGAACTCATATTGCACTTTATACGACTCCTATCGGTTCTTTGGCAGAATCAGAAAGATTAAGAATTCACGCCTCTGGCCGTGTTTTAATTGGTACCACAATTGATGATGGTTCAACTAAACTGCAAGTATCTGGACAAATTTCTACCACTGATGCTATTCGTCCTGGTAACTCTACCGACACAACCAATGGAAACATCAGGTTTAATGGTGTTGGTTTTGATTTTTATCGCGGCGGCGCGTGGCGCGACTTAAGCTTTCCTAAATACAATTTCGATGATTTTAATTGGGCAACTATCGGAGCTGGCGGCAACCCTTTTGATTGGGCATCTACAGTCAACGCAGGTGGCGCTACTACCATTAATGCCGCCGCCGCTTCTGGTGATCCGATTGGTATCATAACAGTTGCCACAGGTACAAACAATATCAACACGGGTACTGCAGCAATATCTGCATTTAACAACATAAATAAAATTTCTCTTGGGACTGGCCCCACCACAATAGAGTGGAGAGTCAGAGTTCCGGTATTATCCACTGGCGCTATTACTTACGAAGTTCGGCTTGGTATTCAAGACACCGTAACTATTGGTGATCCTATTAACGGTGTTTATTTTGTTTATTCATCTGGAATCAACGCCGGTCAATGGCAAGGTATTACAAGAAACGCATCAACCTCTACAACCGTTAACTCAACAATAGCTATAGCAATTAACGCTTGGTATAAAGTTAGAGCTGAAGTAAACGCCACAAGAACAAACGTAGATTTTTATGTAGACTCTGGTTCTGGATATGTGCTGATTGGTAGTTCTACGACAAACATCCCATTAGCTGCCGCTGTAATGAGACCGGTTGCTAAGGTGAACAAAATTGGCGGCAACTCAACCACTTCAAGTTTAGTAAACCTAGACTGGTGTATGTGGATACAAGAAAGATAAGGAAATTAATATGTTAGCAGTTCTTCTTTATTCTGAATTATCTCCGTCCCAAAATCCCGATAATATTCCGGGCGTGTGGCCGTGTGAGGTTAAAGCGCTGGCTGATGGCGAAAACGCTGCGTCAGGTTGGCTTACTATGACGCAAGCAGAATATTCTGCGTATGTTGCGACTCATCGCGATACTTATCATGCATGGTATACTGCATATCAAACTGCGCAAACCTCTACTATAATGATCAACACTGTTAAAAATAAAATTATCAATGCCATGAACTTTGGTAGAGATCTTATTGCAGACTACGGTGCTCAAAATACTTTGTCTGGATACAATATTGAACAAATTAAATCTATTGTTGTAGCTACAGCTGGCGTTCAGGCTGCTATTTCGACCGGATCTCTTTATGTAGCTTTAGACGAATTAACAAAAGTTGTTCCGGATGGTACTCTTATCACAGAAGCTAAATTAGCCTTTTTTAGAAACCGAATCCAAGACTATCTTGGAATGCCAAGGACATGAACATGCAACTAAAGGTTGGGTTTAGCAAAAGAAATTTACTTTTTTCAAAACTTTTGCGTTGGGCCGAACAAAGGCCTTATTCTCATTGCTATATTAGTTACATCCACCCTTTAACTGGTCAAGATATTGTTCTGCAGGCCGCTGAATGGAACATCCATACACTAACTAAAGACAACTTTGTCAATATTCATAAAAATATCATAATCAAAGAATATTGTTTTGATGTTTTTGACCATAAAGACATCAAAAATGTTTTAATCTTTATCAATAATGTGTCTGGTAATCCATATGGCTACAAACAGTTGTTGGGTATGGCTTTGGTTAAGTTTGCGGGATTTTTAGGTAAAAACATAAAAAACCCGCTTAGAGATGGACCTGATACTATGGTTTGCAGCGAGTTTTGTGCAAACGTACTTAAGGTAAGTAGATTGTTACCAAATATCGATTTATCTTATGCTGAACAGGGCGGACCTTCATGGGTAGAAAACAATATTCAAAAAGCTGGTTACATAGCCAAAACCTAATTTTTAGTTGGTAGGGGGACTAATCATGGATGAACAAAAGTTTGACACTTTGATGGCGGCTATTAATAAAGTTGACACCAAAATGGAAAAAATAGACGACCGCCTTCGTGGCGTAGAAATAGGTCAAGCTGAGCTAAGTACCAAATTTGACACACAATTCCCCCAAGTACAGCTTCGTTTAGATCAACATGTTCAAGAAGATACAGCATTTTTTCGTTCAATAGACGAAAAACTTAAACCAGTGGCAGAACAATCAAAACGCTGGACCAAAGAGGTTTGGGTTCACAGGGCCACATTAGTTATACTTACCGTAGCTATCGGTACAGTGGCTCCTGGAGCCCTTGGAGCAGCCATTAAATTAGCGGTCTCCCTTTTCAAATAACATCGCCAAAATCCACATCAAAGTTACAATAATAAAGATCCCATAGCCATAAGTAACCACAGCCCACCACAACAATTCTCCTGGACTCAGTTCTTCTTGTTTTTTTACACTACATACATCATTTTTACAATCATTGTTGTCGGTTATGGCCTTGTATTGAGGGTCAAAAAGCTCTTGCACCATACTTGGCCAACATTTTTCCATTATAATGCCAGGAACAGCACTAGATTTCATAATGCTATACCCAATACCGCAAGACCATTTAAATTTGGTATCATTGTGACCTAGACTTAGCGTGCTACAGTGCCCGAGTTCATGATACAAAACCTGTTTTCTCTGATAATCTGAAGCATCATACCACCAGCTAATTTCTACATGTATATAGTTATTGGTGTTGTTATTTTGTCTTTGGCAAATAGCGATAACGTTTATAGGTAATGGATTGTTTGGATCATTACCAACTATTTCACCCTCTACCATTTTGATTAATTTGATATTTTTTATATCTGCTGGTGAGTTTTGCATAGCTGCATCAACTTCAAAATCCATAACAATATTACGGAAATCTGAATCATATTGACTATAATACGCAGGGTAGGTGGAATAATTGTTAATTATTTTATTAGTGCCAAGACATCCAACCAAAAACAAAAAAACCGGTAAAAACTTTAGCATATTATCTCCTTTGCTAATTGCAAGCCTCATTTGGTTAAGGCGGATTCGGGCCGGGGTTAATGCTGAATAAGGCAGCAACACCTATTGATTTAAGACCAACGGGCTTACTTCTCTGAGTATTCTTTCTTGTATATTTCAATACTTTTATCGCATATGGCTACCAAATCTTGTGTCGCGTATATTTCAACCGCTTCTAAAACTCTTATCGGCTATTTTTGGAAAAACTTTAGAACAATTTAGAAAATAACAGACTTAAAGACACGGTAACACCAATAGCGCTGACAAACATTATACAAACACCAGCAAATCTCCAACGTTGGGCTGTTTTTTGTTCTTTTTGCCAACGTAAGATCTCTTCTTTTTCATGGACTTCTTTTTTATAACTGCCCAATTTGATTAAGTTATCCTTGGTCATACCTGAAACTCCCTAATTTTACTTGTAGATTTTGGTGCAAATGTCACTGTTTTGCCGCTATCAAGATATTGTCCGGCAATATCAATAACAAACCAATCCACCCTATACAAAACCCCTCCAGGGACTTTTGACACATACGTAGCTTCGGAGTAAGAAATGTTACCTAAGGTTTTAGTGTCCCTATTAACTTCTGTCCAGTCTAAACTGTTTGACATGCTGACTTTGCTCCATGATATTAAAGCGCCTATGATATTTGACCCAAAAGCTGGCCGCCCTAGCGTAACTACCACTTTTGCTTATGGGTTCTTTTTGGCCACTCTAGCTAGTTTGTGGTCTTTGCACCAACATGACAATCAGCTGACGGCTACCATTACTACTGCTATGTGTTGGGCTATAGCGACTATTTTGTACATGTTCCGCAGTCTAGACAAAGCTAAGATTGATCTAGATAACAAAAGTATTGAACTTGATTCAAGTGAACCTAGCGTCCAAGCTTCCGATACGCCTCAGCGTGATGTGGCTGAACCCCAATCAAACGGATCGGCTCAATAATCTCACCCACTAACAAAGTCTCGCCATTTTTTAACCTAGCTATGCCGTTAGCTAGGTTATAGTAAATCATTTTCAAATATAACCCTTCTGTGCTAGTGTTCAACAGCACAAAACCTTTTTCCGCTAAATTGTCAGATATAGTCCATTTAATGTCATTTATAGCATCTTCTCCATTGATATATTTAATTGATGGTTCCGCTAAATAGCTTGGAATACCCATTTTATCAAGCTGAAGTCCGTTTTCTTCGGTAACTATCAAATGGATTTTATTGCCTTTAATGACAAAACTGTCATGTTCAGTTAGCAGTATTTGTTTCATTGACAAACCTCACCCAAAAAGTTAATCTAACCTTACCAAATCGGGAGACGTTATGCAAGAAGTTATATCTATCAATACTACAGGCGAAGCAACCGGTACCCCATATATGGGCGACTTTACCGTCAAGCTGCAACTAACTAAAAAAGAGCAATTCCGGGCAGATGCCATTCGCCGGGAGGTCCTTGGACCAAGTCCACTTAATAACGAGCCAGCCCCTAAGCTGCAAACCGATGCCTTTATTATTGGACAATTGGCTGTGCGTATCGAAAAAGCTCCTAAGTTTTGGTCTGATAGTAGCAACGGGCTAGACCTGCCTGAAGGTGACGATAACCTTTTGTATATGCTATATAATGAGATCCTCACCAAAATCGAAGAACAAAACACTAAACTGCGTGAACAAGCTAAAAAAGCTTTAGAGACACTAGCCAAATGACTCTAGACCTAGCAGCTATGCAAATCTTGGCACTAGCTGCCACAGAAAGTATGGACTGGGAACATGAATACCGCCGTATATGTAGGTGGTATTCCACTACTTTTTTTACTCCTTTGTATGACGTAGAAATGAATCTGCCTGAAGACTACGTCATTCGCCACTACTTTGAACACACTTTAAAGACCTTATATGACAAAGGTCAAGACCCAGACAGTGCCGCTAAGAGGGAAGACTGGCTAAAGGTCCGTGAAAATATATTGTGCTTAATGGACGATAAAGTTAAGGATCATGTAGACCAAAGAGACAATGAAGACGATACCTACGCGGAAGAGTTGCGGCAACAGATCCTTAAAGAGGAAAAAGAAGCCAAGGAAAAAGCCAAAAAAGTCGAATCAAAACAAGAGTTTGAAGCAATTCCACCTAATCTTGATGATGAAGTAGAGTTTAGTTTGTCTGGTGAATAACCTAATAAAATCGGTAAGTTAGATGAAAATCTCGTTTGAAGCAAACACGAGCGGTTTTGAACAAATAAGCAAAGCCTTAGAGCAACAACAAAAATTGCTCAATGAAAACGCTGCCGCTGCCGAAAGACTGGCAAAAGCTCAGCAAGGTATCACTAAGCCTCAGGGCGCTGGTCGCCAAGACGAAAGCCTAAATTACTTTAAAGAACAAGCTAAGACTATCAAAGATGTTACCGGAGCCCTCCAGCAACTAAACCAAACTCAAGGTGGACTTCATTCTTTTATGTCCACTTTTTCCAAGTTCCGTAGTGAGCTTAATGCTTCCGCTGCAGAACAAAAAGGTGGCATCTTTTCGGTACTTGGTCTCCAAGTAGACAATCTAAAGAAAAGTTTAGCCGCAAGTGCCCTAAATATTGGTGAATTTAAAAGCCAAATTAAAGACCTAGAAACATCTTTAGCTAGTGACCCTAGTAACCCAAATTTGCGTAGCCAGTTAGGTGACGCTAGAGGGTTTATGAATGCTAGCCAACAGGAGATGACCAGAAATCAATATCTTTATGGTCAAGCTAGAATGGTGCAAATGATGCACCAGCCTATCGGCACAACCGTAGCTAATGCCATACATGGCGACCCTGCAGCAGCTCTTGGTGGCCCAGGTGGCCCACAGGGACCTCAAGGACCAGCTACCGGAATATTGGGTAGCATGATGGGTGCCGGAGCTAGCCCTGCAGCTATGATGGCATTAATGAGATATGTAAGTATGGCTGGTGCAGTTGGGTACGGCGTAAAAAGAGCTGCAGACTACGTTGGATCGGCAGATGAACTAGCTGAGCAGAGCTACTATAGATCAAATAAAAGTATGTACAGTGATGCTATGCAAGGTAATATGGGTCAATATTACATGCAATCTAGGGGTATGGGTAGATTCGGTGCCTTAGATGACAAAAATATATTTGATAAAATGGGCGATTCGGCTGGATTTGGTGATGTAGGTCGTGCTTGGGGTTCCGGTAAGGGTCTAGGTGAAGGTTTGTCAAATGTTATTGGTGTAACACTTAATAATATTGGGTCAAATCTTGGTATGCTTACCGAAGAACAAGCTCACAAGAAAAATCAAACCTATCTAAAAGAAAAAGCAACAAAAGCTTCTGAATCAGAAATAGATGCCTTTAATGCCACGTCTAATGCCGCTCTTAGAAGTATTATGAACCCAACTATGCGCCGAATGGACATAGAAAAAGGTCACGGATACGCCAGAGGAATAGAAGATCTGTTACTAAGGCAGGGTATTGGACTAGATGAAGCTGGTTCAGGACTAGCTATGGCTAGCCGTATGGGTATTGACAGGGGATCTCTAGCTAGAGGTGGAGCAGTTTTGCTAAGAAGTGGCCTGGAAACAGGTATAGGTAACCAAGCTAACGAAGAGTTTTTTCGTCGAATATCAATGTCTGACAAGGATACGCAAAGAGGAAAGCTAGAGCAATTCTTGGGCCAAGGACAAAGATCTGGCCTTGACTTAAGGGGTAGTTTAGGCCAAAGAGAACAATTCACCAATATCATGGCAGGTATACAAGGACAATTTGGCGGAGCGGTTAGTGAACAGGAGGTTGGTGGCAGGTTTATGGGCGCTTTGCAGTCTATGCAAGGGATGAACATGAACCCCTCAGACAAAATGGCTGTAGCAGCTAATGCCAACTCAATGATGCAAAATGCAATAGCTAATCCTCAGACCCTATTGGGTGCTGGGATGATGAAGGTTTTATATGGCTATAATCTAGATCCAATGACGGCAGATTTATTGCAAAAACAAATTGCGGCTGGTAGAATAGATGCAGCTGCTAAAGTAATTAAAGAAACTACCAATACTTCTGATTCAATAGATGAAATTAAAGCTAAAATACAGGGTGTTGGAACTCAAGCGGCTCAAGCTAGGTCAAATGTTTTAGGTCTTAATACCCCTCAAGGACAAAAAACAGACGAAATATTGAAAAAGTATGGTATGCCTACTAGAGGAGCATATTCTGCTACCGGTGACGCTACTGGCAAAATAGGTATGGGTACTACTCCCGAAATGCTGTCAAACATTGGTGGCACTATGGAGTCACCCGGCAACTTTGTTGAAATGAAATCCGGCAATGTATCTATAGGTGGAACATCTCAAGCAAGGTTACAAGAAACTGAAGCTAAAACTCAGGAAAGCGCCCTTATTGATGCTTTTTCAAAAGAAGCTAGCAGTTCTGGTAAACAGGTTGGGGAAATTCTTGGTGAAGCATTTGCTAAGTTTACCCAAAACACTTTAGAAGAATTTAGGAAAGCTGTTGGACAAGACACACAGCCAATGCCTGCAGGACCAGTTACTGGAGCTGGATCAAGAAAACAAAATCAAGAAAAATGGCTTAAAATGAATTCTGGCAATTAACGGTAAGAGAGTTTAATGCAAAGAAGCTGTCCATATACATTTTTGTCGCCCAACGTAACTGGCCAATATTCCAGCTATACTCCAACCTGGACTGTAGCTTTTAGTCGTTACAAAGACCCTATCAGCGCTTATGCCCCATCAAATGTAAGCGTTAATGAACCAGAACCTTTGGTTATTGTAGAAAATGATGCAATAGCGGTTAATATATCCAATTCCAAAAGCTCTTTTGGTAAAATGGCCAACATAAACCTCAAAATAACAAACGTAAATTACCCAGTTTTGATCAATAATGGTGATTGGTGTTTTATTTGGATTAATGACAACCAAGAAGACGCTAAAACGGTTGCCATAGAATTAGGTAAAGTAAGATCAGATCCGGGTTATAGTCCCAAAGGTAAACTGAATAGTTATCGATCCGGTTTCAAGTTTATGGGTCGAGTAACTAGCACCAGCATGTCTGACAATATGTCAGGCGGAGTAAGGACAGTTAGCTGTTCAATACAAGCTCAAGCTTTTCTTGAAATGGCTTCATCTTTGTATTATTTATTTCCTCCTGATTTGTCCATCAAATCACTGGAAGTCCAAAAAACAGGATCTTCACCAGTTTCCCAGATAGCGCAACAACAAACAAACTTTTTAAGTCTTCTTGGCTCTATTGTTGACTCAAATATAGCCACTTTGGCTAGTAATGTCTATAAGATACTACTTGAACCGGACACACAAAAGAAAACTCCAGATATAGTTATAGGACTACTCTTTTTAACTTGTCTTGGGGTTTCAAGTCCAGCTGATGCTGACAAGGTGACAGGTATTAGAGGAACGGTGTCTAAGGTTATTTTACCAACTAAACATGTTTTTCAGATTTTAAGTATAGATCCTGGTAAAATATGGGATATATATCAAATATATCTAGGACTTCAGACGTATAGTCAATCTAGTGGACCAACATGGTTTAAAAAATTTGCACCTGCTATAAACGACCAGGCTGTTGGTGGACTAAATGATCCAAAAGCTCAGTCTAATTTTTTTCATTTAACTTCATCTAGGTGTAAGGGTTATACCCCATTTATATCCCCAGAATGGAACAATAAGTCTGTCTGGGAAACATTGAGCGATTATTTGAACCCGGTGTCAAATGAAATGTATACATCTTTAAAGTTGGATCACAAAGGTCAAATAAGACCTCAACTTATAGTTAGAGAGGTTCCATTTAGTACTGGTAATTGGAAAAAAATTACCGAAACTAATAAAATGAACATTCAAGTAGACCAAGATCAATCTGAAACCAATCCAAACATATTTAGCTATGATCAAACTAAAGCAGACTCTTCATCTAGCTTTTTTGATAATTTGCCAGGAGCTGCTGGTAAGGCTGCTGCTGCGGCAAGTGCTGCAGCTTCTAAAATAGGTGGAGCTAAAGCTTTTAGTAGCCAAAACTCCCCTTCAGGAGCTGTAGCTGATCTTAGAACCTATTATGGCAATCTCCCTAGATGGATTGTAGATGAAGCTTTAATAACTGATTTCACTTGGCACACGGATGAAGCGGAAAGAATAAACTTTGTCCAAATCACAGGAACAACAGGTAGTTTGACTTTTGTTGGAGATCAAGCCCTTAACCAGGATACTAAAACGGCCTCACAGTTAAGACTTGGAAATTACGTAGTTGATGAACTTGATATACAAAGACATGGTACCAGAGCTTTCGTTATGTCCACTCCTTTTGATATGAGTCCAGATAACTCCCTAACTTTCACTTTTTCTCCAATATGGGCAAAAATGCAGGCTGATTGGAAATTTAATGGTCACCTAAAAGCTAAAGGAGAACTAACAACCATAGGGTGTAGTTTACCTGTAGCTGAGGGAGACAATTTAGAAGTTAGAGGGCTTCTTTTTCATATTGAATCAATTAATCATTCAGCGACTTTAGGTAAAAATGGTACTAAACAGTTTCGTACCACATACGGACTTAGCCATGGTGTAATTGCCTCTAGTTTAAGCAATGTGCAAAACTCACCTCATTATGTTAGCTTAGACACTGTTGGTATATACGCCACAAATACTCCAGGACCAGGTTTAACTGAAGTCCAAAAACGAATAACTGGACAAGCGATAAGTCCAACAGACATAAGAACCCAGGCTACTTCATACATAAAAGGTAAATTTTGATGTATAAATTAAACGGCCTGTATTGCGGAACAGTGATAAAGGTTATATCTCCTAAAGACAAGGAAAGTATCACCAAGTACCAATACGAATATGATGTCCATATAACCCTTGACGGTGGAGCCCAACAAACCTACCGATGCACCGTTATGGATGGATGGTTTGGTAGTCCAATAGATTATGCTGATCACGTTTTAGATAAAAACTATCGAGCTTTGGTTATGTTTATCAATGGTTTGCCAAACATTGGGGTTATAGTTGGTGGATCTAGGAAGGCAGAAATAAAACCAAAGGTTACGGATGGCCCTAGCTTTTTGCAGCACTTGCGTCAAACCGAAACAGAAATTACGCCAGACGGTACTTACGCTATTCGCACACTAGACGGTGAAACAGGGCCAGTAGCTTCAGAGATTTTGCTTACCCCAGACGATATCACTCTTACAGCTGACAAAGTAACCGGCTTAAATGAAATCAAAATTGACAACGCAAACGATGCTGTAACTATTAAATGTGGTGATTTAAAGATCACAGTTAGAGGTGACAACTCAATCACTATAGCCGGTGATGCTACCCTTAAGGTGGCCGGTGATGTCAATTTGACATGCAGCAATGCCAACGTAAAAGCTAAAAAGCTTAAAGCTGACGTACTTACAGCTGAAATAAAAGCCAGTCAATCAGTCAAAATAGACGCACTACAAATCAGTTTAGCTGGTGAAGAGGGAATGGTCCTTACCACTATGACCCAACCAGCCTGCTATGTAACCGGGGCTCCTTTTATCGGCAGCACAAAAGTAAAGGCAGGAAGTTAATATGACACTTTTAGACGATGCTAGGGACGGCTTATTAGACCAAGGCGCAAAACTGATAGGAGTAGGTACCGGACAAGATACCTTGTCAGATGGGTCCGGTCTATATCTAACTGATTCTGCTTCGATAATAAAGCAATATAAACTATCTCAAGACTCTTTATTGTTTCAGTATCAATCGCTGGATGCTGCCAATTCATTTAGCAAGTTCAACTATGAGTTTGTTATATACGATATAAAAAACAAAACAAAAGTCATGTCTTTTGTTTTGCCTTTACCTCCTCAATCTATAAACATTAGTGTTCCCGCTGCTATTAATACCACTGTGACTATGAAGGGTATCGTAGAAGAGCACAATGGAGCACCATTACGTCAAATATCTATCAATGGGTCTACCGGTGTGTACCCTACCGCCGTTTCAAACAGCAATCAGACAAACTCAGGTGGCAATAAAAAAGGTCCATTAGACTATCTTTTTCAAAATACTATAAAAGCAGCCCAGAGTACTGTAAGTTCAGCAAAACAGACACTACAGGCTGTTGGTAATATTGCTAGTGCATTTATGGGTGAAAGCCTTCCTTTAAATAGCCCGGTTTTAGATACGCACGCTTCTTGGTCTAATGGCGGACAAACTGGATATATAATTGCGCACAATTTAATGCGTTTTATGGATCTTTACCTTGAACTTAAAAAAGCTGGCAACAAGAACCTGGTTTTGATGTTTTTGATGCACAAAGACAAGATGTATTACAACTGTTCACTTAGTAACATGTCTGTACGTAAAGGAGCGGGAACACTAGAATATCTTTATTCTATTTCTTTAGTTGCTTGGCAAAGGTGGCCAGAATTGCCACCTAACACAGGCGAAGTGCCTAAGCCGGAAACTTTTAAGTCGGGTCATAATGAAAAATCGATCAATCCTTTTGCTCAAATCAACCGCACACTAGACCAAGGTATTGCTACCATTAACAAAGGTCTTAGTGTGTTGCAAGGTTTTCAGGCTGACTTAAATACAGCAGTTTTGCAACCTCTTAAAAAAACCAGAATTTTAGCCAAGACTGTAGCTAATATCCCTAAAACTATCACTGACTATAGTGACGTTATTATTCGAAGCGCTGAAGCTCAAATTAAAGAAACTTTTGCCAATTTGTCTCATGACCAGTCGCAAAGCCGCACAGCTGAACAAATACGTCAAAAAATTAAAAGCATAAATGCTCACGTATATGGCGGCGAACCTCAACGTGATGGTAAGGCCACTACATCACCGTTTGATACTTCAGCTAATCAACAAGACAACACCAGGTCAGGACCAAACTCTCCTGGACAACAAACATCTTTAACTGGTGGACTAGAAGTAGATCCTTTTGGTGATATGTTTGCCAACCCGGCTGAATATGACGAAATCCTTAGTGTTGCCACTATCAACACTTTACAATTAAACTCAGCCACCCAGGAATTGATAGCCCAAGAAGAACAAAATGCTGCTTTGCTTACTTCAGAAGATATACAAATTATTAAGCTAGCTTTAGATTCGTTTACCGCTTTGTTGTCCCAGCGTATTGGCGGTAACAGCCCGGTTTATGACCAGATCTTTGGCCTAGCCAGTCCAACTTACACTAAGGCTCTTACCACGGAAGACATAGAAATACTTAGTGTAATGAATGACATGAGTCTAGCTTTGGACCAGATGATTGTTTTGATGCGCTCGCAAAAGAACACCACAGACGAAGACTATTCTAGGTGGTACGGCACTTATGCCAGAACCCAAGGTATTGATTTTGTTGAAAGTAATAGTAAGTTCTATGTACCATTCCCTCTTGGAGCTAGCTTAGAAAGTTTGTCGCAAACTTATTTAGGTGATGTGAACAGATGGATTGAAATTGCAGCGATTAATGGCCTTAAAGAACCATACGTAGACGAAGTTGGTTTTTTTGTGCCCTTTAGGTCTACTGGGTCTGGTAACAGCTTTTTGATAACCAGTCCAGAAGGTTTGTATATCGGTCAACCTATTCTGATCCAAAGTATAACCCAAAGACCAGAACCAAGGCGAATAGACGCCATTAAGATAATTTCTAGTATACAGACTTTGATAACTGTAAACGGTGACGCGGATTTGTCTAGATTTACGGCAGCCGATCAAGCCAAGCTCCACGCTTATAAGCCCAACACTGTAAATAGCTTTATGATGATTGCTATACCAAGCCAAAATGCAGCCGAAGTGCCTAGCAACATGAGCATTAACCCAAGCGAAAAAGATTTGCAAAATATCACCTATTTGGCTTTGTCTGACTTTGCTCTTAATTTTGATACCAGCCAAGGTACAGCAGACATTCAATTAGTAGGAAGTGACGTAGCGGTAGCTCGGTCTTACTCCAACCTTACTCAGGCAGCATTTATTAAGCTTTATACTCACAAAGGTGACCTACTCGATGATCCTTTTTTTGGTAATCCAGTTCAAGTTGGATCTAGTGTAGCCACCTTTAATCCGGGCACGGCCCTTAATGATCTAGCTGTTCTTTTTGCCCAAGATAACCGCTTTAGCGGACTAAAGGCTGGACGAGTTTTAACAAAAGGTGGTAGCGTAAACATTGAACTGTTACTTGGTATTGCAAGTACCGGTACCCTTATGCCAATAAAAACCACGGTGCCAACCAGATGATGTCAGATAGTGTGTTAGCTACTAATATGCTTAATCTTTTTCGCGCTAATATGCAAAAAATGAGTCCAGGGGCTGTTCCTCAGCCATTTCAACAGGTTTTATGTCAAGCTATATCCAAGGGAGTCATTGGCGCTCTGCAACAGGCCGTAGCCGTGTCTTTAATACCAAGCCCTATTGTGGCAGGTAACGGCCTAGGTTTGACGGTAGAACCGAGTTTGTGTAAACAGGCGGCGATTACGGCTCTGGTCGGCTATTTTGGCGGTAAAGGTGAAGCGTTGGACTACATGTTAGATGCAATTTATCAAAGCAGTTGTGCCCATTTTGCGCAATTTACTGATATTATTTCAGTTTCTACTTATGGTGGGCAAGCTGGTCCACCACAAAACGTGCCTGGTGAGATAATTGCTAATCTTATCTTAGCCAATCTTCCTGCCGAAAGTCAGCAGCAATTAGCGTCAAGTCAATACGGTACTTATTTTATCAAGGGTATTGCACAGGGATTTTCAGCTGGACTGCTGGTTGGCGTCCCTGGTATAGTTCCTTTCGGGGTATCCCCACCAACACCCGGTCTACTAATCGCTAAATTCCAGTAAAAGGTCCATAAAATGGCAGATTTACCAGTTCTAAGGTCTAAAGAACAAATACTCGGTGAACTGATCACCAGCTTTCTGGCCAGGGTGCCTGACGTTAATGACTTTAGCCGTGGATCGGTTATCCTCCAGTTCTTTAGTGCGGTAGCCCAGCAAAACTTTAAAGCTGCGGCTGACGTTATTGCCATGATTGATGCTTTGTCTGTAGACAGAGCAACAGGTGAGTCTTTACAGCGCCTAGCGGCTGACGCCGATATTACTATCAGCTCTGGCACTTTTGCCTCTACTCGCGTTGATATCACAGATATTTCTTTTACCAAGATTTCTTCTAGCGTTTATGCTGGCCAGCCAGCCCCAGTTGCTGGTAGTCTTAGCATTTATGTCAATGATGCTAGTAAGTTTGCTGCTACTGGCAGCATCTATATTGGTCGTGGTACTCCAAACGTTGAAGGCCCACTAGCTTATACTTCGGTAAGCCAGCAATCTGGTGGAGCCTATTGGCTAATTACCCTTAGCCCCAGTTCTCCTACTACCAAATTCCACAACATTGGTGAAACCGTTATTTTGAGCCAAGGCGGCAAAAGAACTATACCAAGCGGTAGTTTGGTCAATACACCAGGTTCAAGCAGCGTAACAAGCGTGTCCTTTAAGACTACCGCTACTGTCAGTATTCCAGACGGTGACGTAACTGCTTTGGATGTTCCGGTGTCATGTGTGGAACTTGGCACCAAAGGTAACGTGCCAAGGGGAGCTATCCGTGAAACTTCTGGCTTGTCATTTCAGTCTATTGCGTTTAATCCAAATGCAGTAACCAACGGTTTCCCACCAGACGACGATGACACAATCAGGTCTAAGATCAAAATAGCTGAACAAATTAAGTCCAAAGGTACCGAAGCTGCTATTAAGTACGCGGCCTTAGGTGTTACGTCCCCAGATGACCAAAACACGGTTCAGTCTAGTGCAGTAGTAAGATACAGCAACAATAGCTCCACTTTAGTTATCGATGACGGTACTGGCTACCAGCCTATATATGGCCAAACAGGTATCGAAACTGTTCTCAGTGAAGCTTTAGGTGGAGAACAAGAACTCCAGTTACGCCAGTACCCAGTTGCTAGTGTAAGACTTTTTACACTAGCTCAAGCTCCCTTTAATTTGTATGAAAATTACAGCCTTACGGTAGATATCGAAGGTGAGTCAACCACCCATTACTTTGCTGCAGGAGACTTCCGAGTCCCTGGTAAGGCAACTTCCTACGAAGTTATCTCAAGCATTAACGGTGACCCAAACATCAACTTTTCGGCCAATACCGCCGACAACGGCACCCGTATCGTCATTTTCCCAAAAGATAATACCAAAAACGAAATGCGTGTAGTTGACACCGGAACCCTTAACGCAAATACCGTTATGAGTTTCCCAACAGATATCCAATACACCCTTTTGCTATATAAAAACGATACACTTTTGTATGAAGACGGGTCTAGCGCCACTTTGTATTCCAGAGTTAAAAGTTCTTGGTCCAGTAGCCTTAGCGAAGGTGACACCCTGATTTATCAGGTTGATGGTACCCCAGAAATCTCTGTAACTTTAACTCAAGCTGTGTTTCAACAGTTTGATATAACTGCTACAGTTAGCTCTTTTACTAGTATTACGGTATGGGCTGAAGCCTTGAATTATTTAATGACTGGCGTAGTAGTCAGTGTGGTTGGCGAAACTCTTAGCTTTTCTAGTGCAAGAGGGGCCACTTCCCAGGCTATTATATCTATCTTAGGTGGAACCGCTAAAGACAAAATGTTTACTATTGGCGCTGGCTTGTATGCCCAAGGTCGCCAGTCAGACTATACTCTTAACCGTCAAACTGGCCAAATAGGACTAACCGATCCTCTTACGGCTGGTCAGAGCATGTTTGCCGGTAGCGCTCAATCGAGAGCCCATGTGTCTACTAATAGTATCCCAGATGGACCCGGTGCTCCTGGGAATTATTGGCTAGTAGTTGATGGATCGGCTGCTATTTTGTCTAGCGGCATTGATGGAACTACTAGAATAGACTGGTCTGTAACTAGTGGAACTCTAACTATTAACGCTAAAACCCCAGCTGGAGATCCAACAGCTTTTGGCGATGTGTTGCCAGGCGATTGGTTTTTGGCTTGGACCGAAGCTGCTGATCAATTAAACTACCCAGCTTTATATAACTTCCGTGGGTACTGGCGAGTAGAAACAGCTCAAGTTGGTCGTATCACCGTCAATGCTACAGGTTTTGGACTACCGGGATCTGGTGGACCAACCACTATCCCAACAGATCGTTTTGTTATTGTCAGATCTTTAGCTCCATTGCAGAAACTCAGCTTTAGTGTTGGAACTCTTAGTCAGTTTGCAGCAGAAATTAATGCGGGTTTGTCTGGTGTGACGGCTCAGGTTATTGGCAGTACAGTTAGGCTCAACACACAGACCGCTGGCCCTGAAGGTGAACTGGCTTTTGTGGCAGCCGACAGTCCAGGCAAAGCCTTGGGTATTATTCCCCCAAGTATCGTGCAAAACATCCCAAGCCAACGGGGCTTTATCGCCAACTCATATACCCAATACAGCATGCCATCATTTACTTGGGGTACGTTGCCTGTTGTAACTAACGGTATCAACTTTACCCAAGCAGATTTCACCGATCTCGGTGGAAATCTTAGCATGTGGCTAAGTCCTTTAAATTCCACAGTTATTGACACCAGTGAATATACTCATGCATCTGTTGGTGACTATGATTCTACCACCAACTTGGTTACACTTAATCCTCCTACCTATATGGCTAATGGTAAATCTCCAGTACAAACCGGTGACCGCTATTTCTACCAAAATAGCTACTCTTTATCTGATACAGATACCAGCGTAGTGGTGGTTGACGGAGACGAAGTAACCAAGACTTACACTTTGCCTGTAGCTCGCGGTATCACAGTTAACGCTGATGCTACCCCTACTTTGATCAGTTTTTCAGCTGATGATGCAGAAAGCTCACTCACACTAGACGATCCAGCTTCGTTTTATGACTATTCTTTTAATAGCTGGAAAATCTGGCGTCAAGCTAAGACTGTATTGACTGACTCAATATACAGTTTGACGGTATCGGCCACAGACTACGGTCCAAGTGGTAACAGCCAAAGAGTTGGTATCTTTTACCCATCTAGCGTAACCGCCACATCTTTGAATTTGGCCTATAAAACCAGCTCTATGACCGACATTGCTGTGTATTTGCCAGTCACCACTGCCAGAACCACCACTATTGATGGTACAACTAGCTGGACCACTCAAGTAACCGCATTACCTGGAGCAGCGGACCAGATCGTCTATACCTACCGAGTAGGTACCGCACCCAATCTTTTGACTTCTTTTGTGCAAACTGGTGACGTAGCAATTCTGGATGCAGCACTAGATTTCCTTAGTGGCAACAAAGGCTTTCAAGCTAAACTGCAAAACGTTACAGCTACTAGCTTTACTTTGGTTGTGCCAAGTGGCAGCGTAGTTAGTGACAACATCGCCTTTGGTCAATCATATAACATTCATAGAACTTTAGTTGTAACTACAGCTAGCCCACACAACATTGTCCAGGGCCAACGTATTGGCTTGTGGAACACAGCCATTAGTTCTGGTATTACCCAGCCTATCAATGGCTCTTATTACCCAACCGTTATCAACGCTAACCAGTTTAGCGTTAGTTTACCTACCAGCGTCCCTGGTGGGACAGTGTCATCTGCAGCTCTGACCAATAACGTAGTAACAGCCACTACTACCGCACCTCATGGTCTGGTAGCTGGTAATATTGTTGTAATTAGTGACTTTTCCGACTCTAACTATAACGGCTTGGCTACGGTCCAGTCTGTCCCAACTCCTACTCAGTTTACTTATTTGCGCAACGGTACTTTCCCTAGCGTAGTTGGCGGCTGGTTTGACTTCCAAACTTACGGCACTGGCACCAGCGTTAGCAACGTATCTGTGGTTAGATCTGGCAGTTTGGTTACGGTTACAACTTTACCTTCTCATGGACTGGCAATAGGTCAACCGGTGTCTATCCTTGGTAGCACACTAGACGTTTGGAACAACTCTGTCAGCTATACAGCTGGGAGTATCGTTAGTTATAGCGGCAACAATTATCGTGCCTTGATCGCTACCACTATTGGTGACGTACCAAATCTTTATCCTTTGCAGTGGGTAGTTACAACCCAAAGTTTCAATAATACCTATACAGTCAACACCGTGGTTAATGCTACGGTTAGTGCTTGGAACAACTCTATCAGTTATGCACCTGCAGATATTGTAAGTTATAGTGGCAACAACTATGTAGCCCTTATTGCTACCACTGTCGGTGACGCACCAAATCTTTATCCTTTGCAATGGGCTGTGACTGCCCCATCAAGTTTCACCTTTTTCTATGAGCTTACCACTGGTACCCAAAGTGCTATTGTTACTCCAGGCAGTAGCGTTGGCTTGGTAAGCCAAGGATCTTTGGCTCGGGCTGTTGGATCTAGTGGAGCTTTGCTTAACTTCGTAGAAGCTCAGTCTACTAGCCAGGAAATTATTGATGCACTGGCCCAAAGTTATAGCAGCATTTTGAGTGCCTCGGTAACTAGCGGCTTTTTAGGTAGCGACTTAGTTGCTACCAGTACCCTCGATACTCAACTGTCTGGTGGATTTTTAAGTGGTACAGTGACAAGCCGTAAAACTGTAGCTGGTAGCCAAAAAGTTTATTGGATCGTAAATGCTAATGTTCCAGCTGGCAGCGAAATTACCTTTAGCGGCCTTGGTGCATATAACGGTACTTACGAAGTTATGGCCACCAAGCAGCTCACCGTAAGCACTTGGCAAATCACAACACAAACAGCTGTAACTGCTATCACAAGTTCTACTAGTGTAGTGGCTGGTACCTTTACCGGCTATAGCGCTTACTTAGCTTTAGGTGATGGCGAAAACTACGTAGATCAGACTGATCTGGCTGCCATTGGCCCTAACCCACAGTTCGTACTCCAATATGCCTATAATATTTTGCCAACTATTGGCGAAACCTTTAAACTTGTGGCCTACAACAACACTCAGCTCCAAAGCTTTTACAACAAATTAGTAGTTAGCGGTATCAGTAATGTGACTGAAGTGTCTTTTGCTGACTACGACCAAAACTTGCAAATCATGACCAACACATTTGGTAGTGTTGGCAGTATTCAAGTGGCCGGTGGAACAGCTAACCAAAAGATAGTTGCCCTGGTTGGTAGCGGCAGTGAGCTGGAAAACAGGATTGGTGTGGTTAATGTTCCATATGACCTAAGACACGGTTTTGACAAAGGAGCTTGGGTAAAGCTTGGTCAAACTGTTCTCCAGAACAAACAACTAGGCTTCAATGGATCTACCCAGTTACGTATACAAGCTGTAACTAACCTCCAGCTGGTTGGCGGGGCAGGTACTTTCCAAACTGCTCGAGCTATTACTAGCGACGAAACGACCGTGTTCCAGCTCCAAAAACAAGGCAACTTCACTGCTTTGATCAGACTTAGTGGCCAAGCTGTAAACTTCGGTACAGCTGGTGTCCAGGAAGGTGACTGGGTACGCCTTAAGAACGTACCAGCCTTGGCATGGGCTGGCACCTCCACTTATGTTGCTGGAGACCGAGTTTTCTATAGCGGCTTTAACTTCACTGCTCTTAGTGGATCTAGTCTTGTATCTCCGGTTAAGCCTATTCCAGACACAGTGTGGGATTTTGCCGACACTTACTTGGTAGGTCAAACTGTTACGTTTAAATCTAAAGCTTATCGTTTGGGTGGTATTGCTCCAAGTCAAGGTGACTATCCAGATGACCTTGGTAGCCCATGGGTATTAGTATGGGAAATCCAGGAATGGAATGGCGGCAACACTGGTATCCATCAAGTTGTACGTGTCTTTGGGCAAGATACCATTTACCTAGATGGTACGAACTTTATTGAACAAATTGTAACCTTAGGTGATGCCAGCAACATCAACAGCTACAGCTACGACAGTGTGATGCCTGGCGACACATTAGTTTTGTCTGGCCCAATCCTTGGTACTCTTAACATTGGTCGGTATACGGTTCAAGATGAAGCTTATAACCCAAGCTATTCTTTCCCAAGCCCCACTCAAATTTATCTGACGCCGTTTAGTGCAACAAATCCAACCGTTACTTTGGCGGACTTTTACCCGCAAGTTAATTTGGAACAATTGTCCACCACTAAAGCTTACAAAAAGATCTTGGCTGCTGGACCTAGCAGCTCGACTACCCAGTCTTTGGTGTTTGATACGCCAAACCTTACTAGCCGCTTTACTAGCAGTAACGGGGCTTACGTGGAAGCTATCGGTAAACTCGGCTACGACACCCAGGCAGCTTTTGGTATTGATGCATACAAAAACTACGAAGGTCTGGTTAAAGCTGTCAATAAAGTCATTTACGGTGACCCAACCAACCCAAGCCAATACCCTGGCGTAAGAGCGGCTGGTACTAGTATTGACATCAGTCCCCCTTTGATCAGACGTGTTAATCTCAGCCTTGCAGTACGTCTCAAAACTGGTATCCCTTTTAGTAGTGTAAGGGAAAACATCAAAGCTGCTGCGGCTGGGTTTGTGAACAGCCTTGGTGTTGGTGAGTCTGTGCCTTTGAGTAAGGTTATTGAATCGGTCAGTAAAGTCCAAGGTGTAACTTCCGTGGTAATTACTTTCCCAACCTATACCTCTAGTGCAGACCGGATTGCTGTGGCCAATAACGAAAAGGCCTTGGTTTTGGACCCAACCAATGATATAACCGTAAGTGTGTTAAGCTAAGGAGTGTATATGGCAGACAAAAAGTCTCGCAAAAAAAAAGACAAAGCTGTTGTAGCTACAGATCAACAAGTATCTGAAATGACTGAAAAGCTTATGGAAGATCACAAACTTGAAATGGATCTTTTGTCTTTGGATGATGGTCCTAAGCCACTGGCTTACCCAGACTTTTTTATGACTGAAATGCTTCGGCACAACCCTAATTTGCTGGTTTATGCAAACAAAATATTGGATGATACAACATCTGGTTATATAAGGCACGGATTACGCAAGTTTTATATGGCTAAAGGCATTGACCGCCATGAAATGTCCTTTACTCAAAAAGACTTAGAGCAAGCCCTCGCGGATGGTTTTAAGGCTTAGGTTTATAGAATTTTTCTTTTACGGTAACCCATGCCTTTGCTTGGGTTATTTTTTTACTAAAGTTTTGGCAAAAAAAGCCGATAAGGTTTAAGTAAGTAACGCAAGGAGACCAAAAAGACACTAGAAACAGTTTTATTGGCTTTTTCGTTGTCGGTTATGTTGTGCTGGCCAATTATTGGCCTAATGTTGTCTGGTAAAGTTAAAGATTGGAGTAAGAAATAATGTTTATAGCAGCCTGGGGAATGTTTACTAGTCTAGTGTTCTTGGTATATTGGGTACGTTTTTTGTTTGTAACTAAAAAAGGTCGGTTTTATTACTTTTATGAGCTGATTGGATCTAGTGTAGTTGGGGCAATACTTGCAATAGGTTACGTTTGTATGGACAAGCTTCTGAGCTGAAACATTGACTTTGGACCCATTTTGGGGCATAGTCGCTTTAGAAACAATTTAGGAGATACCGTTATGTTTCTTTCTACTAAAAATCTTTTTAAAGCTGCCATGGCTTTATCGCCGCTGTTATTAGCGTTTGCCATTTATAGCTATGACATAAACAAAAAAAGTGTTGTTGTTGCACCCACAGTTGTTATAGAGGAAAAACTCCCAGAAGAAACCTTGGCAGAAGTGACTATATGGATGATGAACACACCAAAATGTACCGGCAGCAAAAACAATGGACTCAGTGAAGTTAAAAAAGCTATGTTGTCACGCCAGATTGACCGTATTCTTGGTAGTATTGGTGGAGACCGCCGCACACAAGAAGCTTTTATCTTTTTGATGTGCCAGGAAAGCCAATACCGAACTAATTTAACTTCCACTGCTGGAGCTAAAGGTATCGCTCAAATGATGCCAGCCACTGCTCAAGCTGAAGCTGACAATCTTAAAATGGGTAAATTGACTTCTGACGATCTTTTTGACTCAGAAATCAATATCCTTTTGGGGTATACCCACTTTAAGGGCCTAGCGGCCACTTATAATGGGAATTTAGCAAAAGCATCTGCGGCTTATAACGGTGGCAGTAATGGCTCTACCCTCAAGGCTATGAAAAATAATAGTGGAGTTGGTGCTCAAGAAACTGATGCTTATGTCCGTAGCATGTTTGACATGCAGGAAGAACACCGGATTGCCAAGCTGGAAAAAATTAAAGAAGAGACAACTCAAGCAAAATCAAGCAATTGAGGTCTAATATGTGGTGGGGTACAGGTTCTTTAGGTTTTGGTAGTGAAGGTGACTACAGTGAAGAAAAGTCCAGTTGGTGCACCCACCACTGGGAAGAGGAATACCTCTTTCATTTCACCTACTTCAAGTGTACTTATTGTGGGCAAACTAAACAGTTTGAAGAAATAAGAGATTCTGACAAAATTACTAAAAGAATCACGAACTTACCTTTAAGAAAAGACTGATACATACCCCCAGACGTGTGCTTACTTTTGCCTCCCTAATCTTCTTAGGGAGGCTTTTTCTTTGGAGGGACCGTATGTTTTGGAATTGGTTCAAGAAAAAAGACAAACAGCCAACAAGTGGATATAGTGTAAACCTCAAGCTAAGTCAAGAGGGGCTAAGATCATTTCAAGAGATCCACGCCAGAGTAGAAGCTGTTTATAATAAAGAGGTTGACATGGTGCGTACTTGGGATACAATTATTTCAGGTGGAATGTTGGCCTTAAATGCTCGCTTAGATAAAATTCAACCACCAGACACAAAAAAACCAAAAGGACTGAGGGTAGTTAGAAACGATGACCTCAAGTGATATGTCCTAAGTGCTCCACGTGGATGATCTACCACCCAGAAACCAGGTTAGCTAATCTTGGCTGGCTTAAATGTTCTTGCGGGTATTGCTATAATGTTAAAAAAACTACTGACAATACTCAACCCACCAAAACAACAGACAATACTGACTGACAGAAACATAGGTATTGGCACAATGATCCAGGCCATTTTCCCTGTTGACATAAAGTGCGGCTGTAGGTGTTGCGGGGCACAATGGACACAATCTTTTTCTAATCAATTTGTATCTCATAATACAATGTATCTTTTTGAAAAATGCGTTAAGTGTGTTTCAAATTCAAAACACTAAGGTAATTTCGTGAGTGTAAACAAAGAAATAGACATCAGACGCTATATAGCCCCCTTTATCACTGGGACTAATTCAGATGCTTTAGTGTCCGCTTTGGCCGATGAAGCCCAAAAACAAGAAAATCTTAGTATATCGGTAACTGACCAGTTAACCATATCAACTGCTATTGGCCCATACTTAGACAAACGCTTAAGCGAAAAAGGTATAACCCGTCCACCAGAACTTGGTATGAGTGATCTAGCTTTTCGTCGCCTTGGTATTAAGATCACAGCTCAAAAGCAAATTGTTGAGGTTATCCAATCTGTATTAGAAATCTTTTATGGCCCGGCAGCTGTTAGAGCTTTTACAACTTCCACACTATTTGGCCCTTTTAATCTGGAAGATGGCGACGACCTGTTGTTTAGTTTAGAAGATGGCATTACTCGTAGTGTGGTTTTTTATTCTAGTGATTTTGCTAGTATTGCTGCGGCTACTGCTTCAGAAGTGGCTGACGTTATAACCCGTTATATTAATAGCTTAAACCTAAATGGTTACGCTGATGTAGACTATGACTTGGTCAACAAAAAAGAATATGTTAGAGTTTTTGGTGGAGCTAAAGGTCCTTATTCTACTGTCACCATACTTGGCGGTAAAGCTCAAACCCATTTACAATTCCCTCAAATAAGACCGACATCACTAGCTATGCCCGATACCGCTTGGCAGGTAACCCGTCCATCTGGTAGCGTGTTGCGCTTTAGATGGTCTGGTAATACTAAACCAGCTTTGGAGTCAGTTAAACCTGGCGACAAGGTTATGATGTATGGTGCAATGTGGGAACAAAACGGCTTTTCAGGTACCTATGACATAGTTAACGTTTTACCTGCAACAAATGCACCTAACCTTGATGCAGGTTACTTTGAAATTGTTGTAGAAGAAACTGGTGGACTTAGCGCGGTCCAGGCTGGAGCCAGCCCACCACCTAATGCCCCTCCAACTTATTATAGCTATACCTTGATCCAAGCTACCAATTTTGACGTTATGTTTATGCTTCCTAAGAAAAACGTACCAAACAACAAAACTCGATACGCTTTAGCTTATGAACCTGGCGACTACCTAAAAATCTATTTGCCAGCTACTACCAGCATTATCTCTAGGGAACTGCCCGGCGGTGCATATATGCACGTTGGTCAATCTAGCCTTACTTTTGACGTAAGTGCCGGTAACTCTTCGCCTGGTTTTAATACGGCATTAGGTCATGAAGTAACTGAAGTTTTGTGCGTAGCTGATGTTGGCGGATCACTTCAAGACACTTTTTTCTTTATCCCATATGAATACGGTTATTACGGGTTTTGGGTAGATGTAGACAACACAACCATGACCCCTCCAGCAGCTATGTTACTTATAGCTAACCAATACAGTCAAATTGAAATAGTGTCTGGTAGCCCGGCTAACGTTGTGGCTAGTGCAGTTCAGGCCGTGATTAACTCAGCCGGTTGGTGGTCTACTACTATAGCATCAGACACGGTAACAGCTACAGACCTTGTTGCTGGCCCACGTACCCCAGACGCTAACGAAGGCGGCACACCATTTACGATCACCACACTCCAGCAAGGTCAGTGGGTATATAACGACTTAACTACTGCTGAATGGAACCAAAAGATTGTAGTTATTAGTGACTATGCTTTTAGTTTCAGGCAAAATGGCTATGATATGACCGCTATAGGAGGTACAGCAACCTTTAGTACCCCAGTTCGGTCAATAGCTATAAACTCGGTCCATAGAGAACAATTTACCACTACTGTTGTGTGTACAGAGCCTCATTTAATTAAATCATATATTGACCCATTTGGCACCAGAGTCACAGACGACACTTGTTCTATTACGGTAAATATTATCGATACAGATAGCCAAAATCCAGCAGACCAATGGCCAGGACCTTATGCCACAGATGCCCAAGACAATTACACTCTTACTACCCATTACGCTTACACCAGAGAGCCAATACTAGCCGGTGCAACACTAACTAATATCCAAATAAACGGCACATTACCTAATGAGTCTGGTTTGTTTATGCTAAACCTTGACCAGGACAATGAAGAGGGTCCGTTTAGGTACATAGCTGTCCAGCCGCTCAACAGTCCGCCCAGTGTGCCTATTTTGTCTATCAGCCAAAACGGTTTTTTGATCACGGTTAATACCATTGGGCCGCACGGATTGCTAGTGAACAGTCAAGTCATTATTAGCGGTACCCTTACCGCAATGGATGGAACTTACCAAGTGGTTAGCACTCCATCGCCAACCATTTTTGTATGTCAATCTGGCACTCCAGCGATATTGTCGGCCAGCCAAGGCTATGCTATTGGTGTGGTAGATGGAGCCAGGTCTATCGTGCTTCTGGACCCAAGCAATCAATACACCAAAAACCACCAAGCCGGATCAGACATCACCCAGCTAAGTTCGGCTGATGCCTACACTCCTAGTGAAGACGGTAAAGATTTTCCATTATTCGTGACCGGCACCGCTCAAGGGCGCATATATGCTCAGGAAGTTATTTCAGCTATTACGGCCCTTGGTATCAAAATGGAAATCAAGATTATTTATCCAGGAGATCAAGGTTGGGGAAATCAGGGAGGCAGTGACTCGGTTTTAGATCCGCCTACCAGTGAAGCTGTATATATTTACGGGGCAGACACGTTTTTTGAGGCACAAATTTAATGCAAACTATGTTATATACTGGCGCTAGCGTCAGGTTGGCCATAGCTTACGAATCTGGTGAAGCAGTTGAAAGAACCATTGGCTACGCCAGCGGCCTGAACTTCAGCCAGTCGCTTGGTGCCCAAAACATCATGGGCGTTGACTCGGTATTCCCCCAAGAGATTGCCCTGGCAGCTGGTCAGAGTATGGTCCAAGGCTCTATGAACCTATTTATGCTCAAAGGCACTGACCCTATCCGTATGGGTTTAGTGGCTCCAACGGTAGATAGTCAATCTGAAACCAACAGCTATCCTCAGCAAGCCCCAAGCCGGTATTGTCATTTCCGTTTTTATGACCGCCAAACAGGTGAATTGTTACTTAGTATAGAGTTTTGCAAAGTGACGAGCTGGCAGGTAGCGTTCCAGGCTAGGCAAACGCTACAGGCCAGTGTGAGTTTCACAGGTATGTGGGTATCTTACGGCGGGTAATTGGCAGGCCATTATGGTAGGCTACTGGCAGTTACTTAAACCTTATCGGCATTTTGGTCAGAAACTTTAGTCTCATTGATAAATTCTTTTATCAGATATTCATCGATTTCTTCGTCCTTTTTATCTACCCAATTTCGATGACTAGGCAAAGATAAATCAATAATTACACTACGCTTACCTAGAAAAATCTCCACCATAAGATCATCTTTTGTTCCACCTAAATGACATCCAAAAAACAAAGCACTCATACGGTAAATGTTTACACGTTGACTAAACAGTCTGCGATAGTACTTTTTTGGATTCTTAATTAGCTCAATAGTAGTCAAGCATAAACAATGTAAAACTATTCCACCAAACAAAAGGGTTGAATATTGTATTGTTTCTGCTTTTTCAGTTATTTGCACTTTTAATAAAAAAACTAAAAGTATACAATAAGACCATAAAAAACAAGATGTTATAAAAAAAAGAGTTTTTTTCATTTTTCTCTCCATTCAATGTATTTTGCTAAACTACAAGACACAAAAAAAATAGCCATAAATTGTAAAAACACAATCAAATATAACCCATAATCTAGATCATAAAACCAGTCAATTGTTTCAACTTGAACATACCACAATCCACCAAAAAATAAAGCAAATATACAAAAATCCAAGAAAGTTAACAAATAACGTTTAGTCATTCAGCTTGCTCAAAATAGTCGGTAATGTATTGGTTAGGCATGGTTTGCCGGTATTGTTTCCATCCCTTAAAGTTAGCTGACTGATAACTAGCACTAGACATCAATTCAGCTTGGTGTTCTAGGGGACTTGCGTGGATCGGCTTACCTCCAACCAACTTAGCGTAAAGATCTAAGTCCTGTACCATATCTGGACTTTTTTTGTCATGTGTCAAGTAGCTAACCCGAGCGCACCGAGCAGCGGACACCTTAAGCAATATCTCTAGCAAAGAACCGTAGTCCAGGTCAACCAAAGATTGGGTGTCTTCCAAGGTAATATAAGGCATGTGCCAATCGCCTACACTAAGTATACCAGGTATACTGGCCTTGTATGCATTCAACATCACTTCAGCTAAACCTTTGATTTCTGGCTGAGCATCTTTGTGGTTCCGCAAAGCAAAAAAGTTACTATAGGCATCCTTAGTACCAGTAACTAGCACCGTGATAGTCGTAAAAGGCTCTAAGACCCTATTAGCAATTTGTTTGTGTACGCCAAGGTTAGACAAGTCTGCAGCAGCCTTAATAGCCGATTCCGCTTGAGCTACCCACACCCTAGTGGCCTCAATCCTGAGACCGTGGTCTAACTGTTCACTAGCTTGCATTCCTTTTTGGTTTTTACCCCAATAATCAGGTATAACCATTTCGCTTTTAGCTTTTTCAATCATCTTTGATACAGGTATAGCCCTAGAACTACTGGCATTTCTGCTAAACTGCCTGTGTGTCATTAATTCAGCGTGGATGTAGCGTGGGTATTCCAGAGCCATAGTGGTCAAACGGATACCATGGTGACCAATACTGTCTAATACGATTTGTGCTTTGATCATTCATCAGCTCCTATTGGGCCATATCCACCAGCCTTAATACACTTCACGCAATAATACATCATTTGTATCCCATTATGACAAGGCTTTTCTGGGTATTTTATTGGATAGTCTTCTGGGATGCCAGACATTATGTGTCCAATTTCGCTGCACCCACACATTCCGGTATTTGCCACATAAAACATACACACACCGGGGTGCCTATACCACCCTATTATCCAGGGTGTATGACCATGAGTTTTACAGAATTTTCTAAGAACGGGCTTGTCAAAAGCTTTGTTAATAGGAGCGTATCTGCCTGTTTTGGTGTAGTGTATTTTTTTACCTTGGTCCATTATTTGGTCCTTTGGTAAATAACAGTTTCAGCTAAGTGGTCGGTTTCAGCGGTTTCAAACCAATATTTCATTAAAAGGTACAAATCATAACCATCGCAAATTGGCATAGACACAACACGGTCATGATTTGTGTACACCAGCTTAGATTCTCCTTTGTTAACTGATTCCAAGGATATCTGGCCTGGGTTATATCCATTAGCTGGTACTATATCTCCGACAATTTTCCTGTCATTGCCGTCGGTATAGTATTTAAGATCTAAAATGATTTCATCGTGTATTATTAAACATTCATGGTTAGGAGCATTTTTTGTCCATTTGTCTTTGTTGTCGGATTTATCGTTAAGGTTTTCAGGAACTTCGGTCATAACAATCTTATAACTATATGGAATAGACAAAGCAGCAGACATTATATCAGAGTTTAAGCTTGGTGTGATTGTTACGTTTTCACACTTCAATAAAGTTTCTCCGGAAACTGGTTTATAATTAACTGTTTGAGTGTTGTTTGTTGCCTTTAAAGTGGGTTCAAATGTCCAAACATCTTCGTCAAGATCAAAACCAATATCAAATTTTTCCATGTTGTCAATAAAATCACTTAAAGCTTTTTTCTTGGCTTTTACCGTTGGCTTTTTTTTCTTAGTTTTTGATTTTATTGGTTTTTTCTTTAGTTTAGGTAAAGGTTTGCTAGGTTTCTTAGCCATGTTTTTGCTCCAGTTCTATGTTAATGTCACGTATAAAGTCGTTGATTTCTTTGATACTTTCGTTAAGTCCCCATGTTTTGTCAACAATAAGACTTGCGTTTTTGTAGGTAACTACCAGTTCATTTGTAAAAGCTACTTCAAACGTGGCATCAGGAAAACGATTGCGCAACTTTTTAATCATTTTTGTCTCACTTTTTGTCTAAGAAGTTAAGTCTAGCACCATAACTATCAGTAACTGGAAACTTTTCACGGTAAATATCTATAGCGTGCTGGCTAAGATGAGTATGAACCACATCTAACCAATCGGTGACGCGAAAACCCATATCAAAACCCCAAGACACGTAGTGGTATCGGTTGTCATATGTACGACCGGTAACCTTGTTGTCCATAAAAAAAATGCCAATTTCACCGCTAAAGTTTAGACGTGTTTCATAGTCCCAATCAGTTTGGTCTGGAAATAAATAGTCAAGGTTAAATGGCATACGTTTAAGGTCTAAAGTAAGTTCAGTTACTTTAGCCTGAGCTTCTAGTGCAAAAAAAACCAATAAAATCAATAAAAACTTCATTTTTGTTCCTTTACAGATTTGTCCCAAGCTTCCAAAGTATAGACAATTTCATGAGCCATTTCAGTAGGAATATGTCCAAGTAATGTCATCCCATTAACGGTAGTACCCAATTTTATATAGCTCCTCATAGCCCGTCCAGCCATAAGCGCAGCAACGATCTGGTCCGGATCTGTCAGGCATGCATCGCCAAATTCGCGCTGCATTTCTAGTTCCCTAATCATTCTTTCAAAACTCATATATCCCCCTTATTGCTGCTTACCTAAACGTTATCGGTTGAAACTGGAAAAACTTTAACGCAAAAAGAAAAACCCAGCAACTAAAAAGTGCTGGGTTTAATTTGAAACAATGTTTTATGCAGATAAACCTTCATCTGGGTGTGGCTTACTTGCATGTTCAGTTGTAAGTCCATGAACAACAACCAAAGGAACAAATAGCATATTAGTTATGCTTGGGATTAAAGATTGGACACAAATAAAGCTAAAAGCGGTTAAGTCCCATTGTTGGCGATTAATGCCAAACATATAACTGTTACCACTTAAAGCCACTAAATAGCAAAAAATCCAATAAAAGAATAGAATTTTCCTTAACTTAGACCAAAAAGTTTTCATTTTGTACCTTTTTTACATGGTGTAGTAATCGTGTCCTGTTCAAAAGGAATCTTTAAAGCTGTAAAGCTTGTTATTCCTGGCACTAAGGGGTGTTCTATTTGTGCCGAATAAAGCTTAGTTTTGTTTGTTCTGTTTACTATTAGAATAGGAGTACCATCAGAGTTTTTGAATTTGGCGGGATCGAATCTAACACATTGACCTATATCATATTTCCATTTGATATCTTTGGTGTTTTTTGCATCCGTAACGCAAGACCACAACAAAAAAGATAATAAACATACAACATTATGCATTAATCTGTCCGGTCTATTGTTTTTTGTATTATTGTTTCCATATTACATAAATACATTTGAAGTGCAACAGCCTGGTGGTAGTCAATTGTTTGATGAACCTGTTTGTAATTGTCCATTAAACAATCCAATAAAAGCCACAAATGTTTGGCATCTTTTAGTGCTTGATTAATAGCCATATTGGTAACATTTTTAGGTGCTTGACCTAGTCCTTTGTGTTGTCCTTCCATGACAATCAGGGACCTTAGATCAAGCTCTTTGTGGTGACTATATGTAAGATCATAATCATCTTCTAAGTCATCACTAGACACCATAGAACCATCATCAAAGGTTATAAGATATAACTCTTTGTCACCCAGTCTGATAGTGTCAAAATCTTCTTTATATTTGTACCCAAGATCAAACAATATCTCTTGGATTCTTATTTGTTTTTGAGGTTCAACTATAAAGAATTTTAGATTAAAAAAACTCACTTTTGACCTTTAATGTTTTCAAAACGGCGTTTAAGGTTGTCTGTTTGTTCTTCAATAAACTTATTGATAGCAACAGTTTCCATGGCACTAAAGACTAGCTTTGGTGTCCCAGCGTCATTAACTTTGGGGTTTGTTATACTTTGTCCATCTACTGTTATGTCCCAATCAACTAAGCCCGTTTTAATTGGGCAAGCAGAATAAAAAGCTTTAAATACAATCAAATGGCCCGAAACTATTTGTTTGGTTGTTTGACTTTTATATCCGCTAAGGCTTTGATCACAACTAACTTTTGCTGTTTCATCAGCAAATCCATCATCAACACATCCCTGACCTTCACACCAGTATTCGTTTTGGACCAATTCTCGATATTCCTGGTCGCTTTTACCAGCTCTTTTGGCCGCTTCTTTGTCCATACGTTTAGTTCGATTAAGCCAGTGCCTCATTCGACTATCGGCTTCACCTGGAAATTGACCTTGAAACCCTCCACTGGCCCGATGAGACATCAAAATACCCGATTCAACCACATACCTTTTATTCAAAGATTGCACAATATGGAAACCCATACTAGCTGAAAACAAAGTAATTGTATGGATAGGCCGTTTTTGGTTTTTAATGAATTCGATAAACTCTAAACCCCAAACAATTTCACCTCCAGGAGTATTTATAACCAAATAAATTGGCTCACCTTCTGGTAACTTAGAGTCAAGTTCATTAATTTGAGCTAAAAGTAGGGTAATACTCTTTTCTTCAACTACATCATTAAAACCAACAGTATTGGTAGCTTTTAGCTCAATCTTTTCAGCTTGTGCTATACCAGACACAAAAAGCACAAACATCAACAAAAACCTTAACATAAACACCTCATTTGTTACGCCGCTTAAGCATTTTGCTTAGCTTAGCCTCGGGTTTAAAATAGTCAGGTCCCTTTAAGACCTTGCCTCTATCATCATACACTGGCTGACCAGCCGAGTCAAGCTTACTAAAGTTACTTTCCATAATAATTTTCAAGGTTTTGTCCATTGGAATGCCCCACCTACGGGCTTCGCTGGCACAATAAACGATAATGTCACCTAGCCAGTCAGCCAATTCGGCCTGGGTGTCCAGATCGAAGCCTTGGTCTTCTAGATGCATAATTAGTTGTTCACCTTCTTCAACTTCCTCCCAAAGGATCTTCTTGAAATTATAGGCTCTTTCTGGACCAAGATTTGTTGGTTTGGTGTTGTTTGGCAAACGATACATTTCATTGAACTTCTCAATATCCTTGAGAAATTTGGTCATATATGACATAAAAAACCTCTTGACTTGTGGGTTATAACCCGTTAACTTAATCTTTGTGTAGGCTCCCATATCCTACCTACCAAGTCAACTCCAAATAAAGGTCTACCCATGGCTGTTAAGCGCCGACTATCCGGTTACTCTGGCATACGCATTGACTTACCACATCTTAGGTCTATTGAGTCTGGCGTAAGCTACGATTTTGACTCAGTTTTGCGTAATGTCATTACTGGACTTGAAACGCCATATGTGTGTACTGGGTTTGAAATAACTATTCCTAATGCCGCAATTAACGCCAATAGCCTTCAAATTGAAGTATCTGGTAGCTGTATCCTTCATTCTACGGCAAGCCAATCTGGTACCATTTTGGTTGTACCTGCAGGTACCGCAGCCGATACCCTTAATAGCTCTAATACTAAAGTTAATGGTGCGTTCCAAAATGGTGTACCTAATTATGTGTCACTTGAGCTGGTTCGGGTAACTGACCCTTCGTCAGCTGACGAAACATCCGGTTGGTCTGAATCTCAGAAAGCTCAATTCAATCGAGTAATACCCATAGGAGCAATCCTTGAATATCGTTATATTATTAATACTTCTGGATTTAGTACTAACCTTCCTTTGTACATTGTTGGGGTATCAACCACCGGATCAGTAGAATATATCACACCTTGCCAAAACAAACTGTTTCGACTTGGAACTGGCGGAACTGTACCAAATCCATATTATTCCTATAATTTTGGTGGATTAGATAACGCCGAATATCCGACCAACCCACGTAGAGAGTGGACTAACCCTCACCCAAGCATCAACAGTAACCCAACTACAGCTATTCCTGGCGATGACCCATTAGCGTTCCGATACGGTGACAATGGTATCAACACCTTAAAGGACTGGATGGATGCGGTTATGACCCGCATCAAAGAAATGACTGCGTCTAACTATTGGTACACCACTACAGCTACAAATAATACTCCCAATACACTAGATGTATGGTGGGATGCTGCTGGATCAGTTATGACCGGTAGCGGTAACCTTAGCTATAACTTGATCCTCGAAACCGATGCAGTTACCAGTGGTGCTTATGAATCGGTTCAAACAGATCCAACTATCCTTCCTGGGGATAGTTACGTTTACGGCGTTACTTCCGGCAACACGGCTATATTGCAATCATTTAACCAGTACCAATTAGTTATCAACTCTATGGCTAAAGGTAGTTTCGTTTTTGATGAAACCCTCTTTAATAGACGTTTGTGGCGACCAAATCTAGCTCAATTCCAATTGGATGATACTGTTGTAACTGCTACAACTACCCGTAATGCAGTCATGGCCCGTAAACCGCTAGGTAGCGGTGTTCCGGTAGCAGTGGCTACTTGGTCTTATGTTGGTAATTTAATTACTATTACCACTTCGGCACCACACGGACTTCAGCCAGCCGACTATGTTTATACCACCGGCCTTTCAGCCACCGGCCTTATTGAAAACCTCCCTAATGGCGTGTTTTTAGTTAAAAATGTAACCAGCTCTACGGTATTCCAGTTTAGCAACAATTTCATACCAACAGGTGTACCAAGCATAATCGGCACAGATTATATTACAAAAGACACAGGTCCCAGTCATCCTTATATGCCGCACTTCATACCGGCCAGCTGGTCTTATTCTGGTGCTTCGATTACTGTTAATATTGGTCCACACCCATTTATTACTGGTGACGATATTGTTGTTAGTGGCCTGGTAAGCGCCACTAATGCCCCTAATGGTAGATTTATTGGTATTACTGTTAATCCAGACACTACAATCACATATACTGCACCCGCTACACCAACAGGTACAGCTACCGTTGGTGTTGGTGCTTTAGTTCGTTATGATGAATATAGCTTTACAGCCACACTAAGCGGTTGTGCGGTTGACGGCTATAATTTAGCAGATGTGATATTTACTTGTTATGATGATGCCAACTTTTCTTATGTGTTAGGTCCAGACACTCTGCCAGCTCTGCCAGCAGGTAATGGCCCAATCCAGGTTGATGGTATCGTAGCGATCAGTGCTGTAGCTAACCCGTCCAAAGTAGTGTCAATGGTGAACTCTGGTTCACCTAATTACGAAATAACGGTAACTACAGCTACCCCACATGGCTATGTTACAACCCCAGGTCCAATCAATTTTACTATTTATGGTGAACCTAGCATTAGTACGTATATACGTACATATGTTGATGTTTCTTTGGTATATGTTAGCCCAACTATATTTAAAATCACAAGAACTTTTTCACCTGACTCTACCCTTATTGTACCTCCACCTAGCAGTTATATTAACCCAGGCTCAGATCAGACTTATGCTCGGTTCCCTAACAACCCATACCCAGGCCCAGTTGCATGGGATAGCGACATTTTGATTAAGGGTATTATTGGCGAAAAAACCTTTACTATTCCTGCTACAGCTACGGCCACAGGCACTTCTTTGGCTAACAGGTTTAATACGGGTGGTATTACTGGTACGGCTTACTTGGAAAACGGTGACGTTTTGTTTGTTGAGCTGATCAGAAATCAGCCAGTAAGTGACAACACTACTTACCAGACCTTTAACAGTTACACAATAATTGGACCAGTTCCACCAGTTGACGGTGCCGGTGCTCCGTTGCAGTCTGGTGACTACGTCAAATTTAGTGAAGAAACTGAAAACTATTGGTACAAAATTGCTGGTACTCCAGGTACACCTATTTTGACAAATACATTTAATTTAGTTACAGATAACAACCAAAATCCAACACCACAACAAAGACCAACAGCTACGGGTGCTTTGGTTTATTGTAGGGGTTATTACCCAATAGTTACAGTTAAGCCTCATTGGGAAGTACCAGCCAGTACAGATGTTTATTGGATTGGTGTGCGACAAGATGGCGGCCCAGGCAACAGCAAGGTTTATGTGCGCGGCATAGAGCTTAGTGTTGGTGAAACTCGTAACATCAGTGACAACAGTACAACCAACCTTTTGATTTATACCGGTGCTAACACTGAAGCTGCTATTAATCCAAACTATACCTTTATTGATCCCACTGGGGACTATAGTGCCAGTGAAGTCTTGACAGTTGGCGGAAACGTCAACAATGTTAACTACCTAACCCGTGAAATCTCCTTTTTGTCTGGACCAGCATTAGGCTTCCAAAATAATGACAAATTGACTTTTGTGGATGGTTTTAGTGTGCTCCATACATACACTATTGACTACCCTCTTACTAGCTTAACTGCTGTTATTAAAGAGCCAATAACTGCTGTTGTGCCAGGTCAACAAATTACTTATTTGCGTACAAACTATATTATCCAAAACCAAGACAATTTGACTTTGGGTATACGTAAAATGAACAGGGAATCAGCTCGGGTTAACACAGCCATTTCATACCCAGTGTATGATGAAAGTGTGTACCCAGTTTTGATTCCAGTCACAGGCGCTGGTACAATCCGGTCTGGATCTTATATCTACACAGGTAGTCAAGTTAATCCAACCGCCTACGCTTATGTCCTTAATGGTACTGCTAACGTAACGGAAACCATTGAAAATACTCCAGTAAGTATGCCTGGTGGAAATTTTGGTGCCACTAATGTTTTGGTTCATGTGTATGCCGGTACATTCACTACTGGAGCTACGCTGTTCCAAAATGGTGCCACCACTAGCATGACCATTAACAATCCAGGCAACCCAGCTTTTGTATCACCTGAAATCCCCATTAGCACTACTATAGTGTTGCCGCCAAATAGACGTACAGCTATTCAATCAGGTTCTTTTATCAAATTTCCAGACCCTTGCGTATTTAAGGCTAGTCTTGAGCCAGCTTTTAGCGGTGAAGAATTACTTGTTATTACCAATGACACGGTGCGCCAAGCTAGTGTAGACTATGAGGAAACTTATGGTGGACCAAAAGGTAAGATCACCCTGCTTAGAGCTTTTGCTCCTAAATCTCGGCTTCGTTTCCGTTTACTTAACGCATATGGATCAGCTGTCAGCAAATTAGCAGGTAATGTTACTATGCAGCTGGCTTATGATGGTGGCCGTATTGTTGTTACTATTCCTGGTGCCCCAGTGGATTTTAGGGCCGGTGATTCCATTACTGGAGGAGCAGCTCTTAGCCTTACAGGCAGCCTTGAAATAAACGGTAGCGGTAACCTTGGCACAGTTCCTGGGGGTATTTTTGGTCCTAGGTCTCCTAATAGCGACCAGGTTTTTGTTATTGGTAACGAAGACAACAAACCAAGAGATGTATGGACAGGTTACGAATACCTAAAAACTCACACAAACTATACGGGCAGCGCCTGGTCACGTAAAACTTGGGCTAATACTAGTTCAGGTGCAGCCCCTTGGGCTATCAACGGAGCTGGTGTAACTCTTGGAGCTAATCAGGCGGCTAGGGTCAGCGTGTCTCTGGTTGGCCGTAGATCTAACGGTACTTTAGGTGGGGCATCGTTTAAGCTTGAAGGTACTTTCTTTTATAATCCTGGCACCTTACTTGTAGAAGCTGCCGGAGACTATCAAAGCAATATCTTTGGTACTTTTGGTGACGGTAATGTTTATGCTGCTACCTTGCAAATATCGGGCGGAACAACTATTGTACCTGTAGTGTTTGGGACGGCGGGTAGTACGATTGAGTGGGCTGTTGGCGTAGACTATCAGATCATTTCTACCTCTACCTGATCTATCATTTTTTAGTCCTTTGTTTGTAACCCTGGTTTTTTAACCGGGGTTACTTTTTTGGTACGTAAAAGTACAACATTTAATACTTTTTTGGTACGTAAAAGTACAACATTTAATACTTTTTTGGTACGTAAAAGTACTATTAAAGTTTTTGACCAAAAAGCCGATAAGGTTTATGTAATTAACGTCAAAGGAGCATTTATGACCAGATACGAACAAAACGAAAAAGACTTTATCCTTGAATCATTGCGACTAATGAAAGGAAATCGTACACATGCAGCTAAATACATAGGTATTGGCCTTAGAACCTTACAACGAAAACTCAAAAAATACGGTGAACTTAACTATATGATCTTGCAAACAAGTCACAAAATGCCGGATATTGATGTAGATCTTATTGACAATTAAAATGCTTGCACTAAAAATATTAGTGTGGCAATATTGAAACAGCTTGAAGTTAATAACATGAAAAAAGCTATAGTAACAAGGAGATACAATGATCTATTCAGTTAAACTGACCCCAGTAAACGGCGAAGAGTCTATTGTCTTTAAAAAAGTTATAGGCGATTTTGTTGGTCAAGCTAGTGATGGTTTGGCTGGTTTGAGGATTTTAATGCTGGAAGACAATTCTAGGGTAGAATTCCCGGTCGCTGGCTATATAGCTCACTTTAGCAAAGAGCGTTTTGATGTTCTCAAAAAGAACATGGAAAAAGAAGCTGGTCAAAAGCTTCCAATTGGTTAAAGGTTCATCGGGGCCACTATGAGGTGCGTTTAGGGCTGAAACCCTAGTAACAAAACACCCTTATATCTCTTAGGTAAGCGTTGTTACCGCAAACCTAGCAAAGAGAAGCAGAACGTAGCTAGTCAAAGCCCCTCAAGATAGCACGGTATGGTTCCACCAAACGGGCCACTTTATATATTATAGCCTTAAAACGGCTGTTAATATACGGTCAAAGGTGGAACCTGGTCCTACCGCGACCTAATACTACAGGACCCAGCGTATTGGTAATACGCGCTTGTGTGCGGCAAGTACATAGTCCTGACTAAGACTTAAAACTGGTCACCTTTATTGAACAAAAGGATAAAATATGCTTAAGTGTATATATCTGTTAAGTATTTTTTTATTGGTTGGATGTTTTAAATCTGCTAACCAAAAATCAGATCAAAAAATATGTGATGAACCTCAAATGGCTCAAGTAGTTGAAATAGGTGGATGTGATGCAGGTGGATATTGTGGAGTTACAGTCTATCTATTTAAAGACAAAGCATGTGTGTACGCTAAAATGAGATATCCCGCAAAAGGTGCTATTATACAAGACTACAAATATTGCTATGTACCATACAAAAGCCCAGGTTGGTTATATTATGAATAATGATAACGATCTATTAGACAAAGCTTTTGGGGTGGCTAATCCACCTGACAACAAAAAGTACGACCTGACTCATGCTAGTGTTTGGATGTCTAAGCATGCTTTTGGTATTGATTGGGCGGCCAATGGTATTGGGTTTGGGCAAGTTATTTTTGAAATAGGCCCAAAAGGCCAAGTACACATAGACACCGAACACATGTCTGACCAGTTTATCGAAGAGTTGGTTTTGTATGTACTAAGTAATGCTACTAAGGACCAACAAAAGAAAGACTGGAAAACAGTTAACGATTATTACCAAGAAGGGGCGCAATCGGACCAGCCAGAGTGCCCTTATACTGACCAAGATGCTATTAAATATTGGACACTAGGATACCAAGGGAAAACTAATGACTAAATCAATTGTAATCACTAAAGAAGAAATAATTAAAGCCCTTAAGACAGAAAAACTACTTTATTCTGGTTCCTTTATTGATAGAAACCAACAAAGCGAAGTTTGTGCTGTGTGTGCTGTAGGTAGCGTGCTTAGGTCAAAAGGGTTAGAATACGACCAAATAGACGCATATGGTACTAACCTAATTGACAACAACAAAGAAGATCTTGGCGGTTTTGGTGACATGGAACAAGTTAGTCAACTATTAAGCAAAAACCGTTATATGGCAGCTTTGTCATGTTTTTATGAAATGATTGCGCAAGAAAATCGTTTCAAGCGAAATTTAAATATGGATGTGCCAGCTACAAACCATGAAAGACTCCAGTCTATCAGGTTTGTAAAGGCAAGATTCCCAGACAAAATAAAGATTATACTTTAATAGACTAGACATAACATGGACTTACATAGTCCCAGAATTATTGGCATTTTTAGCCATTAATTTCTGGGCTTTTTCACGCCAAAAACTTAATCTTTCCAATGGACCAAACCCCTATAGGTGAACCCATTGGCTACGCAAAAAATTACACAATTACGCCTAGGTGCCGGAAATCTTAATCAGTTTTACGGTGAGACAGCTTTCTTAGTTGGACAAAGGGCTCCATTGTCAGGTAGTATCCAAGGTATTACTGATTGGAACAGTGCTACGCCATATAGCTTCAACCAACCGGTGACCTACCTCGGCGTCCAATACAAAAGCACCATACCAGGCATAGCTACAAACCTCAATAATATCCCTACAGTAACCGGCTGGGTCCAAGTTGATGGCAAAGATGGCGATTTGTGGATACAAGTTCCTCCTGGGACAAACTATACTTTCAATTCCAGCTTAGTTGGGCTGTTCCAAAAGTCTAATGGTTTGTGGCTCCCTATGGGTGACTCAGCTACGTTCGCTTACAAAATCTTAGACAACACCTCAGGCACAGTTTTCACATACCCAGCTTTGCTGCTCCCATACGCCAATTTTGTATATACTCTACGCAGACAAACTTACCCTGAAGTAACGCCTAACTATAGCCAAGAAAAACAAGGCACTTACATAATACAAAACGATGGCAGTAACCTTAGCTATACACACCAATTCCAAGAAATAGGTAATGACGTTGGTTGTACTATAACCCCAACACTTAGTGGCGCTAACGTTAACATGAATTACGTAGCCTCAAATCAAGGACAAGACCTAGAGTTCCAATTCAATTTGTCTGGTTGGGCTACAGCTAGTCTCTAATATACTCTATAGGGATAATAGACCAGCCTTTAACCTGGATAAAGTATGTTATATCAGCCTTTAAGTGATAAATGTCTCAATAAAGTATGTTATATCAGCCTTTAAGTGATAAATGTCTCAATAAAGTATGTTATGTTGTACTTTAAGTGATAAATGTCTCAATAAAGTATGTTATGTTGTACTTTAACTCCTAAAAGATCTAATAAGGTATATTATGGCTAAAGTAATAACTCAATCAGGTGCAGGCACAACTGGCCAAACAGCTATTGATGGCGCTAACGTATTTAGTACCGTAGCTAGTATGCTTACCCCTGGTGCAGGTAACTTGTCCTTTTACGCTAAGACTGACAACAAATTCTACAGTAAGACTTCAGCTGGTGTGGAAGCTATTGTTGGTGGCGGTTTGACTACTAATTTGATTTCAACTAGCACCACAGCTGCCCCTGGTTTCCATTATTTGTGTAACACGGCTACGGCAGCCTTTAACGTTACTTTACCAGCTGGCTCTACTGGCGCTGTGATCAGAGTGTCAGATGACAACCGCACCTGGGGTATCAATAACCTTACAGTTATCCCAGCTACAGGCGAAGCTATTGATGGTCAAGCCGTTAATGCTACGTTAGTATGTGATCTTATTGGCGCTTTTGTCCAATTTATGTGGGATGGCACCAAGTGGGTATTTGATACAAACGGTTTTGGTGGTGCTTCAGGTACTTGGGTAATTCAACCTATTGCTGGAGCCACTACCGCTCAGAATGGTTACCACTATTTAGCTGACACAACGTCTAGTGCTTATACCTTGACTTTGCCTAGTGGTGTTACTGGTCAATCAATTAAAGTATCAGATGCTGCTAGGACTTGGGGGACTAACAATCTTACCATAGCACCTTTTGCAGGCCAAAAAATTGACGGCCTAGCCATTAACGAAACTCTGGTGTGTAATACTACTGGTGGTTGGGTTATTTTGACGTATAACGGATCTACTTGGGTACTAGACACCACAGCTTATGCTGCAGCTAGCGTTACTACTTATGTCCCACAGGTTATTGGTGGTTTGTTGCCTGCTAGTGGTACACCTGGTTCTACTAACGGCGCGGCTATAGCTAGTGGGTTTGTTGGGGAGATTAAAGCTGCGACTATGGCAGCGAGCACTGCACTAAATGCCTCTTATACAAGTGTTGGTTCTATAACCCTGACGCCAGGTGTATGGGAAATTAAATACTCTGTATCTTTGCAGCCAACCACAGGCTCTACTATCAACTTTCAGGTTTATAGTGCAGCTAGAATTTTTAACTCTACAGATTCAGCAGATATGCCAGACACCAAACGTTCACTATATATTAGAAACGTCACCGCTCTTTCGGTTTTTACAATAGGGAGTGTATCGGCTTCAACTGTTGTGAATATACCTTCATCTAAGACTTACCAAATACAGGTTGTATACGTGGATGTAGCTGGCTCTAACGGCGGTAACTATCTGAATGACACTAATTTCTATTCCAATTTTTATGCTACCCGCATAGCCTAAACTAATAGCCCTAAAGGACTAATATAAATGGGTAATTTAAGTTCATTCACCAATGCCACAGTAGCTCCACAAATAGTGGCTACTGGTTCCCTAGCCGCTGGCCAAACTGACTTTGGTACTAGCTTAGCTTTCCCGGTCAACCAATACCCCACCCAGCAAATCGGTGCGGTGTTGGTGTACCTGGACGGCCAGTTAATCCTTAGAAACGTAGGTAATGCTACGGCTGCCCCTACGGCTGATGGAGACTACCAAGAAGTTGATGCTGGTAACGGTTTTAGTATCCTAGTTAGACTTAACTTGGCTGATCCCCTTAGTGCCCGAACCTTTACTATAGTGTCTAATGGTTTTACAGTAGCTCAGCCTACTAGCGTTTATCAATCTCAAATCCAAACTCTGCAAACCCAGCAAGACGTAATGGCTAGCACCTTGGCTAACGTAGCTGGAGTTACTACTGCGTCATTTTACGCTGTGCCTAATGACACCACTAGACTAACTTTTACCAACAGAGTTACCGCACTTGAATCAAATAGCGCTTATAAAAACGTGGCTAATACCTGGACTCAGCCCCAGTTAATGCTTGGCCAGACCAATGGTGCTGCTATAGCTAGTGGGTATATTGGGCAAGAAATTAAAAACACATCCACATCGACATCGGTACCGGTCGCTGGATTCACGAATATTGCGACAATAACTCTTACACCTGGTGTTTGGCTTATGTCTTTTGTTGCTCGTGTCTCAGGAGGTACTACCGCTGGGTTAGACGCTGGAATAGCAACAGCCTCAGCTTCCAATACAGGCTGGTTAACAGGAGAGACTTCAGCTGCATGTACTACAAGTACAGTGTCTAATGGCTCTTGCAGCATTTCTGGAATAGTAGTTACCATACCATCAAGTACGCCATATTGGTTGACCGGACAAGCCGCAAGTTTAACTGTGAACGTTATTGGAACACTTCGCGCCGTCCGCATCGCCTAACCGACTAATACTAAAGGACTAATATAATGGGTTTAGCACCACGCATAGAACAGCTTAATGGGTTTAACAACCTGATTATAAACGGGAATATGGACTTCGCTCAACGTGGCACAAGCGTTAGCGTTGGGTCTAGTGTGTTCCAATACCAGGCTGATCGGTTCGCTATGTACCGTGACACGGCCAACGCGGCAACTTATGCTGTAGTGGCCGATGTTCCTACACTAGCTCAGAGCGGGTTTTCTAGCACCAACAGTATCAGGATAACAAATGGTACAGGGGTAACTCCATCGGCTGGTCAGTTGATGATGCTGCTTTACCGTATGGAAGGTTTTGATTTTGCAAGTATAAATACTATGCCAGTTAGATTCCAGTTTTGGGTTAAGTCTAGCGTGGCTGGTAACTATTCAGTGTGTTTTAGGAACGCTAATATCAACCGCACCTACTTAGCCCCATACGTTATTAACGCGGCCAATACATGGGAACAAAAAGTAATAAACTTGACTATGGACCAGGCTGGAGTATGGGCACTAAATAACACAATAGGACTAGAAATAGACTTTGGTCTGGGTATTGGATCTTCTTTGCAAACAGCTGTAGCTAACACCTGGCAAGGAACTAACTATTTAGGTCTAACGACAAACACCAACTGGGCTGGTACCACTGGCGCTACTTTCCAGCTAGCCCAAGTGTCTTTGGTCCAAGGCTCTTTTGGTGTTAACGACGACCTGCCGTTTAAAAGAGCTGGTAGAACTATCCAGCAAGAACTGGCTATGTGTCAGAGGTATTATTGGCAAAAAAACTCTGATGTCACTTATTCATCAATTGGTAGTGGAGTAATAGACGCAACAAACACTAATGCTCGTATCAGCGTTTTGTATCCAGTTAGTATGCGTGCAATCCCTTCGTCATTTACTGCAACAAACATTGGTAACACTTTAGTTACTCAGGGCGGAGATTTAACTCCAACAGGAATCGCTGTTACTTATATAGGTAGCACTAGTACTATGGTCGTATTGACCACCAACGCTGGAACCACAGGAAGAGGAGCTATTTGGCTATTTACTCCAACAACTCCAGCTTCTGTTCAGGCAGACGCAGAATTGTAATCTCTAATCTATAATCTCCAAAGGAGACGAAAATATGTCAAAGATATCAGTATTTAATAAAGACGTAGATAGCGCTTTAGCCACCCAGCTAAACCCTGTTGTCTATCTGCCAAAAATAAACTGTCCCAATACGACCGTGGTCAAAAGGGCGCAGTGCACTGACTTTAGTCAAGACTTACTGCCAAGGTTTGGCATCAGCCGGGTGATGACGCAGCAGATCATGGAAGTCCAAGGCGAGAGTGGGCCGAACGGGGAGATGGTATTCAAGCCGATCAATGATCAGATGGATCAGGTGAGGTTTGTGGGTGATTGGGCATCAAGCATAGGAGCTGCTGGCAATCAACTATCATCTAGTGGAACTGATTATTTTGAAGTAACTTTTTATGGAACTGGCCTTAATTTATTAGTAAGAAATAATACCTCTGCGACTGCGGCTGTGGACGGTGGTGCTGCTGGCGCAAACTTTATGCCAGCATCATTTTCTTTTGTTTTAGATTCAAGAAATTATAGTATGAACGCAGTAGTAAACGCTGTATCAGGTCTTACTTTGGGTTTACACACAGTTAAATTAACCTCTTCAGCATTTAGGTTATTCGGCTACGAAGTTCTTAACACCAACTCCACTCTTCAACAAACTCCTGGCACTTCCTATCTTGGTGGAAAACGTCTTTACGCTCCAGCTTTGACAACATCTTCTCCAACTTCAGGATTTACCAACGTCTATGGCACCGCAGGATCTAAGGGCGGTCATGTTTTGGTTTATCAGAAATCTGATGGGACGATTGCGAAAGACATTCGCTATACTGAAGTAACACAAGGAAACCTGACGGCTGCGTCTCATACAAATGAAGAAGTGATCAGGACAATTTCTATCAGAGAGTTTGGAGCAGGTCGTAGTGATGATTTTTCTTTAATAGGAAATTCAAACATTAACGCAGCTTTCACCCTTGATGATGGGACGACTACTTTGGTCGCCAACAACTCGCGAATGAATACAAGTAATGGGATAGACTCTTTAAGTCTTTTTGCTAGTGGCGCTCTTCTTACACTTACTTTTGTCGGGACTGGCCTTGATATTGATATCAATGAGCCAGGAACGCTTGATTCCTGTACTCATTTAATTGATGGAGTTACATCGAATGCTTACGTGTCCACTGGATTAGGAACTTCCACATATACAAGAGTAAAAGTTGTATCAGGTCTTCCTTATGGAACGCATACCTACAGATTTACAAGAAATGCCTTTGTAAACAATGTGCCTCAATTTAGGTCTTTTACGATTTACGGTCCATCTAAGCCAGCTTTGCCTGCAGGATGTGTTGAGTTGGCTGATTATTATGATATGGCCGACTATAGTCCAAATATAACTTACGGAAGTGCCGCAGTGGTTTCTCCTGGGGTATTGCGGAAAATGCTTATAAGGGAAGCTGTTTATTCAGGGACATGGGCGATTCAGGCGTTTGACACTGGATTTGCTGGTGGGTTTAATATTCGAAGCAACACGTCTGCTTCATATGTTGAGTTAACGTTTGTCGGCACTGGTATAGAGTATAGGCCGCTTTTAGGCAACGTTGCTTATAACTATACGTTTTTAATTGATGGAGCCGCAGCTACTGGGTCTACGTTTACCTATACAGGGTCGGGACTAACGTATAACGCATCGACTGGCCTTTTGTCGGGAACCGCTGCAGGTACAAATCCTAATGGCTATGCAGGCGGACTTTGGTCGGTCAATAATCTCACCTTTGGTGTTCATAAACTCAGAATAACATGGAACACTGGTGCCGCAGACGTTCTCTATGCTGATGCTTTTAATGTCATCAGTCCAATCCATTCGCCAAAATCAAATCTTCCTGGTGATATTCAAAACACGTTACTTGTCGGATCATGCGCGATTGGTGATAGCAGAAAATTCAGTTCGACATCGGTTAAGACTTTAACTAATTGGGCTCAGGCAGTTGGTGTTGGTTCGTCTCAAACTACTACAATTACTGGATCTCCTGGTGTACCCATGCTTGATATGTCTTGCACTATTAAAACTTCGGGTAATCCTATTCAGATGCTCACTGTTTTAACTGCGAATGTGAGTGTGACACCGCAAAGACTGTCTGTCTTTTTTGTGGTTGATGGAGTGGTTGTTAATAACGGAACTTACAATAGGTCTGCGACAAACGGGCTAGATATGCAATTGTCCTTCACTTCAATTGTTCCTGTAAGTGCTGGAGTTCATAAGGTTGATGTTTATTGGTCGGTTGGATCTGGTACAGGAACAATTTCAGACACGCCAAGAATTTTAACAGTTCAGGAGCTATAATATGTATTCGATTCAACTTCCTTGGAAATTATTCAGCGTTAATTTGCAGTTAGTAGATGTTTGGGCAAAGGCTCAACTTTCAACTTATGTTGGAAACTCTGCCGACTATCAACTGACGCTTTGGTTTTCAGAAGAGCCTTCATCAGAGACAGCATCTGCAGTTGAATCCTATTGGGATTCATTATCTGCCGAATCTAGTGAAGCGCAAAGCTACGTAACTGTTGCACAAATTGCCGAAGCAACCTCACTATTAAAGACTAATCTTCTTAGTAAGACTTGGGACGAAATGTCTCAAACTGAAAAGAAACTAGTTATGAACTTACCAGTAACTCGACAAGACTTGGGGCTATAAAATGGCTTTACTTACTGATATCAACGCCTTAGCTCAAACGCCGTCAAGCGTATTGAACTTTATTACTGGATCTGATTCAAGTGCTGGCTGGGCTGGTACATCAGCTACTGTTACAACTAATACGGCTTCGGCTTTTATCCCAGCTTTTCCTATTAGAACTACCAGTATTAAAATTGACGTGACTTCTGGTGGCGGCTATGGCGCTACTAGCTTTACTGTGCCTAATGGCGTTGGTGAACTAGTTGGGTGTAGTTTTTATTATGAAACCAATGACACAACTGCCAGTAACTGGACCGTGGAATTATGGCAAGGAGCTACCCAGATCACTTTGCCAGCCCCTAGTTTAGTTGGTAATGTCCTTGGTTTGCCATTTAACTTTTCGGTTACTTTGGTTAAAGGCGCTACCTATAACATTCGCTTTAAGTCTGCTGCCTCAGGCAAGCAGATATACCTTAGTGGCGTCACCGTTGGAACTAGTATACCTGTACAGGGCGCGGCGGTGAGTGAGTGGGTTAACTGCTCTTCAATACTTACAGTGTCTGGCTTCGGTACTTCTCCTACTGTAGCAGGTCAATATCAAAGAATTGGCAGTAGCATGCTTCTTCGGGCAAGGGTTGCGGTAACTAACACAACGGGAGCAACCACCTTACAAATAAACCTGCCTACTGGGTTTACAGTTGACACGTCTAGACTGCCATCGGCGACCCCGACACTAGGCACCTGCGCATGGACGAATGTTAGCACCGGCTTGGTGTATGTGGGCTCAACATATCTCGCCACAAGCACAGCAATTCAATTGTACGGACCAAATATAACGGGTGCTTGGAGTAACACCCTCCCTGCAGCTATAGGCACTTCCACGGCAGTAACAGTGGAAGTTATGGTCCCCATCGCGGAATGGGCTTCGTCGGGTACCGTAAATTTAGGCGCTGGTGCTCAACAAGAATATGTATCAAATTCAGATGTTACAGTAACCGGTGCAGCTACGATAGCCACTTCAGTATATGGGCCAAACGGCAGTATTATGCCGACTGGTGCGGCAACAACATTTTTTACTAAAGCTGTTAGGTTTCAATACCCTATACAGGCAGATGATGTTTTATTTTTAGAGGTGCAAAAAAGTAGCGGTGTTTGGCAACCTATTGAAACGGCCAACTTTGCTAATGGTTTGTTAACATTTGTAAACCAAAACGGTACATCATTTGGTGTTGGACTAGATGTAGCTTTTGTCAACAGTACAGACGTAACTGTAGCTTTTGGTCGATATGCCGCAGCTACTGGTGGATATGGTACTGCTGGTACTGATTGGAACAATGCAGGTATTCAAACCTACCGCTGGCGAGTACGCAAAGCTAAAGCATCCTCCCCAGTCGGCTTCGGTCTCGCGGGCACAGACGGTAGTAGCGGGCTGTATAAAGCTGGGCAAGCGCCAGGCTTGACGACTGGTGCAGCTATTAGCGCTGGGTATGTTGGGGAGAAGCTTACAGTTACTTTAAGTGACGTTGCAATAGCTTTAACCGCAACAACTTATAATGCGGGCTCTCTAACCTTAACCGCAGGTGTGTGGTTGGTGCGGG